AGAATTCATAGCCATCCACAAATATATCCTCAACAGCCGTATATTTATTTATTGACATTTTCAATCTCCATAATAGAATTCAAATTCATTCTTTCCAGAGAATAACATATGTTCTTCAATAAACTGAATCAATTCGTCTTTTGATGTTGGAACAACCATTCCGTTAAATTCTTCACATTCTTGAGGATTTCAAAAACAATAAGGATTGCCTAGATGTTTCCCATAATTGCGATCAAGTTCTAATTCGTTTGAATATGGAAGTCTAAGTTGAACAAAACGAATAAACCATTTCACCCAAAGTTCAGAATATTCAATCTGCGCAACTTTTTTATGAGATTGTTGGTTGTGATCAAATTGATATGCTGCATAAACCAGTTCTTATTAAGAGGGGCATGTGATAATTCGCTTTTCCATCAATCCACAATATTTCATTTTTCATTCTCACTTTGGAACAATTTTACATTGACATTCATAAATTCTGCCTGGACCCATTTCATAAACAGGTTTATATGGTTCAGGGCAAGATTTTTCTTCACATTTCCTGATGCTTTCTCTCATTTCTTGTTGACCACAATAATGAAGAAAGATAATAAAAGCAATAAAACCAACAAAAATAAAGAGAAAAGCATAAATATCTTTAGAATTCATGAAATCCTCCATTTGAGAATTGTTAAACCAGTCTTCAATCCAAGCCATCAAAGCATATTCATCTCTCCCATAAAGAAAACCTTGTCAAGCAGATGCAGCAACCCACTCTTTCTGGATTCCAATGAATTCTGCATAGATTTTGCCATCAATAGTTCCAATCCAAATAAGTCTATCTGGTTTGTTTGACCAAACGATATATTTTTTCATTTTATTCAATTATGAAATTATATATTGCCATTGCCCAGGCTTGCTGGCATAAAGTGGTTCATATTCATATTTATAACCCTTTTCTGTCAGAATTTCCTGACATTCCTTCGTGATGGAAAATTGTGGAATATCAATATTCTCAATCAAATTAATTGAGTAAACTCCCTTGCTTGTAGCTTCAGAAATCTTATCTGAAGAATGATTTTTAGACAAGCATCTGTCTTTTTCTGGATTGGTCAATGCAGATTGTTCTTTTGCTGTCTTTGCATCAATAAGATTCATTTTTATTCTCCTTGTTTATTTCTTTGGCATAACAAATTGACAAACACAATTTCCAGAATGATCAATTGTTGGAACATGTTGGGATTGGCATTGCTTTGTCTGCAAACATTGCTTTGTGTTATTCTCCAGGTTTCATAAGAATTCCACATCATTGCAGAACCAGCAGTCAGAAGAATCAAGGCAATGAAGATGAAATCAAACCAAAAAGGATATTTCACCTCAACAGGTTCATTTCCAAGAATCCGAAGAGGCTGTGTTTAATTTGCCATTTTTCTTTGACAGTTTCTTTAAACTTTCCAAGCTCAATCATTTTTAAGATCTCTCCTTATCCAATATAAGAATTCCCTTTTTTGTTATTACAATTTTCACACATTGGCTGCTTATTGGCCGTTGAACAGTTTGGACCACCTAGAGAACGAGGAACAGCGCGATCAATTGTCAATTGCTTGTTGTTGTTTGATAAAAAATATACAACTCCAAAAATCAGATTGCGACTTTTTGGATCTTTGTTCTTTGTCAAGAACATATTTCTTGCAATGCAACCACATTTTACGCAAGTGAAACCTTTATTGGCAAACAAAAAAGCACTGTTGGAGTTGTAATTTTGGTTTTGAAACCTTTATAATCAATAAAAATTTGCCCTTTCTTACCAGTTCTCTTTGAAGCTAGTGATGTTGTTTGACGAACAATCTCTAAGAATTCGCCTGAATCAAACGGCTGCTCGTCAGCAAAAATATATATGCAGATTTCTTGTAGCACATTTGTTTATTCCCTTAACACAGGTGATTCTGGTGAAATATTCTTCGTTTCCATCAACAGAAACAAGGACACCACCACCAGGCTCAAAACCTTTGATAATTCCGCTCTTTCCACAATGGGAGGAAATACCTCTCACAATCCGAATAGAATCATTGATCTTAAAAGACGAAAAGGTCTTAAGCTCCATAAGGGCGAACAAGTCCATTTGTTTCGACAATCTTATCATCCAGCTTCAATTTCAACTGATATCCCCACAGCAAATCTCCCTTTCTGGATATGATTGTTGCTGCTTTTCTCCAACCTGGAACATTGTTCCAATGTTCAAGTGTTAGTTTGATAGTCATTTTTATTAATCATCCCCACAATATCCGTCAATATCATATTATTCAAATTTGATTGATTCTGCGCTTTAATGTCTTTGGGTTAAACAAAGAAGTAATGATGATTGGCATTCGATCCATTCTCATTCCAAATATCACAATATCAAATGATTTTAAGTTCCACGTTTTAACAATATATTTTATTTCAATCATCTTATGCCTCATAGCAAATCTTGTGATAATCGCTGGCATAATTGACAATATCCACCATTTCAATGGACTGAGGCTTGATTTCAAGCAAATCATTCCCAGAAATGAAATTGCCAAAGTTATAAAGTTCCTCAAGAGTTTTCATTTCTTGAGCAGATTTGCCATCGGTTCAAGATCAAGGCGAACGTCAATCTTATTGGATTCAAAATCGTTCGAATTCATTCAATCCAACATAATGAAATCGGAGGAAGTATGGATGAATCTTTTGGTGTCATTCATTTCAATTCACCTCATATTGAGGTTGTTCTTGAACATTCTTTTGTTGGTTGCCAATTTGGCAATGTCATCAAAGGGTCAGGGATCGGTCCCCATCTTTCTTTTGATTTTCAATCTGAACATTGATTTTCAATTCAAAAGAAAAGAGAGCAAAAATGATTGTTCCAGCCAACATAAACATTGCCATAGATGCAACAAAAATGGCTGTTGGAAGATAAAGATTCAGGGCCACCATTAAGCTTATCTAGGATTTGACCAAATCCAATTAGAATTGTCATAATAACACAGCCAAATCCAATCAGATTTAAATTCTTTTCAAACCAGTCAAGAAGATTCTTCATTTAAATCAACCTCAATGATACCAGAAAACGGTTGAGTTTTTCCTGAGCAATCTTGAGCAGCTTTGCTTTCAGATTGTTGCGATGAATTGTTTCCATTTTCTGTGGAATCTTTGAAAGATTCGAGATAAATGGAAGATGAAACCTTGAAGGAAAACTTCTGACCTTCCCTCATTGAAAGCCCAAGAATTCCATTTGCTTTTCTGGAAGAAGCTTTGATTCTTGTTGTTTTAGACTTGACAGTTTTGTAAACTGGAACTTCCGTTGAAGTCTTTTGAGGTTTATTTGCTGGATTAAGACTGGAAGCCTTAAAGATTTGCATTTGCTTTAATCCTTCTGAGGATGATAGAAGAAGTTGCCCTTTTGAATCCACAATGTTATATCCCCAGCATCTTCCGAATTCTTTGAGGAATCAATCACCAGAACTGACTTCAAATGGAGCAACTGGTTTTGTGTTGTTGGTTGAAAACAAATTGTCAAAGAGCTTCGAACCTTCTGATTGAGTTTCAACTTCATCGTTTTCCTCATCAAATTCATCATCTTCATAATCATCCCAGCGAACATTCTTGCAAGCTTTTTCTCTGCTTGCTTCTTTTTGGCGATGATTGCCCTTGAGCGAAAAACGACCATCATAAAAGCCAGCATCTTTCAAATGTTCAACGACGATCATAACCCTTCTGCTCTTCCATTTTTTGGAATTCCTTCTCCTTAAAAAGTTATTGATTCTTTTCCAAACTGCATCCCAGAATGCTTCATTCAATTGCTTTGCTTGTTTCAATGCACCATAAACAGTTCAGATTTGCTTCCAAGCCTTGATAAAGCAGTTTGGTTGCAATTTCCTCCTCATTCTTTTTCAAACCTTTTGAACCCATCATCCTGTCAAATACAGACCTGCTGGAAAGTTTGGGATAAAACTTATCACCAAAATAAGCCTTTCCATTCTTCTCAACAAAATAGAATTCACCTTCTTGAAGGTCAATCAAATCATCTGCATCAACAGAATGAATTGCACAAATATGCGGCAAGAGATTGTTCTTCTCCAGATAATTCCACTATCACTGCTTTAGAGACTGTGATTGGCATTTTGTTTATCTCCAAAGATCAACCAAGAACATCCCAATTAATTCGATAGGAAAACCCATCCACGCTCATTTTTAAAACAATATATTCCAGATTCCTCAATTTAACAAGAACCTTTCCTATATCTCCGGAATAAAAAGATCAACATTGGGTTTTCCTTCAGAAGCAGCGTCTGAAATTGCATCATAACATTGATCAAAGAATTTTTGTTCCAGCTCATCAAGAGTAGATTCTTTCATAAACTGCCTCATTTCACGAGCATTGCGATAAATCTTGCTGGTCATGATATTTCTCCCAAATTATCAAAGAGTTGCTAAAAGCTTGATCATTCCCCAAGACTGTTCATCAATGGAGAAAAATGCTCTGGAAACACCAACAAACTTCAAGGCTTGAAAACACATAGGGCAAGGTTTGGACATTTTGAAATCTCCAAGATTTCCAACCCTTACAACATAAATATCTGCATTCCTTGTTTGAGATTTATCCAATCCAAGAATTGCAGACAATTCAGCATGAAGGGTTGCATTGCCTTCTTGTTCTTTGCGAAACCTTTGGGCAAAGGTACAATGAGAATTCCGATTGAAACCAATTGAAATAACATTGCCACCTTTGACCAGCACAGCACCATGACGATAATTCCCATAAGTGCTTTCATTCGCAGTCTTTGCAGCAAGAGCAAAGTACCCTTGCTTTTTCTTTGACATTCCTTCATAATTCGGCGGAATGATGAGATCCATTTAGGAATTCCTTTGTCTGCTTTGGGCAAATGGCAGGTTTCCTTGCCGCTCCACACAGTCTACCACACCATTGAATTGGTGTCAAATTCCTCAACAAAAAAAGATCACAACCACAGAATGATGGCAAAGGCACAGATAAGGTCTGTAAGATGATGAACCATTTGATCAAGTCCCAGACTCCACCAGAACCAAGTATTATGCTTGATCTGAGTTGGAGTTGCTGTGGCAAACTCCTTGGCAGACAAAGCTTTATATTTGCCCAATAGGTTTGGGCTGGCCTTCAAGCGATCCATGACAAAATGGACAATTGCGTTAAAGTCTGCCAAAGCAATGGCAAAGCAAACATTCTGCAAATTGGAATGACCAAGAGACAGAATTGTTGTTGCCCACCAAGCAATGAGGAATGTGAAAAAGCCATGCACTCCAACATGCTTCATCAATGCATTTGTCCACTCTCGCCAGTCTGGAGAGAATTTCTTTAGCATTGATGGTGTTTGCAGAGGATAATCTGCAACGAAATGCTTGAGAGCAAATGCCATTGTCAAAAAGAACTGAATAACAACAAGTTTCATTTTATTTATTTCCCCTCAAAGACAAATGATTCAATGCGAAAATCTGGAATTGACTCCATTCCAAAATAACCAAGAACTTGGTTTATGTTAATTGGTCGATAATCATGAACATCAACCCCAACATTAAGAGTTGGGAATAGAGCCTTTGTTTTTTCATTCCTCAGACCTTCTGAGGCTCCATAATCATCTGGAATTTCTGAATCTTTGTTCAATGAAATCCATAGGTTATGAATGTGTCCACAAAGAACACCATTCAGTTTCATATCCTTAAAATGTTCCCTTTGCTGGTGAGGAATATGAACCAACCCAAAGGAAATGGTTGATTGTTCTCCACCATCAAAGAAGCGATCATCTTCAAATCCTTTCATTGGATTCTTGAAATTCACCTCTTTTGCAACAACCGGAAATGTCAGAACAGCACTATCATAAACTTCCAGAAAACAATTGCGAGATTTCTTATGGTCATGATTTCCAGCAATCAGAATGATTCTTCCATTAAGCCTTGACAACAATGATGGAATCACATCCCTTTTGCCCATTGCAAAATCGCCCAGAATAAAAACCACATCATCTTTTTGAACTGTGTTGTTAAAGTTTTCAATAAGTTTTTCATTCATTTCCTCAACAGATTGAAAGGGTCTGTTGCAATACTTAATAATGTTAGAGTGCGAAAAATGACAATCGGAAGTCATGTATATCATTGACATTTATTTTTCCTCAAATTCTTTTGTTTTTGCTCTCACATCTTCAATTACCTTTGTGATAATATTCAAAGAAAAATGATGCTGAGTTTAACGCATTTGAAACTGCGTGTTTTGATTCTTGATGAAATTCTTCTGCAACTGGATATTCATCTCCAAAATAGTTGATATTATTCGTTGTTGGGTCTTTAAGAAAGACTCTTGCCATAAACCCAATTTCTTCTGGTCTTATATCTATTTCAAAAGGTTCATATGGATCAATGTGAGGCCAACATTCAATTTCAATTCGAATATCGTTGGTCAAATAGCAAACCCATGTGTCATATTCATCATTTTCGCAGTTCCACGGTTTCTCAAATTGAAGTCCAATGATTGTTCGAAATTCTCTATTTTTCACTTTGATTTCTTCCCCCTTAACACTTGGAAAGAAATTTGACTTAACATCAGACCCTTTAATTTGAAGAAGGATTTCACGTTGTTTCTTTGACTTTCCAGCAAACTTGTGAAGGTCTTTAACAGGAGAAAAATATGAATGATCCTCTTGTCCTTCACAAACAAGACACAGACCATATACCATATCATTTGGATCAACATCATTATGACAATTCTTGCAAATCATGAGCATTCTCCTTTGGTTAAAAATAAATTTAAGCATTGAAATGTGTTTCAGCATGGCAATTTGCACACAACATAACACATTTCTTCAATTCCTCAACAATATCCTTCCAACTCTTTGACACGGATTCAGAAAAATGGAAGTCCTTTTCTGTTGTGTTTAAGGTGATGAAATTGCAATGCTGCTGGACATTTATCATATCCACAAGATTGACACTTTCCACCCATATATGCAATTGCTCTTTGTTTCATCTTCCTTCTCTTTTCTTTTGAGAAGCAAGCTGTGCAGCAATCTTTCTTTCTTTTTCCATCTATAGTTATAGATGAATGATTTTTCACAGGTTTTACATATTCGATTTTCTTTCTTTATCCAAGCTATTCCACCTCTTTCTACATAGAAAATATATGTCTGGTGTTCATCTTTCCAGATCTTCTTGTCTTTCACCTTGAAAGAAAGAACCTTGAATCCATCCCATTCACCAATCTTGTCTGCTCCAGAAGAAAACCAAACATAAATGTGGCCCTCTGGAGAAAGCAAACGATAGATTGTTGTGATGCCATAAATTCCTTCTGTTTGATATTTTGACATAAGCTGGAACATATTTGTTCCCTTGTCTCCAATTTCCAAATCAGGGAATTCATTGACAATATCGAATCCCTCATCTTTCTTCTGCTGTTGCTGGTTCTTAAACCAAAGATTTACAGCAGATGCAACAAAACCAAAGTGCTTTGGCTTGACCATATCGCTTGCAAAAATGGTCTTGCAATTGTGAATATATTCATTGTTCTTGGAATCAAGACCTTTTACAAAGTCAATGATTTCTTGAATCTGATCGCTGTTGGAAATTGCAATTCCTCATAAAGCTTGTTCTTTTTGAAGGAATACAAATAATCATAAACAGCAGAGGAAGTTGATTGTTCTCTGAGACTTCCTGAATCCCCATTTCTTAATCATTGCGAATGAAACAGAAACAGCGGATTGCAGATTACAAAAGAAGAAGGACGGATCAGAGGGAATAAAATTCTCCCATTCCCCAAAGGATTGAATGAAATCACGTTTCCATTCCAGCAATTGCAAAAGAATCTCAGGATCAAATCCCTGTGAAATCCTTGACACAAGTGCTTCCAACTTGATAAAAGGTTTTGGATTCCTCAGCATAAAGCAGAGTGGTCTTATTCCCTTTGACGTTGAATCAGACAATGCTGACAGTTGGGTTCGCAGAAACGATAGAATTCAGGAATATCATGGTTGTCATTGAATTTATAAATCAAATTGCCTTCAACTGTGGCAACATGATCAATAATGGCAACAATATCCCAGCCAGGAATCTTCAATGTCTCAAAGACAATTGTGACTTTCACAACTTCTCGTTTCATTGAGAGTCCTGCCCATTCAATTTCTTTGAAATAAACAGGAGAAAAGGTCCAACCAATGAAAGAATGCAATTTATCTTTTGCCCTCTTTTCAAGCTTTTGAAGCATTTTCAGAACTTCTTCTTGTTGCTCAAGAGGAATTTCTGCCTCGATTTCCTCAATTTCTTTCTGGAATTCTTGGTTCATTTTGCCTTATTCCAACAGCCCATTGTCCCTGGGCTTATTCACATTATACCAGATCCCCAGCACCTTGTCAAGAAAAAGTGAAAGGAGGGGTCATAATAGCTGGGTTATTGCTGAGTTGTTTTAAATCCATGTTATATCTAAACGTCTCTCACAATCTTATTGAACACATAATTGACCAATTTATAAAACAGAAATCCAGGAACCAAAGCTGGTGCAACAATAGGCCAAAAAGTAATTGATATCATTGAAGCAATCGTATATTCCGAGGAAACCTCCAGCAACTTATAAAATCAGAAAAACTAGCACACTTTCTTTTCTTTATCCATTGCCATCTGAGATAAAAATCATTCAGAACATATCCTACAATAATTCCAAAAACATAAATGCATAGATAAAAAAACCCTTCCATTTAAACCTCTTAAAATTATTTGATTGTTACTGTTTGATTTTGCAGGCAGACAAACCCAGAATAGTTTGGAGTCTGCATTACTTTGGACCAAAAGCTTATAATCTGAATCAAAACTCTTGACCACTTTTAGGTCTGAATAAAAAAATACAGAATGGACATGCCAGCCAATGTAAGCAATGCACAAACAAACGAATAGAGCGGATACAAGAACGCCAACACCTTCAAGAAATCTTTCATCTCAACCTCCAAACTTGTTTCTGTTTTGTTTAACAATTCATACACTTGAGAAAGAAGAAGCTTTTCTGGATTTGGAACGAGAATACACTCTTCCAAAGAACCATAATATTCTTCCAGGCAATCAATCAAAAGTTGCTTTAGGACATCCTCTGTATCATGTCTTGTGTTTGGAAGAGTGCATTTCACATATGCTTCTTCAAGTTGTTTTTCTTTACTATAGAAAGCTTCTTTTACTTGTTCAAGAGTCCATTCACCTCTGCGAATGGATTTAAGTTGTTCTCTGTTCCTTTCAAGGTCAAGATCGTTCTCAATCAAGATCATTTCAGCTTCCCCAAGAAGTCTTAAAAGATGATACGCAAATTTTGTATCATATCCATAGGCTAGAAAATCTTTGCTCTCTTTTCGCTTTTGGCACAACGCCATTTTCTGACTTAACATCAATCTTTGACATTTGAGCATAAGCATATCCCTTAAATTTGAACCATGCTTCTTTTGTCAAGAACTTCTTTCGATTGTCTCGACCATATTGCCAATCTCTTGTGCAATGAAGAACACTCTGAGGAACAAAACAATGAATCAATCATGTTTGGATTGTTCTCGTAGCACATAGTCGGAAATACTTCACAATGTTATAGATTGCCAGATCATATTCTTTCCCATTGTCTTTATTGAGAATATGGTGGTTCTGGAATTGAGCGAACCTTTGGTTCTTGTTTTCCAAAGCCTTCAATCTCTCCAGACAAATGAGGAAAGATATATGACTTTGGAGGAATGCAAAATCCATATGCATCAATATCTGATGAATTGGATGAAACTCCATAAGCATCAGAACCCATGTGGACAAGATATTGTGTTCCCTCAATCACAAATTTAGGAGGGGAAATAAGCTGCTTTTTGTTCGAGTGTTTTTAGAATATTTGACATTTTTGATCCATTTTAAATATTTTTTGATTGCCCAATTAAGGTCTTTTGTCTTTTGCTGCTTTGTATGATAATCAAGATAGCTGATTTCTCTCAAATTCCAGTTTGAATGTTGTTTATTGGAAGAATCCCAAGTTTGAATGCTCACTCTTGTTGGATGAACATATAAAATAACTTTGATGAATTTCCTATATTTCTGAGGTTTGGACTTATCTCTAATGAACCAATATTCTGATCGTTTGGCTTCAGATTTCTTCATTTTTTGGCCTCAAATGAATCTCAGCAACAGTTGCTCTGACTTTCTTGGGAGAAGAATAAAATCTTTTCCAGTTTTCTCCAATTCTACCAAGGGGCCAATGTTCAAATGTTTCCCAGAGGTCTTTGTATCCATTGTAAGATAAGAGTCTAAGTTTTCCTTTATGTGAAACAATATAAGTTTCATTCCCATTTGGATTGCAAGAATCGTTATGGTATTTGGCCATTCCTCAATGGAAAATGGAACAATCTTCATTCTTAGATGACCCCAAGAAATCCAAGCTTCTCCCTTTTCCTTCATTTCTTTTATCTTATCACAAAGATATTGATTGTGGATGTTTTTCTTCATTTTATTGTTCTTCTGTTAGATCAAATTCTATAAAAGGTCCATATTTTTCTAAATAATATTCTTTTATATTCTCAATATCCTGTTCTGTTAAGTTTTCTCTAAAGTCAATGAGTTTATATTCTCCGAAGCTAAATGAGTATTCTCTCGAATCCTAGTTTCCAGCATCGTAATTTGTAGGTCTTGTTCATTTTATTTTGTCAATTTTTATAATAGTAAATTGTTGCAGAAAGAATTCCAACACCAATAATGATTGTCAAAATATCAACTTTATCAAGTTGAAATTGATTTTGGCGCTTTTGATAATGGATTTCTTCTTTATCAAATTTGTTGTACCAAGCGTTTTTCGTCTCCAATATCTTCTTTCTTTTTGGTTTCCGCAGAAGGAGCTTGAGAAGGATAAGAATAATAGAAAGAATCGCATCCATCTGGAGGACATTTTGTTCCCTCTTTTCCGGTATGCGGTTCATATTGCCTTTTGTCGACCAGTTGTTATCAAAATCTTTATCTGGTTTTGTTCTCCAATGCCCATCAACCTCTGTGCCATCTTTCCTTTTATATGAATCAACCCAAACTTCTCCATCATTATTTGATGATGATTTTTTTCCCTTTGCAAAAGCAGCATTTGGGATAAACATAAGAAAACACAGAAAGAATACCAAGAATTTCATTATTCTCACCAATTGATAATCAAAACAGAAAGCTGTTCATCCCACTGATCCAGATTCAAATTCTTTTCCCAATCATGAGGCCACCAATAATATTGAGAAAACCCCTTGATTTCTTCCAGGTTTCTGGATGAGTGAATCAAATGATATGGGAACCTCTTAAACCAATCTGATTGAAATGATGAAGGATGCTGCCCTTCTCCCATATCATGAAAATAACAATTCTTTTTCTTTGGAAGTTTGATCCATTCAAAGTTGTTAATATCCAATGTGAATTTTTTATATCCAGAAGTTTTGAAAATTGGCTTAAAGGCAACATCAACATCTTTATATTGATCAAGAAAACTCTCTGGAATTGCCCATTCATCATCCAGAATAATTCCATCAATGAATGGATTATATTCTGCCAGAAGAATTCCAAAGTTTTCACACACCTCAGAAATATTCAACTTATATTCATGTTCTTCATCATCAAAGAGATAACCATTTTCATCAAGGAATTGATAGAATTGTGGATCATTCTCTTTAAGATGTTGAAGAAGGCTCACATTTGGTTCTGAATATTTATATTGCCTTTCTTTGGATGCTTTGTAGTGGTGTGTATATTGAGACATTTTTCAATCACCACCGATTCTGATTCTTAAAAATAACAACCGCAATGGCAACACCAACAATGAACAAAACGACAATAATAATTGCTCCACCAATTCCCAATCCTGTTCCTGGATCTGCTTTATATCCTTGAACAACTGTTGCGTCAGAATAGATGTTAACAGGTTGACGTTCATAAGGAATATCTTCAACATATTCATGATGCTCCACATAAACAGGAGAAGAATGATAATAATGATGAGGTTCAGTTGCCCTTGCCAAAGCATATCCAAACAGCATATGACCAACTCCAGATGAACTGGAATTGTTGCTTTGATAATATGTCTTATTCACCACAGTTGGTTTTGAATAAGAATATGAATAGCTCCTTGATGGAGTTGAATAGCTTGGTTTTGAATAACTTGGTGCTGAATAAGATGGCCTTGAATATGAGGGAGCAGAATAACTCCTTGAAACACTTGGAGTTGAAACGCTTCTTGAAGAAGAAAAACCACCACCAAATGATCCACCACTTCTTGCAAAGGAAATGGCTGGAATTAGACAAAGAACAAGAGCAATCAGAATTTTTTTCATTTTATTTATTCCTCAAATACCAATTCATTGAGAGTCAACTCAACAACACAACCATTTTCATAAGCAACGATTGCTTCTGATTTTTCAGATTCAGTGCCACCTGTTTTAACAAAATTCTTCACCTTTATTTCCTGTTGAACAAGAAAAGGTTTCAAACAGTTCATCAAACTTCTTTTCAGCCTTTTCCTTATTCAGAAAGCATAGTGCTGATGCTTTTGGCATTTCCTGCTCACAGGTGGGTTTTTCCAAAATATACATCAAAATGAAAATTTGATACCCAATTTTCTGCATTTTGCTTGTCATTTTTTTATTCCTCAATAACCTGACATTCAAGCCAGTCGATTTCAACAATTGATTCGCTATCGCTAAAGCCAAGAGCACAACAATCTTCATTTTTTACATTGAGAATAACATTGTCTTTGTTAACTGTCAAATAGGCAGCATATGTTTTTTCATATTCCTCAATTGCCTTTTCTTTTGAAAGAAAGACCTTCTTATAGGTGTGAAGAATTTCAACTTTAATTGAAGAATAGATCAGGACTGTCACAACATAAACTTTCATTTTTATTCTCCTTCTTCATCATCTTCAAGTTCTTCATCATCTTCAAGTTCTTCATCATCTTTCTTGAAGATGCTCCAAACCTCAGAAATAATAACATAAGGAAAAAACATAGGGCCAACAAGAGAAGCAATAGCACCACCAAGCATATAAATTCCCAAATAGTGCCCTTCAATTAATCCACAATCTGCATCGTAGCTGAACCAGCAGAAATAAAACAAGAAATTGATCAAAATGTTTGAGGCATAGATTGAAATTCCTGTGAATCCTGGAATAAAGAACAGGGAAACTGAGATGGAAAAAAGCCAGCGCAATGCCAGCGGCTCGTTTTAAGGCATAAACTCTTTGTTCTTTTTCGCTCCAAGATAAAAAAATGTTCTTGCGCCTTTCTTCTTCTCGGTCAATATCAAACATTTTATTTCTCCCTTCTCAAACAATCAATATTGCATTGAATGGCCCAAATTTGACCCACAAGCAACGAAAGTAAATCAATGGCACATTGGCCTATCTTCACTTCTTGCGAAGTTTGGGAAGATGATATTTCTTGATGAAGTGAATGACAAACTTGCCAACATCTTGGTTCTTCACATAGGAAGATTCAACACAGAAACCGTCAAAGACAACATCAACTTCTTTGCCAGTCTTTGACCAAGAGAAAACCAATCTTCCATCACCAGAAGAGTGATCTTTCCAGCCAATTGCAGGGTGAATATAAATCTTCATCTTGAACTCCTTTGAAATCAGCAACAAATAACCTTGGTGTTCCAGTCAGAACGAACACAATCCTTATATCCTCTTGGATTTGCCATCACAACAGTTTCACCAAGCATTTCAACAACCCTGGAATGGGTATGACCATGAAGCCAATATTTGGGCTGAACTTCACAAATCAATTTCTCCATTGAGCAGACATAGAAACAATTGTTTGGATCTCCCTCATATGGGAATTGACAGAAAGGTATGTAGGAAGATGATGAGAAATAACAACATCATTCTTTTGAACGGTTTGCTCAAAGAATTCCTTGTTCTTCTTGTTCTCTTCTCCAATCCATTTCTTAAAACCTTGGATTGTTCTGAAATCACTCAGATTATCTTTCAATAAATGAGCCTTATAATCCATCTCAAACCAAAGAGTTGACCCAACAAACCTTTGCCCATCAATTTCAACGGTTGAACGATGAAGCCAATGGAAATTTGCAAATCGACGAGAAACCTTGACAAGATTGTTATGAACATTTCCTCGATTGGAAAGGGTAATACTCATGATTTCCACAAACAAAGATAACATGGCGATACTTCTGACACATAAATGTCAAAGTTTCAACCATGTTAATCGATGTGCAGAAATCACCAGCAATAACCATAATGTCAGGATCAGAAGGCAATGCTTCAAGAATTGGAATCAGGTTTTACCTGGATAGAATTCAAGATGCATATCACTGATAAGTTGAAATTGAAGCATTTTTTCCTCAAATGTCTTCAGGGCTAATCTTCTTCAATTCAGAAACATCAAAAGGCACAAGCCCATCAATAGACTGAATTGTCTTGGCTTTTGTCGGAATTCTGACCCTAATGTCATTATCCAAAGGGCCAAACCCCTGGACAAATCCCCAACAATTGTGATAAGCATGACCACCAATTTTTTTATTATTGGAGATCAAAACTCGATCACCCCATTTGAAAGAATGGCTTTGTTTCATGATATGGATCAATCCTGGCTATTGTTGAACTTGAAACGACGAAGTTTGTCAGAATAGGATTCATCCTTCATGGGATCAATCCACATGAATTCATGATATTCACGATCCATGACAAGAATTTCAACATCCTTATCAAATTCAATGATTGCATTGCCGTTGACATAATCCTCAGCAATGAGCTTGCAGGAAACAACAACATCAATCAAAGGGCAGAAATCAACCCAATGAATTGTTCCATCAGGAAATACAGTTGCGCCCTTTTCTTCTTTCAACCAATTGATAAACTTTCGACGATCCTTAATGCGATCAGGAAAATTCAAATCAATCTTCTTTGTTGCATCCATTTTGAGCCTCTTTAAGCGAAGATCCGTAAAGGTGTGGCACCCTGGCCACCTTGCACAGTCTAGCAGATCCTGGCAGGGTTGTCAAATAGAAAGTGAAGAGGCTGTGCCTATTTAGCCCTCATTTGCGTCATAGTTCACAATGGCATACAATTCTGCAAGAGTATATTCTTCTTTATCGGAAATTTGGTCCATCATATGCTCTTTTCCCTTTACCTTAAGGAAATTGATACAATCCTCTTTGTTGAGAGAGTTAATTTCAACAAGAGAATTCAATCTTCCAGGACGAAGAAATGCAGGATCAATATCATCTGTGGTTGCATTAGTTGTTGCGATGATGCGAATATCCAATGAAGCTCCAACAATGCCATCACCAATGTTTAACAAGTGAGAAATCTTTGAAGCGTTCTCTTTGTTGCGAATTGACAGATAAGCATCAGCATCTTCCAGAATAAGAACATATGGATGGTTTTCATCTTTATATTCTTGAAATGTTCCCCAAACATTGGGGGACATCATTTTCTCAACCATTTCAACTGGAATATAGACAAACTTACCCATACATTCAGAAATCAATGATTTTACAAGCGAAGTTTTTCCCGATCCAGGAATTCCATTCAGAATGATCATTCTTCCTCTTGGATCTTTTTCTGAAGATGAAGTTTTGCAACTTCAATTTCTTTATTGACCTTCTTGGAATAATTCTCTGGAAGAAACTTATGATCAAATTTTCCAAGTTCTTCCAGATAGAAAGAACCAGAATTTGATTCACTCAATGCGAACACAGTTTTCTTTGGCTTCTTCTTTCTCTCATGATCCTGAAAGATTTTATATTCTTCATCCTTTGGTAAAGATGAAATAATGTCATCATATTTGTCATCAAAACAAACAACACAGCAACTTAGATAAATGTATTCAAAAAGAATTCTTCATCCTCATTAATACAATAAAAACATGATTGAACTCGAAATACGATATTCATATCATGTGAATAATAAACCTTCCATTCCTCAAAGTCTTTTCTTCCATGATTTCCAAGAGAAGAAATAAAAACTTGTTTATTTGAAACTTCAGAAGAATCATCATATAATTCATTGATTTCAATATTAGGAAACTTATTTCTGATGTTGTTAATAACAAGATCAATTGCAGATTCCACATATTCTTCATGAACGCCAGCAAACCATTTATAAAAATCTGGATTTACTGTTGTTGAAGATGCACTTTTGGTATATTGAATGTCTTCAACACATTCATGCTTCAAACCTTCAATAAGCTTTTTCTTAAATTCAATTGTTCTAACAGGCACCTTTGAGAAAAAGATTCTTTCATAAAAGAGTGAAGATTTGTATAGTTTGGAGACATTGAATATAGATCATAAATGAATCCATTTTCATGCCAAGCTGAATCATTCTTCTTTTTGCTGGAAGACCAAAAGACATTTTGCAAACCTTTTTGTTAAATTAAATTGTATCTGGAGAATATGACCATTTTACATTGATATTTGAATTTACAGATTTTGCAAGAGCCTCGACAACATTCATAAAATCTTCAAGCTTGGATTGTTGCTCTAGCTCTCCATTCATATTATAATAACAGAAATATCCAACATCTTGGAAAACATCTGTTTTATTAATGATAAGATCTGTGATTCCATTTGCTGCAATTGCATAATAAAGTCTTGAAAGATTCAGCCAATTGCATTGTCTCTTTCTCCCTGTTGTTGCCCCAAACTCCTTGCCAATTTCTTGAAGTTTTTCCAAGCCATAATTATTGTCTGGCTGGAATTTCTTTGCTCCAACATATGTTTCATATGGTTTGATAACACCATAGACCTTTCTGATCTTTTGTGGTGGAATTCCGTTCAAAACGGTTGCTCCTACTCCACAATGACTTGACGTGACATAAGGATAATCACCCCAATCAATATCAAGATAAAAACCTTGAGCACCTTCAACAAGAATTTTAGATTCAATTAAATTAAGACTTGGAATACAATGGATATCTCTGATTATACTTTGTTTTTCAAAGTCTGGAATTTTAAGATCTCCTGAGATTTTTATATTCAAATCAAACAATTTAATATAAACTCCATCTGTCTCTTTAAGATATTCTCCCAATGTTTTTCCAACTCTTGAATACTTATCTCGATAGCAAGGCCCAACACCAGATTTGGTTGTTCCAATCTTTTCATCTTTAGAGTCTTCCGCAATGTGTTCATCTGTTATCAAATGAACATTTGATGCAACATAAATTTCCTTATTAAACCCTTGTTCTCTTAAATCCTTAACTTCTTTGATAAATTTGTCAAGATTGAGAACACATCCAGGACCAATATAACACTCAATACCATGGAAGATTCCACAAGGAACCATGTGAGTCACGAATTTTTTACCATTATGAAAAATGGTATGTCCTGCATTCTGAGAACCATTGACTCTCATGCATAAATTATAATCTCCAGTCTTTGCAAGATTATATGATATCTTTCCCTTTCCTGAATCTCCATATTGGAGATCCACAATAACATCCACATATTTTAGCATTTATTTCATAAGCTCCAAACATTTAACAATGCACTTAACAGTTGTATGAATATCTTCTTTACAATCATGCGCTTGAAAATCAATACCAAAGAATTTGGCCATTGTTCCAAGCTGATAATTCTTGAGATTCCGAATCTTTCCAAGAGAATTTAATGATAGAGATAACGAATATAAATCAACGCCACCTCTTGTCATATATTTTTCAAATGCTTTCTCTGCAAACAACCCAGCAAATGGTCGATCAAATTGAATATTTTGACCAGCAGCAAACAAACGTTTTGGGAATGGAGAACCATTTTCACAATAATATGAGAAAAACTTTAGCAATTCCTCTCCACATTCCGAATATGTCTTTGCCTCTTTATCATGCTCTGCAATATTGATTTGATTGGTTTGCAATGCCTTTGCTGTGATGCAATAATCACCATCATCTGGTTTTAGCTTAAAACCAATTTCATCAATAATTTGCCAATCTTTGGTTAAGAGAATTCCGTGGAAGGTTAAGATTGAATGTTTTGTTGAATCCAAACCACCTGTTTCTGTATCATATGCAAAGAAAATGAGGTTTTAACTTTTCTTCTTGCTTCTCTTCTTTGTCAAGAAATTCTTGACATTTTTCTTGAGTTTTTGCAGCATTTTGCTCAGCATTTGCTGTTGGCTCATAAACCACATCTTTTTGCTCATATAAATCCTTGACCTTTTTGACCTTGTATTTATTGCGAATTGCTTCTTGAATTGGATCAATTTGAACATCTGTCCAGACTTCAAGATTCTGCTTATGAACATTGCGGAATGTTTCCCATTTGATTGGATCTGATTCCTTGATGCTCTTTTTGTGAGCCTTTTACTTCATAATATTTTCCATCAATGGTAAAATCTGGAATATAATCAAATTGGCGATTGTTATAAAAATAGGGAAATGCTTCCTTGTTTCTCTTAACCTTTTTCCGAGATCCATCATGTGAATAACAAATGATAATTCAACCTGAGATTGACAATAAATTCCTTATACCAGCCATCATATGGCTTATATTTGGGATCATAAAAATTTCGATCTGATGCCATGCTTGCCTTTTATCCATCTTTTGATGGCGTTGGAAAGGATTGTTAAACCTTTTTTATTTATTAAAATTCATATGGAATAAGCTGGAATGTTCCTTGTCGAATTTCCTGTTTTTGAACAAGTCCATAGAAGAACTTAAGAATATCTCTTGCTTCCTCATCAGAAACAGATGTTGGAACAATCTTTCCTGTTAAAGAATCAATCGTTCCAATGTCAATTCCGATGGTTAAATCTTCTTGCAAATCACAAGAAGAAACTGTGTCATATTTCTCATTCAGAAAACCCAGAACCTTGTTTAGAGGAACAGACTTATGAATGATAACTTGAAGCCCTTGATTGTTATCCAATTTTCACCTCATTCACCAAATCAACCAATTGCTTGGTTTTGGCATCTTTATCAAAGAAATAACCCATCAATTCAAACACTTGATCATTGAATCCAGACACATGCAGAATCTTCTTATCATCTTTTGGAAGCTGAAGAGTCAAACCTGGTTGAATATCAATGCTCAAAAGCTTTGCATTCTTGCACTTTAGGAATTGATCATATGCACTGCTAGTGCGAGAATATGAATATGTAGAGGTAATTTGCTCATTTGCTTCACTGTCAGAAATGAAGATAATGTTATCTGCATCTGGCATATTGTCGGCAACCCAACTCATTCCCAATGCGCAATTTGTGCTACCACCGTTAAATGAGGCAATTTCCTTTGCATTTTCCAGAACAGAATTGCTGCTCTTTGGATTCATTGGATGAAGTCGATTATCAAAACAGACAAGTTTTGCTTCTGGATTCTTCTTCAGAATGCAAGATGCAATCAAACCTGCAACATCCACATAACGGATTTTTGATGCATTGCTGCCATATCCACCATTTACAGATCCACTCATTGAACCAGATACATCAACCACAATTGCTGTCTTGCCAATCAATGTTGGAACATTGTCCAAAGACAATTGAAGAGCATCCTGCAATGCTTGTTTAATATCTCCAGGAACATCATCATCCAAATTCAGCAATGCTGCCATAATTTGATATGGGAATACTTTGACTTGGCAATTTCCTTTTCATCTGCAATACGTTCTGCAACATATTTGCGGATATTCTTGTTATCAAAAACACCAGTCTTTGTCAATGCATTGAGATTAATGCGAAGAGCATGATGGCCCATGTTTTTAACAATATCTTCCCAATTCTGCTTGGTCAATTTGAGATGAGTCAATTGACGAAATTCCACATTGGGAACAGGAGCAATTGCTGGATCCTTGCAGAATTCCAGATATTCCTGAAGATTCTTTGGCAACTTCTCAACATCATAGGGCTTATCAAAGAAATATTTGAAAAGCTCTTGCTTCTCTGGAGTATTTGGTTTGATGTGTGCCCAATGGATCAATTGCTTCATTGAGGGATCATTGCCAACAGAATTCTTGAAAATTTGCTCTGCTGACATATGATCAAAGAAGTTCTTCAATAGACGCTTGACTTGACCTGATGCCATCTTGTTTTTGTTGACAGCGCCAGACATGCGAATCTTTGAAAATCCTCGCAACATTCGAACATTATCAACAACCTTGTCAAAGGTTTTGCTGACAAGAGTTTTATCTTCCAGAGTTGAAAGGTAATTCAGCAGGAATGCTGGAGTGTCTTTCATAAACCCAGATTGCCTTGCATAAACAGCAAGTTTTGCCACAAACTCTGGACTCACCTTTGGAAGCAATTCGTTAAAATTGTCCATCATTTGCTGACCAGAGACATAATATGTGCCATTGAATGTTCCAATGACAGCAAGCCTTGCCAATGTATCAAGCATCTTCCAATAGATATGCAGCCATTCCTGCTTCATTGACAGCATTGGTTGCCTTCACTTGTCCTTTCTTTCCCTTATTATAATCAACACCAAATAGATTGTTATTCATTTTCTTTCCTTTCAATATTGGCAACATGCCACTGGTTCATCCATAAAACAATGGATTTCTTCGTTTTCTTCCAAACATCTGCAATCATCATTGCAGACAAATAGCTCTTTTCATTTCGCAGATATATTCTTGATTCCAAGGACTGCATTGCTCATTTGTTTCAAATGCTTTGCAGTTTGATTGAGCAGGTTTAAGATAAACCAGATAATAAGTTCAAGCATCTGGCTTATCTCTAATCTCCATCAATAGCTTTCCAAGCCAATTCTTTCCAACAGAATTGCAAACTCCCCAGAATTGATCTCCCCAAGAATTTCCCTCAATCAAAATTGAATCTCCTGTGTCTTTCAGCAGTTGCATCAATTCTGGATTTTGCCCAAACTTTGCAACAAGACATTCTCTCATAATATCAACCCTGATTGAATCCCAATTCTTTTTGAAAGATTTGACCTTCTTGCCTTTTGCTTGGCGTTGAATGGGGTTGGTGCCTTTTGAATTGCTTCTTGCTCTTTTTCATCTTCTGATTTCTGAGCTTGAAATGCATGTTCAACAGTTGGGAATTTCTTTCCAAATACAAAGATTGGAGAGGGAAAGAAATTTGAAAAAGAAAAGCATTGCCTTCTGTGAATGAATTGATAATATTTTTCTGATTCATTTTATTCCCAATCAAATTTTATTGGTTCAGATTCAATAATAGGGCATAACCACAATGCTTCAATAATATCAACAACATCAAATTTCCCTTCAAGTTCTTCTTTCATTTGAAGAGCAATGTCCGGGTCTGTTGTTGAATAAAATACAGTTTGATTGTAATTGACTGCTCTGATCACATAACCTTTGTGTTCTTTAAATTTCTTTTTCATTCGTCAATGACTCTCAAAGAAATCTGGTGTTTCTTGGAGGAATTCTTCTGATTCAATTGGATCAATATGCATCACATTTCTGATCTTAACATTATAACCTTTTTGTTTTAAGGTGCTCTCTAGGTCAAGAACAACATTAAAATCAAATGTAGAATATGAAGGTTCTCCCTCAACTTCAATAACATAGATTGTTTTTGTTTTGAACTCTTTCATATTATGATCTCCCTTCAATTCATCTTGCCTTTATGATTCATTCCAAGACCTGCTTCATAGATTTTTTTGAAAGAAGCCTTGGGAGTTGTTGAAAGATGAGTTCCAAGTTGACAGGATTTTCCCTTATTCATTCCGCTGTTGTTATGCCAATAAGAAGCAAAATTATCACGATCTTGATTGTTTCCAAATGAAAGAATTGTCACACCTGATGCTTTTGCATCAGCAGATTGGGCTGCCAAGATAGGGAATATGGGTTTCTTCGGCACAATCAGAACATTCATTAATCTTTCCCCTGCTTTCTTTTTTTCAAGGAGAATTGATATCAAATTCAAGTTTCACAGTGAACACAAATCATTATGCCTCGCTGGCTCTGTTATTCCCAGGTTGTCATATATTATACCACTTATTTGAGATAAGTGCAAGATAAAATTTGATCCTCATTCCATAACTATCAAAATATCTCTTGGCATCATAATAATCCATCAATGCAGTTATTGGAATCTCATGTCTGGTATAAGCTTCAAGGACATATGAAAAGTGATATGGCTGGGTCATTTTATGAATCCAATAGTTTCTCGTAAAGAGATTCAACTGTTTGATAAAAATATGAATTTTCCATAGGAACCAATTTTATTGGAACATTCTTTTGCATTTCCAGCCCTTGCTCATATATTCTTTTTGCATCATCCATCAAACCGTAGCCATAGAGAGCATAAGTCAATAACCACCTAAAATTTATATATTCTATATATTTGTTGGTTAAATGTTGCAAGTATGGAATTGGGTGGTGTTTAAGTGGTGGAACAGATTTTTGACAATAATAAGAAAATAAAGTTTCTGCTGAACGAAAATCAGATTTAATTTTTCCAGGTGAAATTATCATCAGAAACAAGACAATAACTCTCAAAAGCTGTTTGGTATTGATTTCTAAATTTGTATTCATCACCAAGATAATAACAAATAACATCTAAATCATCTTGAGATAGATTTGGTTGCTCTTTCCATTTAGCAAAATGTTTAAATTTCTATCATTCGCAATTCCTCTTGCACCTTCTGATAGATGGATCACATCCACATATGGACAATTCCATTCTATCTGTTCACCATCTCTTGTCAGATATTCATGAACTGGTCTTTTCCAAAACCATCCATCATCTTTGTGAACAATTCTCTCTCTTGAGAAACTTTGAACACATTTTCCTTTATCAAAGGAATATTGATAGTTTAATCTTACATTAAATCCAGGACCATGTTCTTTTCTTTTTCTTCAGCTTCAGAAATAACATTCTTTAGTATTTCCCAATCTGATAAATCATCATCAGAATCAAGCCACATTATCCAATCATTGTTCGCATATTGGAAAGATAATTTTCTTGCCTCTGAAAAAGAATCAATGAATCCAGTTTCAGGATTTAGCAAATGATTTGCACCAACAACAAAAGCTCCAGAATCCAATGCAACATCAACACTTCCATCTTTGGAACCTGTATCAACCACAATAACTTCTGAGATATATTGTTTTGCCTTTGAAACAAGTCTTTTAATATTTTCTTCATCATCTTTTACGATGATACATAGAGATAAATTCTCAATCATTTTGGCAATAAATCCTCAAGAATAACATAAAATAGAAATCCCAATACAAAACAAAGAACAGCTCTTCCACCATGATCAGCTTGGGATGTTATCATTGCTGCAAAACATCCTGATAAAATTATGTTTTTTAATCGACTCATAATGGCCACTTTCCAGCATCTTTTAGCAATTTAATTGCAGCATCAATTTCTTTTGCTTATCTTTTTCAAGTTCTTTGTTTCTCCATATTCTCCATTCAGCAAAAATTTGTTCTGCTTGTTTTTCTTCTTCATCTTCAACTTTTATGCATTCTTGCCAATATTCTAATTCTTTTTCATAATTAGGATTTTTAGTTTTGACAGATTTCTTTAGAATGAATTTATAGTTATCAGTATATGCCCCATTACCACGATAGTCAAGATATTCAACACTAGATTCGATATGTACAGACGGAACAAGATGTATCCTTTAATTCTTGGAGTTTTTCAATTAGATTGTCTATATCTTCTTCATTATAGTAAGTGCTATCATCTATACACAATAATTCTTCACTTTCTTCTGTTTCAGTGAATTCAACTGGATGTTTTGGCATAGCACTATAATTGTTATAATACTTTCCCTGAACATATGGATGACCCGCCTTAATCCACTTTGCCCTTGCTTCTGGACTCAGATATTTTTTAACATCAATCATTTTTATTATTAATCCCAAACAGTTTTAAAATTGAGAATAAGAATTCTCGTCTGGTCAACTTTTTCATTTTTCGCTATAAAGAATGTCAAGATTTTGTTTCATTTGTTTGATAATTTTCAATCTTTCTTCAATAATTTTGGTTGCACTAACATATCCATATATCAAAGGAAGTCTTTCTTCATAATAACATTGCAGATCATCCAACATATCATAAACGATATCAAATGAGCCAGTTGTTAAATCCAGTCCTTCTCCATTCTTATTTTGAATAAGAAGAATTGACTGATCAGCTTCAACCCCTTCGACTTTAAAAGAAAATTTCCTATGACAATGATCCCCCAAGAAGCTTGGGTTGACCCATCAATTGCTTATATTGATAAATCAATTCAGAAACAAGATCAACAGGAATTGTCATACTTCCAAAGACAGGATCTGGACAGAGATCAAAGATCAGCTTTCCATCTTGAGTGATCCAAATATATTCATTCTTCTTGCAATCTTCACTGAATTTGATTGCGCAGAGAACAAACTCTGCATTCTTATTCAGAGTAATTGTCCAATCTTTGTATGGAATTGGAATAGGTTTGTTTAGAATGTCAGGATGCATATTAACTCCTTCAATCAACAAAGACAAAATCATGAAAATTACCAATTGTCATTCTTGCAAAGCCACCATAAGTTTTATAGAATGCAGAGAATGCTTTTTGTTATAATCAGCAAATGGTGAAATGCTTGGTTCACAAAGCTGGTTTTTTGTCAGCCATTTGCACTTAACATTCCTTCAAGTGGAGGATTATCCTCTGCTGTTTTCAGAAATGCTGAAACCTCTTGAGAATCATGCTGATAGGATGAGATATAAAGATCATAGCAAGTTATATGATAACCTTCAACATCTGTTTCCTCGTAAATGAAAGATGGAAGCATTGTATCAAGAATAGATTAAGCCAACTTCTTCTTTAATCTCCCGAATAAGAGCTTCAACATTATCCTCGCTCTTCCTCAACCTTTCCACCAGGAAGCCCAAAATGATTTGGATTATTCTTCCTTGAAACAGAAAGGAAAGAGATTTGATTATCTGGATGTTGAATCAATGCAACAACAGCTTGCTTTTTATTCATAAATTACCTTCTTAATTTTCTGAATTGTTTCTTCAGATTGACCTGGAATGTGCAGAAACCCAATTCCACCATCCTCAATCCAGCCCTTGATTGTTTCCTCTTGTCATCAATCAAGACATTTGGAATACCATCAACGACAGCATATTTCCTCTTTTGTTTCGCAAGGACATAGAATGAGAGGATTTTGGATCTGGCTTCAACCATTTTTCTGCCCAATCTCTCTTTCCCATTCCACAATTCATGAAAGGGGAATAATCATCCTGCAATCCAGCAGTCAGAGAAGATAGACCTCTTTATTGAAGGATTGCAGAAATGGCCATAGAAGGCTCAATTCCATCTCTCAATGGAAGACATTCCCACAGAGAAGAAATGACCGGCAAGATAACCAAGATAATGATACGAGAAATCCTTTTTACAAAAGCTTCATCTGCTTTAATTTCTGGAACAGAATCAAATGCTGCATTTGCCCTCTTCTTAATCCTTTTTTGATAACTCTCAGAATTAGCTTTTTATTCAAGGCTGCTGGAATATATGGAAGGTTGTTATCCAGATGATATGCCATCATGAGATCAGCAATTGCATTATTGAGAACTCTGAGCATTTCAGCTTCCCTCAAAGTCAACAAGAACGCCAATCCATATCACAGAAGATTTTACCAAATTTTGTTTCATTCTTTAAATTCCAAATTGAATTCCCATACTTTCATGATAAAAAGTTGGACCATTTTGTCGAATGGAATATTGAACCCATCCATCTGTAACAGAATAAACATAAGCAGGAACTCACTGCCATTATTTTTTGAATAATATGGAACTCCAATATGAGGCTCTTTTTGAATATCTTTCCAAACATGAAAGAGAAAGCAAAAAACAATAATTGCAACACAGATAAACAGAAGAGCGTAAATCATTTCTCACTTCACCATGATATATTTGTCATAACCATTTTCATTCAGCCAAGCCATAACCTTATCTTGTTCGTCTTGAGGAATCAAGAGAAAATAGCCATCAAGTTCTTGCTTGGTATAACGGAACTTTTGGTCCCTTATGTTGGGAGCCATTATAATAATGAAGGATCTGAGCCAGACAAGTTTCTGCTGTATAATTTGGACCTTTTTCTTTCAAAGCCTTTTGCCCTTCCAGAAATTCCCTCACTTCATCTTTACACATCAATTCCAAGCTCATTGAGCAATGAGGATGCATTTGGATAATGTGAAAGAAAAAACATACCCTTTGTGAAAGGAGAAATAAATTGAAAATCGTTCTCATTGAGATCATTACTCATTTTTATGTTCTCCAGATTAATTCTTGCCAAAAAGTGATATAAGAGTTTTTTTGTTTCCAGCATAACCGGAAGATCATTGATTAAATGTAATCCTATATCTAGAACAAGAGATTGTCTCTGCCCTTGTGCTTATATTGTACCACATATTTGCATATGTGGCAAATAAACAAACATTTCAATTCTGCCAAAGAGTTTAGATAGATGCTAGCCGTCATTAAAGTGTATGATAGCTTGATCCGTCAAGGTGATCATAATAGAACAGAATTGTTGGGGTTTTGGTGATTCCCGCCCAGATTTGCACTGAGGCCTGACAGATTGAAAGTCTGCCGTTCTAACCGCTAAACTACAGGAACATTTTTTCATCACCAAAAAGTTGAAATAGACAGTATGGTTGCAATTTAAAAGATTGATGTAATCCATTTCGGAGAATGATGAAAGTTTGATGTTTGGGTGAAAAACCCAATAAAGTCAAGGAAATTGGGACTTGAACCCAAAACGTCTGTTCCCAAAACAGAAAATGTGGCCCTAACACTTTTCCCTGATGAAACCCTTGCCAAAAAGTCGAAATGAGTACGTTAAAGCCAAATGTAAACCCAAATCTAGAACAAGGATATATAAATAGTTTCCATAATTAGAAATAGAAAGTTTCAGCTACTCCAATTCAATCGCACACACAATAAAATCTTCTGGATTTAATGCATCTCTGGATCTTCTCTAATAAATTTCTTGGTAATTTCACATTCAAGTTCAGCATATGATTCAATTTGATGAAAGAATGAATGTTCTTGTTCAAATTCAGAGCAAAAATTCTTTGGATCGTTTTTATATTCCATATTTTTCTGTTTACATGTAATACGATATACATCCCACTTTTGGACTATCTACATCCAATAGAAACAAACCAGTTGGCTGATGTTTGATTGCATAAGCAGTTTTCATATTTACACCTCTTCCCAAACACCATCAACTTCTTGAACAGGAATGACTTTCAGTTGTTCATCTGTGTCTTTCAGATTAAACATATCCTTAAATAACTTGAACATATCCATTCCAAGATCAAGTTGTTTTTGAAGAAAGTCAGGGTTGCAATGCAAAAGAACCAATTCTGAATTTAGACTATCTTCCCATTGATTCGAGAACGCTCTTTCTGGATTTTTAACAACATCTGCCATATACTTTCCAGTTTTCAAGTTCTTGATTACATATGATGTTTGTTGAACATTTTTCTTTGTTTCTTCCTTCTTTGAAGGTTCAGAACATTCTCTTTGAGAATAACCTCAATTTCAACAATGTCATAACCATGATCAAAATCTTTAGGTGCTGATCCAAGAATCAGAGCTGCCAGAGAGTTTGCATGATCAATTTTTAATTGTGCCTCTTCTTTTGTCTCAAAAGATAAGAACCCACTTAGGGTCTAATTTATTCCAAATATCAGCACAATAGCGAGGATCTGTCAAAAATAGACCAGTTTCTTTACTTTTAATTGCAAATGCCATTTTTATTTTTTCCTTTTATAGTATTAAATGTTAATAGATTTTTCTGCCAAAAAAGTGCAAATAGATGTTTATTAATCCATTCAATGTAATCCATTTTACTAGAACAGAAAAGTTGGTGGAATCATTGAGATTTGAACTCAAACTTTATAGCTTCTTAGACTATTTCCTCTGTCGTTGGGATATGATTCCATAATTTATTTCTAGAATAGAAAGTTATTGTTTTTTCTCTTGATTGAGAATTAATTTTTCTAACCTCTTGTAGTTTTGACCATTATCAAGACCAAATTTCATTAAAGTTTGTCTCATTGATGAGCTTTTATTCCATTCCTCTAAAAAGCTGTTCATCAGTCGCTTTTTTCTTTGGTATCTTATTCTTTCCACAGAAATTTTCTGTTTGACTATGACAATTTGGACATAGCCAACGAAGATTTTCCAATCTTTGATCGGTTCTGGCTCCATTGATATGGTCTAGTTGAAAGTTTAGTACCTTTCCATTCCAAAATGGTTCCATATTACAAATTTGACAATGATAATCCAATAAATTCTTTTTAAAATTAATTCTCTTATGTACGAAGGAGAAAGCATTACTTGTTTCTGTGAACATTAGTGATACATCTTTCCCTGGAAGAACTCTTGGATCATCTAAGGCAGTTTTTCCTCTTGACTAAGCAGTATCATTTGCCCAATGTTCAAATGATATATTGTTCTTCGTTGCATAATTTTTAAGAGTTTTGTGAAGTGAGCCACTTTTACAATCTAAGTTTAATTTTCTAAGTGCATCATTGCATGTTTCACTTGCTTTTATTGCCTCTTCTATTTCATCTCTTGTTAAATGTTTTAATCTTGTTTGTTCTCTCATTTGGTAGACTCTCCTATATGGAGTAAATAGTCTACCAAAACTCTAAATGGTGCCGCCCATGAGATTTCAACTCATACCTGTAACGATTTTTGAGTCGTTTGCCTCTAGCTGTTGGGCTACGGCGGCATTTTCTCATTTTTCAGACAGTCTCATATTATCTTTTGCATTCACAAAAATGAAGAGGCACCAGGCATTTTGGTTTAACTGTCTTTAGCCTTTTCCATCAAGCAAACCAATCTTTGAACTCAATCATTGATTGTTTCCTTCTTTTCTATTGTTTAGAGAAGGAAGTGTTTGTTATTAAAGGTGGAATAATTTTAATCATTTTTATTGTTCTTTTTTCTGGAGAGAATAGGAAATTTCAACATCAACCAGTTTTACTTTACAGCTTGGGGTGAACCAACTGACTCTTTTATCACACAAACGGATGCAAGAATCCATTTCTTGTGAATTGATCTTAATGTAAAGTTCTTCATCATCTTCTTCAAAAGCGAAGAATTCACCACAAGCAACATCTCTATATTCCTTTTTGGAATTAGGAAGTTCTTTTCTAATAATCTTAATCATTTTTAAAATCCTTCATATCTTGGAAATGGTGGTTGTTCAAATGAAGGTTCTGAGAGTCCATCTCCAAACCTTCCGAACAATCCGCAGTGACATCTATATCTCTTTCCTAAGAAAGAATCCCAAACAACAATCTCAGCATTATATCCACAGTTTGGACACCATTTATATTCTGGTGCTGGAGATTCGTCATCGTGGATGAACATTTCTCATTCCTCAACAACAAGATTCTTCTTGCGCCAATGAATTGTCTTTAATCATCAAACGTTTAGGGTCCGCTCTGGTGGAATTGAACCACATTCGGCACCACTTCTCTAGTTTAGCCAAAGGCTTATAAGACCCCGAGAAGAACAAAGCGGAATAAAAACCAATAGTTGGATCATTTACCAGCTTTTGGTTTGGATGATAACAAATAGAACGGATTTGCACTTGCCATTCTTCTTCTGCTCTAGACAGATGTGAAGCTGAAGCTATTTAAGCTTCAATCTAACTTTTAAGGGTTTCACTACCCTGTTATCATTTGTTGGGCACCTTTTTCTTATGATAGAAGCACTGTATGATGGGGCATATCAAGCGTTTAATTGCCTCTGCAACCATTTCTAGCGGTTCCTCTATCAAGCACTTATCAACTTTACTCCCACATCATGATAAGCACATTAAACAAAAGGGTTATTTCTCTCAACCATCCCCATCATTCTACCACATATTTGCATATGTGTCAAATTGAAAAATAAGAGGCATTAAGGAACGGTGTTTCTTTGCAGACTTGCACTGTTGCAATTTCTTCCCCACTCTGTTCTTGGGTTTGTCCTGCTTGTTGAACGAAGAAACATTGATTATTGTTATCTATTCCTGTTGAATTGGTTATCAACATCATCGCAAAGAAGGTGCGATTCTTATTATTTAGTCGAAGGAATAGATAAACTGTTTTCCAGATTATGTTCTGGATTTGGCTTGTCCCTATTGGATTTGCACCAATATTTTGCCACTCAAGGCTTTCCTGCTTTTAGAAGAAGGGACAAGTTTTTTTATTCCTTGAGGGATTTTAACCCACATTTTCACAATCCTTTGTTTGCGAACAATAATGCTTTTGACATTATGCAAACGCAAGGGAAGGAATAAAATGTTAATCAAGCATTAATTGCTTGAATCACAAACCCATTGTTAATATTGGGTTTTGGCGGATTTTTACCGATTTGAACGGTAGATACCCTTTGGGGTATGCCAGTTTTCAAGACTGGTGCAATAAGCTCTCTGCCAAAAATCCGTTGAATAATACCAAGTTCTTTTGGGGAACGAAATATCAACTTTTTCTATGTTTGTTTTTGTGTCATTTCGATTCCTGAAGACTACTTAATATATAACCAAGGAGAAGAAATATGTCAAAAAACGAAACCAAACAATATGTCGTCTGCAAGTGCTGTGGTGTTGGAGTTCCTTAAATCTCAGGTTGAGATAAGAAGAACAAAAGATGACAACCATTATTGTTCAAGAAGCTGTGCAGCGAAAATAAACAATCTTGGCAGACAAAGGAATAAGCCAGTTGAAAGAATGTGCAAGATATGCAATAAGCCATTCTTTAACAAATGGGTGGAGAATAATAGATCAAAAACTGTCTGCATAGATTGCAGGAAGGAACATGGTCTATCAATAAACTCCAAATCCAAGAAATTCAAAGAATCCAAATTAGAAGATTTCCTAATTGAAGGAGAACAATACCACATTTCTTGGAAATATACAAAAATTAGAGAATTCTGTAGATCTTGGAATAGAAAAATTCCAAAAATTTGTCAAGTTTGCGGATATAACAAACATACCGAAATGTGCCATATAAAGCCATTAACAAGTTTTTCAGGAGACACACTAATGAGCGAGATTAATTCCCCAGATAACATCTTAATATTGTGTCCAAACTGTCATTGGGAATTTGACAACGGATTAATTCGCTCGAATCCATCCCTAAAAGAGATATTCCTCAATGATTTCAGTGCGATGTAGAGGATTCGAACCCCTGTAAAGAAATTTAGAAGATTTCTGCCTAATCCATTCGAGCCAACACCGCATTATTATTATATTCTTCCTGTTTAAACAGGATTTGAACTAACAAGATACAAACTTTTACCAATTCTACCTATTCAATTTTCATCAGTGCCCAAGACAGGACTTTAACCTGTAACCTTCTCACTACAAAAGAGATATTCCAACAATTGAACTACTCGGGCATATAAACTAAACCAGCAACCCCTAAATAGTTTCCTCTTCAGAATAGCCTGCTGGCCAATAAAGAAAAGGAACATCACATTCTTTCAACAATTCAACCCACTTCTTGATGATCAATTGCCTCAATTCAAATTGAGAACCAAAAATTCCAAAACCAATTTCATATGCTTGATATAACTCAGGATCATGCTTTGGATTAAAAGGATTTACATTAAAAGGAACTGAACAACAATCAGTTGTCAAATGAGCATCATCCCACCCTTTATCATGAGCCTCTTTTCAATTGTCCATAATCAGGTTTCATTTTATGTTCCTCCTTCCCTCACCTTCCCATCATTGTACCACATATTTGCATATGTGTCAAATCAGAAATTAAAAGCAGGTTCAGAAATTTGAAATGTTTGGCCAGGGTTGCATTTTTGCTTGCTTCCCTCACCTTCCCCTATATTCTACCACATATTTGAATTAGGCACAAATTGAAATTTAATAGACATTCTTGAACTTGGAATTAATTAATCAAGTTTTTTATATGCATGTTTTAGTTTGATAAATGATGCCTTACAAGCAGGAAATACTTCTGTTCGGATCTTTTCATTTGCAGCTTGGCTGACTGTGAAATCTTTTGATTTTCTATATTTCCACATTAGTTTTGTTCCATTATCAATTGCTATTCTTAGATCTTGCAAAGCATCTTCAATTTCTGGAGAATAATAGCCAGAAATAGCTTTATCAATCGCTATTTCTAATTTTTCTTTAAAATCTGAATCATCCAACAAATAATAGAAATCATCATCATTACTGACTTCTACATTCATGGTATGCATTGAGTTTCTTAAAACGAGAAGAAGCTTTTTAATCAAAAATTTATCACTTGGCTCGATTGTGGATTCTTTTAAGATCTTTCTTATAACCTGCTCAACCATCTTCTCTGTTATATTCATAATTCTTTTTCCTCTGTGTTATATGATAAATAGTTGCTTTATCTCACAGAGGAAAATTATCTGCCAACATCAAACAAAATCATGATTGGATAAAATCCATAACTCCCAACACCATCACCATTTTCCCAATAGATTTCTGGCATTAGATTGATAAGAACTTGGAATTCTTCTTCTGAAATTGTCTTTGCACTCATTTTCTCAAGAAGCTGTTGGCACATTATTATAAAAAAGAGGAACATTCTTTCCATATGTGTCATAACAATCAAGCTCAAATGATTCATTTTCTCAAGAATCTTCTTCTGGAGAGAATGCCAAATGTCATAATCCAGAATGATCTTACAATCTGGCCAATAATGATCTGAATATTCTTCCAATTCAACAAAGACTTTATTCATTTTATTTATTGTCCTCATATGATGCCATATCTAATGCATGGAAAATAGGAAAGATTCCATAACCATATTCACTGTTTCCAAATAATTTGTCAATTGTCTCAGCTTCTTGATCTGTTATGTTTTGCACTAAAAGCGAGATAGGAAATCTTCTGCATTATTGAATAATAATGCCTCATTTGAGCCAAAATATGTTTCAAATGGACCCTTTAGATATTCTGATTTTAACAGGTCTTTTTCGATCTCCACCCAATCATCATATGTCATGACTTTAAAGCCAGACACATCAAATTCATCTGCATAATTGTCATTAAATTTAATAAGAACTTTTTTCATTATTGATTATCCTCTTTTGACCACTTCATATCAGATTCAATCTGATCCAGAATTTCAACCATATGTCCAATTCCCCAGGGAGCATTTAAGTCTGGCATAAATTTAAGCAAAACTTTTTGTTCCTTATCAGAGATTGGTGTGATATGAAAATATCGCAAAACTTCTGCACCATCAACAAATTCTAGATCATTATCTGGCTCAATGAATAAACGATAGATTTCAACCTCTTCATCAATGTCATCACCAAATTCAACTGGATTATGGTTCTTGAGAAAGATTTCAATTTCATCCCATTTTTCTTTTGGAAGAATGATGTGTCCTTGAAAATTAAGTCTCTCTTGATATTCAAATTCAACAAATAAATTTCCCATTAATATTCCTCACTTAGAGCAGAGTACCAGATTTGAACTGGCATCTTTGGCTTGGAAGGCCAAGGCACAACCCCTATACCAACTCTGCATAAAATATCGCCAAAAGTCATCATGAGTTGTTTTTACGATATTAAATGTAAACCCATGATAAGAACGATATTTTTTAACTTCTACTAGTTAATCAGCTTGCAGAGTCTTTGCCAGCTTCACAAGGTTTTCCACCTTTGGACGAACATTGTGCAGAACAGGTTGCAGAACATCTCTTGAAGCAGCTTCAATTTGCAATCCACAAGCCTCTTCAAGACCATCAACATCCAGATATTTCTCATTGGCAGCAACCAGAAGTGTTGCGACACCAAATTTTACCAATGCCTTTCCACGTTCTGTTGATAGAAATGCTGGAGCCAATTCTGGACCCAGAAATTCTTTGCCAATTTCCAATAGGACTTCACCTGCTTCATCCACTGCGCCAACTTTTGCACCATGAACAACGCTTTCTGCTAGAACAGTCTTAACACCTTTACGCTTTGATTTTTGAACCAAATTATCAACCATTTTTCCTTTCCTTTTCCATCTTCTTTTGATGGGATTATTGAAGCAGTTGAAATTGCTGCCTCTATTAACTTCTGTTTATACTTTTCAGTCTCTTCTTCCAACTTCTGTTTATCTTTCACAGAATTTCTATAAACTTCTTCTTGATGAGAGTTATATGCATCAAGAACAACAGTTTTTGGATAAATTCTATTGTTGCTATTTGCTGATGTGTCAATAATTATGCCATCATATGATGGACCGCTTATTGGGATATAAGTGTTATAATCCCAATTTGGTCCATCTGCTCCCATAATTTCATATTTTCTTATATGATCATATCCAGCACTCATTTTTTCATTTTCTTCCTTCTCCTTGTCATCAACAATTGATTTTAAATAGGATTCTCCATATTTGTCAAGCTCTAATTCAAGACCAAGATTTTCTTTCAGAATTCTGATCTGTGTTTTAAACAGAATCTTATAAGAAGAAAATGAATATAAGTAACAAACATGCTCTGGGCGGAAAACCTGAATGTAATTCACTTTAAGACAATTTGTTTTATAATGTGACGCCTCTTCAAGACAAGAATCTAAATAATCATCTTGCTCTTGTTCTGACATTGGATCTTCAAATTCAAGCATTTGAGATTCAATAAAAGCTGTCAGATCTGGATAATCAAAGAAAAATCCTTTTTGATAAAAACGATTGTCAATACAATCAATTTCACAGTAATTTTCTGTGTATAGAATCAGATCAGAGAATTCAGGATTGTCATTGCCATAAACTGAATCGTCTATATTCCATTCTGAAAGTCCTGAATTGTCTTCGTTGTTAATGTTCCACTTATCAACAAGGTTGAGATCAGTACAATTATATTGCAGTTTCACTTCATCTCGATAATCTATCCAATCAAGAAGATAAGAAGTTTTCTTATCATGATTATATGCATTTCTATCCACACTTGCAAGTTGACTTAGAGAAGCAAGAACACCAAGAAGATTCATAACTTCTTTACATTTTTGATTGTCCAAGTATGCAAGAAACAAATAAGATGTAAGTGTTGAATTTGTAAACCTAACAACACCATCTTTTATGTCATAGAATCTCCAGTCATTATGAATTTGACAATCTCCATAACCATATTTTTCTGCAACAGCTTCTAGGTTGGAATGAATAAGGTTATATTGTTCGTCATTTGTTATCGCAAATCTATCCAAGCAAGACAGGTAATCTTTATCTTGCTTTGTTAATGCTTGATATTTTTCCTTATTTTTCTCAGATATTTCTTTTGTACTAAACTTTAACATCTGTTTCTCATTCTTTTCTGGGCTTTACAACCCTGTTAAACAGGATCTTGGACAGCCCAGAGGACCAACCATTATATCTTACCACATATTTGCATAGGGAGCAAATTAAGAATTTTTGGAAAGAAGCAAACTGATATATGCAGCAGATTTTTGCTTCCAGACCTCTGCATAAGGTTTTCCATATTGGAAAGAGATAATATTTGCCAACTCATCCAACTTTCTTTGAAGGTTATAGTTTGCTTTGAAAGCGCAGTCCCAATAATCACTCCAAGAGATTGAAATGTTTGATTTCTTTAATTCTTCAATAAGAATTTCAATATCAATACCTCTTGAGTCAACCATTTCAAAAATGGAAACAACAGGTTGACCATCTTCATTCATTCCAACAATTTTAAGAGGATGGGCTGACATTATTGTTGCTCCTAGACATTCACATATTCATCATCGTTTTCTTGCTCATCATCAAGATCAACGATTTCAGCATCTTCCTTTAGGTCAACAAGTTTTGCAGATGTTGATTTCTTTGCAACAGCAATAGGAACATTTGAAAGACTTGGAAGATCTGAAACATTAATTCCTTGAGCCTTTAGCTCCTGAATCAGATTCTCAACCCAAGAGATAATAACCTCTTGAGCATCATCCAGATATTTCATGGTCAAACGATTTGTTGATGGAAATTCTGGCATTCCAATTCGACGCTGCTTTGATGCGGCAGTTTCTGCTTTTGGCTTGGTTTCTTTTTCTCTTTTGGCACAACGACAGATTTTGCAACTGCTGTTGGCTTTGTTGGTTTCTTCACACTTGGTTTGTTTGGCACAACTGGCATTTTTCTCCTTTATTTATGCTCTTAAAATGAGCAGTGATTTTATGCTCTTGATTTTAGCAATGATTTTGACATATCTTTATATGCTGATCTTGTTCCGATTGAGTTTGAAACATAATTTGCACAAGATCCTGTTGATAATCCCAACGATCCACCAACAGAAAATGAATCTTGATTGGCTCCAAAGTATTGGAATTCCCAAGAATATTTTTCTGTTTGCTCTTTGATCATTTCTCGAATCTTATCATTTGAGAATTCTGTTGATGTGTTTTCCTCTCCATCTGTAATAATGGCAATTAGAACCTTCTCAGGTCGTTCATCCTCTTGCATATCAGCAAAACGTTTTCCCATTTTTGTGATAGTTGTTCCGATTGCATCAAGCAATGATGTTGACCCGCCTGGAACATAGGTTTTGTTGGTTAATTCTTGAACCTCTGAAAGCTTCTTTGGTTCTTTGCAATCAACTTTAGAATCAAATAAAGTCAGAGTTAAATCTGCTTCACCTGGAGCTTCTTTTTGCTCTTTTAACAGTTGGTTAAACCCACCAATGGTGTCATTCACAAGACCACTCATTGAGCCAGATTTATCAATAATAACGCCTATTGCTGCATATCCTTTTTTCATTTTTCTCCTTATTTCTTATCCAAAATATCAATGGAAAAATCAAATTCTCTGAAAATTTTTCTCCACTGTGTAAAATCATAATCAGCAAGTTTTGCCTTTAGAAGTTCATCCCTAATGAATTCCCAATAATTCAGGCATGTTGATTCTTCAGCATTCAGAAGCACCAACATAGCATTCCCATCATCATAATTTGATTGGTCTTCTTTATCATGAATAAATAAGAATAATTGCTCAGATGGTTCATGATAAAGAATAGATAAATGTTCTGGATTCTGTTGCGTCTTATCTGACTGCACAACTTTAAACTTTGTTTTTGTTTTATTGTTTAATATCATTTTTTTCCTCATGTGTTTCTAAAATGACAGCAAGAATATTCCTCTGGCTGACATAGCTTCTTATCCATTCAGGATTTGCATTAAATCCCTGAACAGATGGTGTTATCTTAAATCTGTTTTTGTTCTGGCTAATTAATGTTCCCATTGTGATCTTCCCTTTATCCTTGAAGATAACAGGGAGGCATTCATGACAACCATGTTCATATTTTGAGATAGGAATTGCCTTGATTCTATGATTTGACCAAGAAAGCCAGATTTCACCTTCTTGATTCATTTTCTTTAATTTGTCGGAAAGATATTGGCGGAATTCATTTTGTTTCATTTTCACATCACCCAATATATCAAATATGCAATCAAATATCCAAAGATTATTCCAGGAATTATTCCTTTAAGAATAAGATCTTTCCTTGTTATTTTTTGTTTCAATGCAATCTGATATTGTTTGTCTTTCTCAATTTTTGCAAAGGTAATTTGGTGTTCCAAGACATTCTGGATCCATGCAAGTTCCATCACATTTATTGGAACCACATTTTGAAATTGCGTTTTTATCTTCTTTGAATTTAACAGGCTCCATAATATTTTTTTGTTGTGCAGCACCAATTGCAGGAAAATTGATTTTTTCCCCTTCTTCATATTCAAATTGATATCGCAAAGCTCCAGTAGTTTTACAGGTGCTACAATGATAATTTTCAATATATGTTGATTTACATTGTTCTTTTGTTAAACAGTCTCCGCCAAATGCTTCACATACAACGCAATAAACATATGATTTTCGATCATTTGGAAGATAATAAGAACGATACCAAGCCATTGAAGCCTCTGAATTTATTATGACAACTTTGCATTCTCACGGATTTCTGAGAAGGTGTATTTTTTCAAGACTTCTCCATTCCTAAAAACTGGAACAAGCTGATTCCTGCGATATTCAAACCTATCATTATCTGGGCGCTCTTTATCTTCTTCGATTGACAAAGTGTGATATTTCCCATTCTCTGCTTTGTAAAGAATTAAGTGTCCCCTCTTTGAAGTTTTTCCAGGATCTGTAATTGGATCCTTCCAAACATCTTGCCACTGGCCATCAACACAAATCGCAGAACACTTAAAAGCAAACCTCTGGGAATCACGGTCTAATTTCTGGATCAATGCACCACCGGACCCAAAACCAATATTTTCAGCAGCCCAACCATTATCTTTTAGAGTCTGAAGAATCTCAATGATTGATTCATAACAAACACCATCTCCTTGAATAATCCGAACATGAGGATCAAGAACTTTGAATCCCTTTTCGTTGGTTGAATACCCAAACTTATCACCAAGGATATTAATGATTTGAAGAACAACAGCTTTTGGATCTCCTGAATCTGGCCTGACAACCAATGTGCCATCTCGATTCATAATCTTATCTTTTAGCTGTTCTCCCCAAAGGTGTTCACAAGCATCGAAGATATTGAATGAATCTGAAACACAGGCAACAAGTCCAGTTGGATATTTATCAAGCATATTTTCAAATGCTTTTACTTCGTTTTCCTTTCCCCAACTTGTGATTGTGGAATGCTCTGATGCTGGAATTGAGAAACCAACGTTATATCCTTTATAGTATTCCTGAATCAATTCCAGAGCATTAACAGTATCAGTGCCAAGGAAATTAACAAGATGAGCAGAACTTCCTAATGCTGCTGATTCTTGAGAAGAAACTCCGCGATATCCAAAACAATGCAATTTGAATAGAATATCACTATTTGGATCTTTCGATCCAGTTTCTTGAAGAAACTTCAGAATAACCTCTTTAATTTCCCTGCTTTGTGTTGCGACTGTTATTGGATACCAAATTTCCGACAACAGGGTTTCCAGATAGTTTGTCAGCCAATAGCAATTTGGATCTGTGTTCACAACTGTCATAAGAACGTTGTGAGTTTCAACAACAGAACCTTCTGCAACAGCCCTGATCTCAATTGGAAGTTTCCCATCATAAGTATCAATAATATACTCCCAGCGTTTCCGCCAAGCAGTCCAATCAATTGAATTGCCAAGATAAGATTTTAGCAATTTTTCAGCTTTATCAATCTTTTCTACGGAAACAACTTCACCCTCAAGATATTTCTTGAGATAGTATTGAAGACCATAGAAAAGCGTCTTGCTAAACTTTCCACCCCTAGATTCAAGATATGAATAAACATATTCTGTATGTAGTGGATATTGTTCGGCATGAGAAATTTTATAACCGTCAGCTTGTAGGATTATGTTATTGTTCATTTTTCTCTTCCTTTAATAATTTTTGATAATTTTCTAACAGTTGTTCTTTATCAATCCAACATTTTCTATTCTTTCTATGATTAGTTTCCGCTGGAATCATTTGCAGGTTCACAATAGAAGCCATCACTTCTGCTTCAACACCTTGTCTATATCCTTCATAAATTGAAAATATGTGGTCTAGATGAAATTCTTTTCCTCTTTGGCTTTCGACACACAGAATTTCAACATATTTTCTGAAGGTAATTTCAGTTAATCTTCTTACTTTTGCGGTGTAATCAACCCACAAAGACAAATCGGCATCATCACTTCGATGAAAACCCTTTTCTTTCATCAGAGCTTTAAAGAATTCAGTTTTAAATATGTTATCTTCACCATATTTTTCTAAAATATGGCTCTTTAAATGTTCTTTGAATTGTTCTGTTTCAAAATAATATTCTTTTCCGTATCTTTCAAGACAAACATTTCTAGTTTTTAAATTTATTAGCTCTATTTTTGTCAAACCAGTTTTTTCATCAATAATATAAAGATTGTTTCTTATCTTTTCTATTACAACTTCTGATTTTGAACAATTATCAACTCCATATTTTTCTATACAAGTATTTTTAGATTTATCAAGTATCTCACCAGATTGCATTGGCCATTCTACACCAAAGTTTTTCAGACAAGTATCTTTCTTTTTTTGTTTTACAGATTCTATTTGGGAAACATTAGTAATTTCACTGCCATATTTTTCTTTAAGGGTTGCTAATACTTTTTCTTTTCCGACCTTAGAATGCAAGTTATTGACATTTCCGTATTTTTCTAAATTTGTCTTCTTTCTGACATAAATAATACATTCAGTATTTCCGCAAGTTTTGGAAAGTTTCTTTCCATACCTTACAACAAAATTATCACAATTTGGGTTTTCGCACTTTATTGTATCTGAATAATATTTCTTTACCATATTTTTACTTATCTATTATTGCTTGTTATATTTCTTTACATCCACTTAGTTGCTGGAAATTCGACAACATATGATCCCAGAATTGCTTGATGTTCGTCAACAATTTCATCATTATGGCACATTGGCCCAATGTCGTTGACATGGATCCATTCCAGTTTGTCAATGTCATCAGAAGCCTTTGGAGCACCAAAAGATAATTGGCAACAAAAACTGTGGTCATAATTCCATCTTTTGTTCCCTTATATCTCCAGTCATCAACCTTTCTTGAATCAAAGAAAACTGGATTTGAGATTTCAACATCACCACCTGTTTCTTCTCTGAATTCTCGTTTTGCGGCATCTGCGAGTGATTGATCCTTTGGATCCACAAATCCACCAATCATTCTCCACTGAGATTCATTTTTCTTCTTTCCCAAAAGAATTCTGTTGTCAGAATTCCGAACAATAACATCAACTGTTGGATAAACAACAGGATAACGCTGCATCACAGATTTGATTGCACCAAGTCTTTGATCTGGATTGTCGTTAAATTGATCTGCAACTTCATTTCTGTAATTGCTTGCAGATTGATTGTTAATCCAATCAAGACTTCTTGAACCAAATGGACTAAGATCAGAACCTTCAATTTCAATGGTTGGATATTTGCCATGATAATTCTTGAAGAAATTATCCCTTCCACCATATAGCGTTGCATGACCTAATGTGATTGTATCAAGCAGATTATCAAGGATCTCTGACCACTGAATATCTGATTTTTGATCCCTCAAAGGAAGAACAGTAATTCCTGGATATGATTCCAAAATCAAGCTCTTTCTTGACTCAAAATCAAGAGGATTTCGATCTGTTGGATTTCCTCTTGCTACACCAATAAAAATAATGGTATTACTCTCCATGTGTACTCCGGAAACATACTCAATCAGAGCTTTGTGACCATCATGCAAGAAGTAATTCTGGAATCTTCCAACAATTACACCATATTGGTTATTAACTGGCATTTTTCTTTTTCCTTGTTTTCTTTGGTTTCTCTTCTGGAATGTCTGTTGCAGTTGCAGTTTCTGCATAGAGTTTATTCTTCTCTTCCAGAACCTTTTGTTGTCTTTCGACATACATCGCTTCAGACAATGATATGATCTTATTAGTTTTGTTTATGTCATCAACAGTGAATTTGATATCTTCTGAATATTCGTCATATTTCAGGGCACCATATTCAACAAGAGTTGCAACAGCTTCAAGAACTGTTTTCTCTCTTGACTTCGGACCAATTCCAATCAAGTCATATTGTTTGTTAACATAATCAAGCTCATAGATCATCACAGGAGTGATCATATATCCAGAACCAAACTTTCCAAAAGAGAAACATCTGGACATTCTGGCAACAGGGCCAGCACACATAATTTCTTTCTTTGTAAGTTTCATTGTTTCATTTTCTTCTTCTCCCTCTTTCTTCAGGGTTTCATCAAAATTGTTGGAAGAATATGTTATGTTGTTTGAAAGTTGGAAAGAAAAGAAGATGAATAAAAAATATTGAATGTTCATTCAAATTTTATATTGTTCTTCCAGGGTTCCATTGAACAATTTTGATGATAGCACAAATTTTTCCGTTTGTCAACCTTGGTTGGTCAACTTCTCATATTCAGCAAGATCCTTCTTCAGTTTCCTTTTCTCCAAAAGTTGTTTGTTGCAATGACAGCAACACATAAAAGGACCAAACCACCGAGACAATTTACAAATAGCATCATTTTCTCACCTCTCCCTACATTATAGCACACTTTTGGATAAGGTGCAAGTTAAAAATTAATAACATCCAGCACATACAATGGACGCTGGCTCAAAAAAACAGACCATATCCGCCAATGTCAAGTTCATCAACGTTGGTCTTTGGATAAGAATATTCTAGATCTGGCTTTGAGCAGGCACAGAATTCTAGAAACAATTCAACCCAAACATAATAAAACACTGAAAAATTATCTTCATTAAAATAATTTTGATCAAGAACAAATTCTCCATTTTCCCTATATTGGGAATAATTATACCTATTTGTCTCTTTCAGCTTATCACTGATTTTTTCTTGACCACTTCTTTTGGAATCTGGTGATCATCATATTTATAACAATAATCATTGATCGAATCAAATCCAAGAGTTTTGACAGATTCCTTGTATAAGGCCCAAAAGTTCTTCTTTTGAACTTACGTTAACATCAACATAAATATCTTCATGTTTATCATGGCCATCACCAGACCAATCCCCAACAACCAATTTAATTAACATTGTTCATTGCTCCATTTGATACAATAGTGATTCATAATTCTATATCTGTCTTCGTAAGAGTTGCCTCTTCCTGCGAACATAACATAATATCCAAGTGATTTAAACTTTTTAATAACTTTATTAAGAAAATCAATTCTTAAATCTTCGACACCAAAATGATATGTTTGTTGTCCTTCTTTAGAGCGCATTTCGATCATTTCATAGATTTCATCAAATAATTCTTGTTCTTGAGAATTTAGTTCAATAGAATTGCTATTGACATTTTTTGAGATGTGCTCCATTTCTTTTGCTGTCAAATATTGCATCTCTTTCTCTCTAATGTCTGGACCAGCAATGATGCATATGCAATGCCCTTCAATGGGGCAGAAACAGCCCAAGGAAGGAAAGAAACATCAAACATGACACATTGCTGGTCCAGATAGAAACAAGGCTTAAAATGCCTCTTGAGGCTTTTCTTGGCCTGTTGGTTTATTTTATTGCAACAGATAAGGTACTAAAAATAAAAGGAATGATGTATGCCCAGCTCAAAAATGCTGTTCCAAAAATACCAACAGCAACAAATGTGTTTGCTGGAAATTCCAGTTTTGATAAATCAGAATAGTTGTCAGTAATACCAAACAATATTGGTGGAAATGTTAATACATAAAGGCAAAGGCAAACTATAATGATAACTATGTCCCAGATAACAAAGAAAATATTCATTTTTCCTCAACAACGATAATTTCATCATCGCAATCTGAAGCATATCTCCAGATAAATCCGTGTGAAGTTTTTGTTTCCCTCTACAGCATCTTTCTATTGCTCTTTGCATACATTTAAACTCACGGGAGACTTCTAATGAAGAATCCCACTCTTTTATAAATTCCATATTTTGCGAAAACTGACAAATTTTATTATTATTTATAATTTCTGGAATATATTGATTTTCTTCTACATACTCCCATCTATAACCGCCAGCAGTTTTCTGCCTACTAGTGCAAACCCTAGCTATATCAGTTCTTGATTTTATGCCAACAGCCTCACATGCAAGAGAAACTGAATCAAAAATTTTGATTACTTCATTAGTATATTTATCTAATTGTTTAACTTTCTTAGAAGCGGCATTTAGGGAACCTTTTCTACCATATGCTGGGCATAAAGAGCCAGTTTTCCCTTTCATAGCTCCAATCTTTCCTTGCATTGGATGCAATCCAGATTTCCATATTTTCTTTTTTCCTTTGTTTGCCAAACTAACTTTTTTCTTTGCTTCTTCAGTATGTTTTCTGCCCTTGTTTCTTAGAGAAATTGCCTTTGCTTTCTCTGGATTATCCAAAAATGACTTTTTTAAAGTTTCTATTATTTTCTTTTTAGATTCTTCTGAATGTTGGAATCTTCCACACTTTGCCGACATTAAATTATATCTTGGGGTTTCGCTTTCTATATACAGAGTTTCTTTCTGTAATAGTGTTTCGTTATCTGGTTCGCATTCTTCCAAAATAGAAAAGACAAAGTTCTCTAGTCCATATTTGTTGACTGCATTTTGCAGAAATATATTTGTATGTTTTCCATTCCTTAAAAGTGAATAATGTCTTCTTTCTCTTTCATCAAAATTTATTGTGGAACCAATGTATAAATCCCCTGTTATAATATTCCGTATTTCGTATATTCCTGAATCCATGTTTCTCTCCTTCCTTCTAATACTTTAAATAGTAAGGAAGGAGAGAAACCTTGAAATATTTAAGCAGACTCTTCTAAGTCAATGTAATCAGAATTGTCTTTAGCAATACCTTCGAGGATCTTGAAAACGAAACTTTTTGATTTCATTGCATAAACCACAGGGTATTGTTCTTGACGAACAACAACACCTTCACGAATATGCTTTTGATCAAGTGTCGAAGAACCATCTGTCAAAGATTCAACAAGAACACGAAGTTTTTCCTCATCCCCACTCATATAGGAATGGATCACAAACTTCTGGAACATGGTTAATTCCCAATTCTTTGCATCTTGCCTTGACAGCATACCAAGGAAGATCTACAATTGACCCATCCTCGTGCATTTGAGCAATTCGATAAACAAACATTGAGCATTCTCCTGAATTATTTCCATAAGAATACACAAATGAATCTCCATAAACTTTGGAGAAATTTTTGTCCTTGATTGCCTTTGTATGAACAGTTGGCATGATTGTGGAATTTTCACCACACCATCCAACAACTTCCACAAATAAATTTCATTCTTTTTTAGCTTTCAACAAGGTTTTCACAAACCTTATAACGGAAAAGATTCATCTGCATAGAAACCCTTTTTCTTTGCCTCTTCTCGATTTTCAAATGTTGAAAGAGTCACATTTCTTGAGCCAACAACATGAACCCATTCTTTTTCTGGCAAGAGACCAAGTTTGTTTTTGACCCATTTCCAAGACCATTTTGGATAAATGTTAATTTGCTCTGCAAAAGCAATACGCTGGGAAGTTCCATGCAATTTTTTCTGTAATTACAAGCAATTCACCTTTCTTCAATTTCCATGCATTTTGACGAAACAAGTCTGTATCAAAATGCTTTGGGAAAAACAGGGATTTTCTGTTTGACTTCCTTTTTCTTCTGCTGCTTATTCCCATTGGCATTTGCTGCTTTTTGGGTTGCCTTGGTGATATATTTCTCACAGATTGGAATTCCGTTTAAACAGTCTAGTGTATCATGTTCTTTCAAGAAAGTCAAGTCAACACCAGCAAAGTCAAGAAAGGACAGAGGGCACCAGAAACCATCGCTTTTAACACCTTTGAATTTCTGTGCTCTTACTCGACCAGATTCATCAAAGAAACCACCTTTCTTATTTCCAAATTCATCCTTGTAGGCAATAAGATCGTTTGCCTTTAGAAATTCAAGGCTTAATTTTCCATCGCACTCAAAATAAAGACCTAGTTCCCCAACATTATTTTGTTTGGAAACAACAACAGTATTTCCAAGGACATTTGCAGATTGAATCCGATCTGCTCCTGGAATATCTGAAACAGAACCAATTTTTAGCAATAACTGCCTTATACATTTTTATTCCTCTTAATTGTGTTCATAGTTTGTTTGATAGACAACACAGCCATCATCAAAATCATACATCACAGATAAAAATCCTTTTGATAAAGGCCAAGCATTGCTTCTGTGAATTCCATTTGAGTGTTTGATTTTCTTTCTTCTTGATTAAGCTTTTTCATATTTTCAATATGGTCAAACCAGATAAGATATTCACTTTCACTCTTGGGTCTTGGTTGATAATCAAAAGACTCAAAAAGGTGTCAATATCATTAATATGATTCTGAGTTAAAACATATAGTTCCATGCTAATTTCTCCACTGTCCTAATATTATACCACTTCTTTGCATAAGGCGCAAATTAAGAATCAACCCACAAGCTCATTTAGGAAATCTTCTCTTGGGGAGCCAAAAATCAAATTGCTTAAAATGTTCCCTTAACAAATTATCAACGTAGATAAAGGTTTGTTTATCAACAACATTGAGAAGATAAGACTTGAGAGAATATACTGGAACAACAGAAAAATCCCACTTTTTAGCGCAAATGCTCAAAATATAAAACATCAATCCTTGATCTTCATCACACTTTTGAGCAAGCAATCTTGCAAAAGTATCAACAACAGCAGCAATAATAGAAGTATGATCATAATGATTTTGAAAATGTTCCGAGCAATAATCAATCAGCAAAGGCATAATTTTTCTTTCAAAACCTTTTCATAGTTATTCTTGTTAATAGAATCAACATGAGGCTGCAAGATAACAGACAATTTTCCATAAACTTTTACACCATCAATCATAATAACACCACCTTTTCTCCATTATCTCTGAAGAACTTAGCCATTGTATCATCTGCTTTTGCAATCCACATCCTTTGTGTCTTGCCATGATAAGGGATCATATCTCCCAAATCTGTGAGAAAGATCAAGAAGTTATATTTTCCTTGTTGATCAACCCATTTTTGAACGGCGGAAAAGTTTGTTCCGCCAAATCTTGTTCTGACAAATTTATAATGTTGCCCTTTCTTGACCCTCTGAATATTTGCCTCATCAACAACATCATCAAATGGAAGAACATCAAAATCAATATATTTGCCAAGCTCTTCAATTTCAATCATGAGCCTTGAAATAAGCTCATCTGTCATTGAACCAGATTGGTCAATTGCAACAGCCATGCTGCAACTTCTCAAACGCTTTTTCCTGGGAAGATATATGGTGTTCTTTTGTTGATCTTTGTATATGTTTTCCTTGAATTATTCTTTGCTCCAATATGGGAAATGATCGCAGACCTTAAAATGTCCTTCCAGGTTATTTGAGCAACAATCTTGAGCTTTTTTAGCTTCCCAAGAATATTAACAGGAATGTCAGATGGACACTTTTCAAGAACTTTATCTGTTATGTCAGATATGTCATTTTTAAGCTCTTCTTTTCTCTCATGGTCAATTGGCAATGAGTCAAATTCTTCTGGACTTCTTCATCAATTTCATGCTGTCCAACATTTTCCTCAATTTTGTCAATCTGTTCTTCACTCAATTGTTTTTCCATCAACAATTTCAAATACTGTTCTGAGCTAAGTCCAAATGGAAAATTTCTAAATGGTTCTCTCCCTGGTAATAGAAGCATCTTTGGAAGATATGTTTGATTTAACAAACAATTGATTGCCAAATCTTGAGCAATATTTGCAAGTCTACCATGAACAGTCAACCTTCTGTTATCCAAATGAGACAAGATAATATGAAGAAGTTCATGCTTGAAAATTTCAAATAATTCTTCTTCCGAAAATTGTGAACACCATTCAAGATTATAGAACATATTATATTGGTTTTTATATCTTGATAATGCCACACAAATTGTTGGAACTTTGTCTGTTGCCATTTTATTGCAAATTGAAGAATACAATGAATAAAATGGGTTCTGAATTGTGAATTTGGCAAATAAAGAAGAAAACTCTTGTTCAGTTAACACTGATTTATCAGTTAAGATCTTCTGGGGCATATGAAACTCCTTCAAAAGTTTCTTTCATTTCTTTCTGTTCTGGAGTCATCCTGCTTGTGATCACCTTATCTCTTAGGTTATTGAAAACCTTGTATTCTTCAAAAAATTTATCAAATGCTTCTTTATCCTTGAATATAACATTCATTTTTCCTTCAAGGAAGGAGTCAAACACAAGCAAAGCAAGTCCAATTCTTGATATTTGCAATAAACTAATATCAGCAGAATGCTGAAATTTAGTTTAATTTCTTTTAATAGTTTCATATTTTTCCTTTGCTTCCTTTGCATAAACTAGCAAGAATGCAGATACAGAATCATGTTCTGCAAGACATTGGATAAGTTCATCATTTTTTGATGAAAGCATACAGTTGATAAAGAAAGATTTTTCTTCTGAACCGATCACTTCATCAAACATCGCAAGAACATTTTCTTTATAATTCTTATCCAAGATCGCTTGTTCAACCTTCTTTGAAAGAAAGAGATTTTGCATAACAAAAATTCTTGTCCCCAAAGACATTGTTTTTAATAATGAAACTAGCTCTTCTTTTGATAAATGAAAATTAACATGCATCATATCCAAATAATTGGAATAATAGCTGACAAATTTTGTTGCAGCATCTTCTCCAACAAATGCATTGCAGAGAATAAGAAGCTCTTTGTTAAATGTTCCATCTTTATCTGGATTGCAGAAATACTTTGATCGTTGCAACACCTTGCCAAACCGAAACCAAGAACGTCTTGAAGGATAAATCCGATTCACAAGAAATTCTGAGCCATGTTCGATATATTGAGGAAATTGCTCCAAAAAGTCAATAATAACCTGTGGAACTCTTGTTTTGCATGAAACTTCATCAAAGACATTATTAATATCAAAGACTGTCTGTTCCCCAGATAGATACTTGATAAAATCATCTTTTGATGGTTCAACATCAAAGAAAACCCACCGATCTGCTTCTGCTGGATCAAGTTCATATGTTTGATAATCTGTTCCTGAACCACCATTGATTGCAGCCATCACATATGTATCTGGATGTAGTGATTTTCCATTGATTTTCTTGAATCTGCAAGCTCAAAAAATCCTTGTCTTACTTCTGGTGAAGCTCTATCCAATTCATCAAGGAATAGAATGCAAGGACTTTCGCAAGCCTTATTATACCAATCTGGTGGATACCAAACAGTTTCAACCTTTGAATCAGTCTCAAACAATTTTGGCAGACCAAGCAAATCACCTTCTTGCATTTGTGAAGCTCTTTTATCAATAAGAGCTGAAACACCAATATATTTAGCAAGTTGAACAACAATTTCAGACTTGCCAATACCATGCTTTCCTCGAAGCATAATTGGATATTTCTGCTGCATAATTGGATAAATCACTTTTGATAAAGTGTGAAAATCTGTTTTTAGCATTATTCCTCGTTAAGCTGCGGCATTTAATGATATGTTGAAATTTGAACAAAACAAAGAAGGTTCTGTATTAGAAAATGGCAGAGATTCTGTCTTTGCAACATCTTGTCCTTTGGTTCCAAAATCTCTGGGATCATCATAATTTCCAAATCTATATCCTGAAAAGCTTCCATAATTTGCAGCACGGACAATATATGGATAATTTGCTCCCAAAGGATAATATTCTTTTCTGTTGTCCTCATTTTCATCAGCAGAAAAACACTTTTTAATAATGCTGAAATCAAATATATTTTCAATATTCCGTCTCACAGCAGAGTATGTATGTTCAAAAGCCTCTGGATTAATATTCCCAGAATATCCTGATGCGACAAACAGTTTGGACATTTTAGACAATGGAATCAAATTTTTTGTTGCAAGTTCAATATTGGTGGAATTATCCAGAACAATACGAGAAGATTTGCTGACTGTCACTCTTGATCCACTGTTAGCGAATAGAACCAAGTTAAAACTTGTTTTCTGACTTGGCAATGAAGTTTTCACCAAAAATGCATAATTGTGGAAAATATATTCATATGACATTTTCTCGATACAACGAGATTCTGAATAAGTTGATTCTTTAATCAAATCCTTCCAAAATTGGAAGTTATAATAATCTGGTTTTACAATCAAATAATCCGTACTTATTGAATTGTCATAATGACCAAAAAGAGAATGTAGTTTATCTTTACTAACAAGAAGAAGGTTCTCTTTTCTTAAGGATGCAAATAGTCTATATCTTTGGATAGCATTAATTTTGCTATCGTTATTCTTATTAAGTTTAAAAACTTTTGTTATGTAAGAATACACTTTGGAATTATATTCTTTCCACTAGGTATTCTTTATCCATTGCCAATCTGGTAATATGACAGAAATAGCCTAAAAGTTGAAGGACTTCTTCTTTCTTAATATCATGCCCTGGATATCGAAATTCAATATACTTTCTGTTTGAAAGATATTTATAATTGAATCCATAATTTTTGGTGTTATACCAACCAGGAAAATCATGACATAAAACACTTCTTAAATATTCTGGGCTCAAGGACATTATTTTTATGAGAATCTGCATAATTTGTGAAGCATTCTTGGATGGAATCACACCATTTTGACTCTGCTCTTGTTGATGGCAGTTTTTCATAAACAACATCTTCATTCAAAAAGACAAATGCTTTTTCTGGATAGAAGAAATCCCAGCCATATTTTTTGTTATTAAATCTGTCATTTAAGATCCGTTGCATAGCTGATATTAATATGAAGTCCAGTTGATTGATCCATATGAGCATCAGAATATTCCAAATCTTTATAAAGAAGATCAATAAATTCCAAAGCTTCTGAAATTCCTCTCAGAGCAACTTTTGAACCATCAATTGCCAGTTCATAACCTCTGGAAATGGACCCATCTTCGTACACAGAAATGTGTTCTCCAAACCTAGAAAATAATCTTGGGAGATCATCTTCCGCAACGGTTTGAAGATCACCGTGACTATCCTCGCAATCATCTGGATCGTAATTTCTTCAATATAGTTTCTGATATCAGATTCTGATAAGTCCTCTGCCTCAGAATTCAGAATATCATCAACATATGTTTCGCAGCATTGGTCCAATTTTCTTGATAGTCTGAAACCAAGAGCATTAATAAAAAATCCATCATATTGGTCAAAATCTGATACATCACAGGAACTAATATCATCCTTCTTGATAGAAATATTGATGCCACCTTCAGTTTTAGAAGGTCTTTTAATTCTTGTTCTGATGAAAAAGAAGGATAATCATAAAGTTCTGAAAGGTCTTCGATCCAAGTGTTTTCTTGGCCATATTGCATCAAAAATTTGATTTTTCTTCATCAGAAGAAGTCGTTGGATACGTCAAAGTATCAATGATATCATCAAAAACGTCAATGTCTCCTAATTTCAAATCTTGGAACTGTTGTTCCAGGCTATAGCGATCTGAACAAAGATTTTCTATGGCAGCTTCTCGATAATAATCATAATCCCAAGTATCCTCTCTGGAACCATATAAACCGTTATCAGTTTCCAATTCCACTTCAATTGAAATATTGAATCTGGATTGAAGATCCAGAAAATCTGTTGCAAGATATTGTTTCTTGGCAGATTTTGGAATATACTTAATAATTGATTTTTCTAAGAACTCTGCTGCTAGTTGTTGATAATCTATTTTTTGTGTCATTGTTAACCTAGTTATTTTTCTTATACTTCACAACGAAATCATTCATTGCAATGCTTGCTGCCACAGCAGCATTAAATGAAGGAACTGAGCCATATTGCTGGATATAGACATAATCATCGCAGAGATCAAGCATTTCTTGTGTGATCCCACAACCTTCTTCACCAACAATAATCAATGGATTTTTTGGCCAAACGTAGCCATCTAATGATTGTGCTCCTGGAACTGTGTTCTCAAGCGCAACAAATGTATACTTGTCTTTTAGTTTAACAAGTTCATCTTTTGAATTAACAAAATTTAAATTTGTATAATGATGAGTGCCAACTGTTCCTCTGCGATCGTATTTCTTACTTCCACCATAATAGAACATTTCCCTGCCATTCAGGGCATTACAACTCCAGAAGGACAGAGGAAATATTAAAATCTCCAGTGAAATGTTCCATCAAAACAGCAAAAGGAAAAGATTCCTTCTTCAAGTGGGCCTTGATTTCTTCTGTTGGCCAATGAGCAAATTTGGGAAGAATATTCCGGTTCTCATCCATATAACACCTCAGAATTTATTAATTTTACCATTCCTTCTGGATTGGCATAAACCAACATTTCATAACCTATTGTTTCATTTGAAAGTGTATATAAGCCTTCATCTGCCCACAAAACTTGAACTGGATTTGACAACACTGTGCCACATCTAGTTAACAATTCTGCATGACAGATGATTCCATATTTATTGTTTGATTTTATAATATCCCCAACACAGAGAACGTCTTGAAAAGACAATCCATCGTCATCCTCTACATTATACAGGTTTTTTGAGTTGGTTGCAAGACTATTTTGATTGCTTGTTGGACTTCCTGCTTTTTGTTGCAGGTTTATCTTTTTTCGTTTCAGAAGCATAATTGACCTCTATTTTTCTTCCTCTGGAGTTCTCAAATATAATTGGAAAGCTGACTTGTTTTATCCATTCAAATAAATCTGCTTCAGTTTCTGCATATATCTTATATGTTTGAACATATTCTTCTTTGTTTGCTGAATATCCTGAACAAAATATTTCACACCCTTCAAGAATCTCTTTGATATAAGAGAAATCTTGCTTGGTTTTGACTGCATTAATTTGGAGAAGATAACATTTATCTTCCCAATGTTTCCAACATATTGCGTTCATTCATCATCCCACTCAATTTCTTCATTAACATCATCCAGAAATGAGTCAATTTCAGCATAACCATTTTTTCTTCATCTTTGAGAATCTTCTTGAGTTTCTTATAATCATTCTTAACTTTTTCTTCATTAAGAGGCTGCCTTAAATTCCTATCAACCCAAGATTGGTGGCCAGTTGCATTATATAAATTAGACAATCCAGTTGCAGCCATAAGATTATCTTTATTGTATTTATACAGTTTGCCATCATTTTTGTCAATGACACAAACAGTAAATTTGCCAAAAATCATTTTATTATTACCTCACAAAATTCATAATTCTTTTGAATAGCTCATATTTGATTTTAATCTGGGGATATTGCTCTGCAAAAGCGTCAAGCTTATATCTCTCCAAATAATAAAATTCAGCATAAGTATTGAAATCATTTTCCGCAGTTGAAGTACCATATCCCTGAACGACTCCACATTTCAAATATTTTGGCTCTGAAGAACGACATTCTTTTGCATTTGCAAAGAAATATCCTTCTTCTTTTCTTCACAATTACCTTCTGTCATAAATTTATAATGTTCGCTTGTCTCAAAGATTAAAATAAAAATCAAATTTTCGGATAACATAAGATGAGAGTTCATGGAATATAACCCTGCAGAAAACCAATGATATTATTCACATCATGAGCATACCATGCAATAATAACAACACCTTTTTTGTGATACAAACCACTGATTTCATATCCACCATTCTTGATTACATTCATGCAAAATAGATTCTTAATTGCTTAACTGATTCTCCAAACATTGGCAGAGAAATTATAATTGCATTGCAGATTGGTTCTGGAAGAGGCGATTATCATCTTTTATTTCAATCTGTGGATAAGGTTCAAATTCTTGAGCAGCTTTATTCACATCAAAAGAAACATTTGGGAATGATTTAACAATTGATTCTTTGGAGCAAGATGATGCTAAAGCATTGTTTGCACAAATAAAATTAACAAGGATAAGAAAACAGATATAGAGTTTTTAATGTCATAAACTCTTCTCCGCGAATTACACTTGTTAATATGATCATTGGAAGGATATTTGCAACAAACATTATCCATCTCAAACTCCATGAGGAAGCATCATTGTCTACATATTTGCTATAGGAATAGTGTGTGATATTTGCAGCTAAAAACATTGAGACGACAATTGTCCAATATGTAGAAAATGGCCAGTTTTTCAAGAATTGACAATTAAAACCAAACCATGTGATACAATTAGAAATCGTACCAAACAGAAACACATATATAAAATTCATAAATTAATGGTATTCCAATGAAATGCCATATGATTGAAGTTCTTCGATCTTTTCTTTTCAAAAGTTTATTCATTGCATTAAGAGAATTCATCTGATCAATTGTCAGAATAATTTCATCTTTTAAACTTGAATCATTAGCAAAGTCAATATATGTCTGAAGCCTTTCCTTTACATCGCCAAGAAAGATTTCAATTTCCTCAAGCATATTCCTTTTATAATCATCTTTCAAAGAAACTCTTGAAGAGAGAATGCAACACTTTGAATTTTATCAACTTGTTGCGATAAAAGTTTAATTTTTTCAGCTTTAATCTTATAAAAGGTTGAAGCTTTTTTGAAAATTGATCTTTTCTGTTAGGCTTGTTGTTCATCTTTTTGTTCTTCTGTTACAACTGTTGGTTCAGGTTGTGGAAAAATCACGCCATTGATTGCATTCTGACAATCATCCAAGGAATCTATCAAATTGCACCAAATCTTCCTGGTTGATACAATTCTTGAAAGAGCTACTAATAAAATTTCCTGAAGTTCAGGAGCTTGATTTTCTCCTTCAAGACCAATTGGGACAACAGCTACATTGTCAAGATATTGAACCTTTTCTACTTTTCGCTGGAAGCTGCGCTTCACTCTTTAATATTTTCAAAAATATTTGTGCTTTCTTCTCAAATGACTGCTTCTCAAAACTTAAAATATCTGACATTTTTCCTCTTACTTTCTTGTTATAAATTCATAAATTGCTGTGGCTGCTCCAACAACAGTTGTTGTGACAAGCCATTTAATCCAGCTTCTGTATCTTGCCAATTTATCTTCAATTTCTTTTTCCAAATTTCCAATGCATTAATTCTTGAATAAAGACCTTTATCTGGATCATTAATAATATTCAATTTGGATTCTAATTTCTTTATTTCTTCTTCTGTACTTGCTTGACTTACTTTAATGCCTTCATCTTTGTATCAAGTGTATGAACTAAATCCAATTTTCTATTAATAGATTGAAGTTCTTCCAACATTAATTGTTCATTGATATTCGCCATTGTTCAGTCTCCTATTAAACAAGATTTCTATATAAATAGTTTAATCTTGTTTAATTAAGAGTGCTGCGGAGTAAAACAATGGAAAAGCTGCTGAAGCTGCATTTTTTATGCTGGAAACAGAAACCTGTAAAGGTTCAACAATTCCAACAGCTCTCATATTATCAATTCCTTTTCTGTTGCAAAGTCAATTCCCCACTCTTCTTCAAAGAATTCTACTAAACCAAATAACAATCTCTTTCCTTCAATCTCAACACCATCTAGCAATAGATTTGTATCAAGACCAAGAGTTGTTAACAAGATGCCAAAATTGTGCCGACATTGCATTACAAATTGCATTATATCCAGCATCATAAGATTCACCTTCAGAAGTTCTGAACATAGATGCATTATATCCAGCCCTTGCAGCAGTTAGACCACCACCAGCATGAAAACCAGATTTGATTGATGTTCTCAAAGCGCATAAAGCATCTTCAACTCTGTGTTTAACCTCAATGAGTTCTGAATGAGTATTCCCTCCAACCTTAATAACAGCTACTGCCGAATTTAGTTTGTTCATTCTCTTCATAAGCAATTTACAGGCACCTTCTGATGGTTCTTGTTCAATCAAAGATTGTAATTCATCAATTCTTGATTTCAATTCATCTTGTTTTGCTTTTCCGCCAACCAATGTTGTGTAATATTTGCCACATTCAACAAATTCAACAAAACCCAAGTCTGCTGGTGCAAACTTTTCAAGTTTATTCCCATTTGTTGCTGAGAAATATTTTGCTCCTGTTGCAACAGCAATATCCTTTAGATATTCATATCTTTCCACACCAAATGATGGTGCTTTAACACACAAAAACTCTGAGGTTGTCTGCAATTCCTTTCTTTGCCTTTTCATTTGTCAAAATCAATGCAGCAAGTGCTGCACCAGTTATATCATCTGCAATAATGACAAGTGGTTTATTCTGCTTAATTAGCAAAGATATCACATGAGCAACTTTGATAATATCACTTATCACTTCATCACAAACAAGAACGAAAGCTCCATTGTGTCTTGCAATTGCTTGTCCTTCAACATTTGAGAAGGCTTGAGCAACATATCCAGATTCAAAAGTATAACCTTCTTTCACTTCCAAAGTTGTGATATTTGCTGACTTTGATTCTTCAATAACAATTGAACCATCTCTACCAACTGCGGAGAATGCTTCAACAATCAAATTGGATAATTTTTCATCACCATTTGTTGAAATTAAAGAAATGTTCTTTAGATCTTCTTCTGTTTCAATTTGTTCTTTATTGTGCTCAAAATATTGAACAATCTGTTCAATTGCATCATCAATTCCAGATTTCAATTTTGTTGTTGAAATGGTTCCAGCATATCTTGTTTCTTGATATAACTGCTCCAAAATCTCTGTTAAAAAGATAATTGTTGAAGTTGTCCCATCCCCAGCTTCATCCATTGTCTTTTGGGATGCTTGTGTCATACAATTTTGCAATTGCCTTTTCCTGGGGAGTTGACAGAGAATCAATCAGTGCTTTTGCCACCGTGATTCCGTCCTTGGTAATATAGGGATTTTCTTCCCCCATGATCACATGCTGACCTTTTGGCCCAAGGGTTGCACCAACTATATTCTTATATGTTAAGCACACATTTCTAATTGTTTCTAAAAGTTGTTCCTTCTCTAAAATCATTCATCACCTATAAATTCTAATTTATCGCCAAGAGAAACTCTATTCCTACTTACCGTCCCGCTCTTACATTCTAGCACATATTTGCATTCTTGTCCAAATAAAAATAATTTTTGTTCATTTGGCTGACATTGTGCATAAATTTGCTGAACAATAAAATTTTCATCAAGACCAATCATATCAATTGGAAATTTCATTCCTTTCATTGTGAAATTTTTGTCTTTGCTTGTATCTTTTAAATAATCAAACAACATACAATAACCATTCGGCAAAAAGTTATAAGGTAAAAGTCCTTCAGCCTTTTCTTCATCAGATACTGCAACAGAAAATACTATATATGGATTGTTATTGATTTTTATGTGCATATAAATGAAAAGGGGTGGTATGCCCCACCCCTCTCCTATAGACCAATCATTTTAAATTGTTATGAAAGATTATTTGCCTTTCTTTGCTTGCACTTTCTTTTGAGCAGCAGTCAAACGACCATAGACTTCTTTGGTCAATTTGCGAACCAATCTTTCATGTGCTTCTTTCAATTGTTTTTTGGCTCATTGGAGGCATTTCTTCATCTTCTTCTGGAGGCATTTCACCACCCATATCGCCACCACCTAAACCACCTTCTTCACCACCTTCTAATGAATCAAGACCCATATCACCTTCTGGTGGAGCCATTTCATCACCTTCCATATCACCCATACCTTCTGAATCTTCAACTTGGACTTCAATTCCAAATGATTCCTGAGCAGCTTGTGCAACTTTTTGCAGAAGTCTTTCAATGCACTCTTTTCTGAACCGTCAGTTTGTGGGGCATCAGTTCCATCAACATCTGGTTCATCCATTGAAGGGTCTGAACCCAGATCACCACCTTCTGGACCAACATCAGTTTCGTCATCTTCCAACTCATCAATTTCTCTCAAGAGTCTTTCGATTTCTTTATCAAGTTTGGCTGATTCATTAATCTTTGCCTTACCTTTTGCTGGTAATTTAACTGGAGCATCTGAATCAGGTTGTTTTGCTGGTTTTAGATCACCAGTATTGTTGTTGGTCTTAATTGGAACTTTTTTGGCTTTTCCAGCAATATTTCCTGGAGTCTTTTGATCTGGACCGCTACCATCATGATTACCAGTTTCTACTTTGCCGTTACCTGGATCAATGGTTTCATCAACAGTTTCTTCTTCCTGAACTTCGCAGGAATCACCTTCATCAATCTGCTGCTCTTTCATTTCTCTTTCTTTTTTCTCTGAAAGAACTTTCTTTGAATATTTGCCTGTTCCAGAAAGTTTCATTAGTCGTTTAATTTCTTTATCTTCTAGCATAACTTGTTGTTTCATGTTAATTTGCACTCCTTTAAGTGATTAGTCTAATATAAATAGTTGGTGCTAATCCAAAAGCTTTCTTTTCTTAAGTTTTGATAATATCTTTTCTTCAAGCTGATGAACTGAGACATAACTTATTCCAATTTTATTAGAAATCTCTCTTAAAGATTGCGGTCCCTTCCTTGCTGAGATTAGACAACAATTAAAATCTTGTTCAGAAGTTATATAATATCTACAAGATTTAGATATGCATATATGTTCTTCTAATTCACAATATTCATCACACTTCATCTTCTTCCTCATTAAATGACACATCTTCTTCATCTTCAAAAAACTTATACAAAGCTTCGATTTCTTTTTTACTTAGAGTTTCACTGAAATCATATGAGACTTCTTTTTCGTAGATATCCTCATAAGTGTATGCTTCTTTTTGTTTGATGTCAAATTTTTCTATCTTGTTTGTTTCTTCTCTTACTTTTTGTCTTTAATCTTTGAAATATATTGATATTTCTCCAAAAATGGTCTAACTTGGTAGGAATCAACAATATGATGTTTTGTAAAGCTTAATAAGTTGGTCAATATGTTTATTGTCACCTTTATAATATTCTTCCATTATAAATGCCAAGAATCTATAAAAGTTTAACTTTTCTGATTTTGCTCTGATAAGAACATTTTCTTTTTGTCTTTCCGTGATTCTAAAAGATGTTCTTACTTTATTCTGTTGTTTCTTCTTCGTCATATATGTAATTACCAGTTTTTGATATTAAGTGAATTCTGCGAGAAGGCATTGAAGATTGACAAAACTCAAATAAAACACTTGGAAAAGGTGCTGAATTTTTGCTATTTCCAAACTTTAATCTTCCATGAACAAAATTGACAGAAACAGCATTATCAAAACATTTTTCAAAGTGTTTAGTATCTGTTCTTGATGGAACAAGTAAAAAGATCCATACTCCACCTTTCTTACTCTCTTCAATACATTTATCAACCCAAGATGAAATATCTGAATATGGAGGGTTGACAAAGACAGTTTCTCCTTGCCAGCTTCTGCTTAGACCATCATCTTCAAGTGTAAAATAATTATCACATTTATGATTTGAATGCGACGAACATGGGTCTAGCGTGAATCTCTCATATTTTCTATGCGGAGCACCCTTCATAAATTCTTCTTCAGAATAACCATAATTTAGTAGATTCTTTTCCAATCCATCAAAAAAATCTGTGGTGTTCCCCATTCATCTGAATTGGAGGTAAACAGTGCCTTATTTTTCATTTTCCTCTTATTGTAGAGACAGTAGATATTTCAAATGATTTGCTTCTTGCAACATCTCATCTCTGATATTCAATATATCTGTATCCGTCTTTTCATCAAATATGGAACTCAACTGGTTCAACCCTGAAATGAATTCGTCAATATAATCCAAAACATTCATTTGATTTATATTTTGAAGCTTTATTGAATTTCCGCCAAACTGGAATTTTTCTCCAGCAGTTTGTGCTGAATTAACTGTCTTTCCCATTGACGTTTCGACAAATTGATCAATCAATGAACCAATGCTATCATACTTTTCACCAAATGCTTTATGTCTTGCATATGATCCTTGTCTGCCAGTGGAATATTCTCAATTGTTGTTTCAAACTGAACCAGTCTGATTATTATTTCATTCATTCTACACCTTCTTTTTCCACGTTTTTGAAATCAATTGACCTGTTTCTCTCTATGTTCTGCGCCACTTCTTGAAGGATAACAGCCAAGATTTTCCTCTTGCCTTTCTTATTCTTTTTGACAGATTTTAGACAATATTTATCACCAACTTTTACAATGATTTCAGATAAAACTTCCTCAATTATTTCTTTTATTTCTTCTTCTTTAATATGTTCCATCTCTTAATGATTTCCTCATAGAATTTTTTGCATTCCAGAACAAATTTTTGCATTTTGTGGGTATCATAAAGAATTTCATTATTAACGACTCTTCTTAATATGTCACCAAGTCGAAGATACGCCGAATCTTTGAATGGCCACATCCAATAATAACTTCCAGTTGTGAAGTTCCTTGCCATTGTCTTGGTGTCTGGAAGTCCGCCCAAAATGTAAGAATATGATGGCATATCATTGATAACATTGTATAGCCTCTCAGTTTCCCAATTCAGTCTCCAGACAGACGGAACTGGAAATAGAAAAATCAAAAAATCCAAAAACCACAAAATTTAAAAATGCAAAAAATAGATTAGCAGGAGATAGAATCTGAGGCATCAAATAGGATGAAGAAAACGCATAATCCAGATTGTTCACGGTCAAACATATGTTTTAACAGCTTCACGAAATAATATTGCAACTTTTTAGGATATCAGTATAGTTTTCCCAATTATCTGGTAACTCATACTGTTTGTCCAGTTGTTGTTGTATAATTTGTCATGAATAACTTATTAAGAATAGATTTTACCCAATGTTTCAATTATGCGAGGATTCAGACTTTTTCACGACCTTAAAGTCTGGAAAATAGCTTCGATAAGAAATGTTTCTGTTCTTGCTAATGGCAGCATTGGCTTTATTCTCCCCCTTTATGATTTTATTACATCTGTTACCAAATCCACCTTGGCCTCTTTTGATTCTGTTCCTTCTGTATATAGTGACTCATCATTGCTTAAAACATTAAATGTTGGAAGGCCAGTTTTTAAATATTCTTTATATTTTTGGTATATTTCATATTTTCTTTTTTAGGTAAAGATCTGTTTCTCCATTATTTACTCGTTCATAAATTTTATCCATAACTGTTGGCGCTGAAATGACCATACTACAAAAGAACAAAAATCTATATTTTTCTTATTTTTTTGCTTACTTATACTAAGTTTTGCCTGATTGATCCACGGAATCTGGAACTCCAGAATTTCCTTCAATTTACTAATGAATGGCAACCCACCGCAGAAACCACATCGTAAATTGTATGTGTTGCCTCTTGCTCCCTCATATAGTTTAATCCCTATTGTTCCATCCCCGTCGTAGAATCCCCTTATAAAGTCGAACAAAAAAGGTTCTGGAATTTGTGGGAATTCTATAACAAGTGATTTTCTATGGATCCCACCAATACGCTCTATAGATTCTACCATTTTTTTTGAATGCTAAAGCACTTCAGAAAATTCTCTATTCTTTCGATCTTTAACCGTATTTTCTGACTCAACCAGACTGTTAAATTTTTCCAAAATATATCTGTCCTTTTTGTGGACTCCGATACCAATACTGGAACTAGACTTGTGTTTAATCAAATATCCATCAGCTATCCAAAACCCAAAAAAATATGCCATATCGGCACTCCAAACATCAAAATAGGATTCATTTAATTTATATTTTCTTCCACTTGGATCCCTAAGCCAAGGATAGCGGCTCTAGCAATTACTGTTCCTTTTGTTTTATTGATCTTCTCAGATATTTCTTTTGCTGAAATTTTTCCATAGTTTTCTTTCAAAAAATCTAATTGCCAATCTTGCCAGCATATTTCCTCGTTCTTTTTCATTAGTTTTAGCTTAATGGCTTTTTTGCCAACCGAGCTTTCTGTCCTTCCTAAAACTTTGGCAATTTCTGTGTATTCTTTAGTTTTATAATTATCAATTAAATATTGACATTCTTCTTGTGTCCATTCTTTGCGCATTTTTTGTCTCCTACATAATAAATAGTGTAGGAGAAGATATTTTACCACCCACTGGACGATAAACCGCCCTGTCTTTTTTCCCGGTACTTCTGTTTCTGAATATAAATCTTTTTCTAAATTTAGCTCATTAAATGTTGGTAATTCAACCTTATAAAAAACAAGCTGTGCAATTTTATCTCCAGGTGAAACAATTTGTGTCATATTCCCAATATTGTGAAGATTTACAAAGACTTCCAGATCATATCCACTGTCTACAATACAAGCTCCCACAACCAATGACTTTTTTGCTGCCATTCCTGAACGGTTCTTGACTTCGCAAACCCAACCATGTGGAGTTGCAACTTTTAACCCTGTTTGGAATAGTTTTGAATCGCCTGGTTTCATAACAACTGATGATTCTATTTCTGGGCAGAAAAACACATCATTTCCAGCATCACCCAGAATGTGCTCTTTCTGGCATTTTCGCATTTTCTCTAATTAACTGTATATCTATTTTCATTTATTCTCCTTCAATTTCAAACTCATCACTAATAAATTTTTGAATACATTCAATATATTTTCTTCTGCTTTCAGCAATTTTTTAATTCTTTTTCTAAAATAAGTTCTAAAGATTCCAATGTTCTCCAATACCAACTATAATTTCCATCAAATCTATCTTCATAACCAAAACTAAACCAACCTGGTGTTTTAAATTTTAAATAAAATTCATCTCGTATTCTTCAACAAAGGTATTTCCTGAACATATTTCATCAGGTCCTACATCTTCTTGAAACTTAAGATCTTCTTTGGAGAAGTCTCCAAATCTATGAAGATATCTTACGTCATCAACATTTTCGCACCAGAAATATTTCTTTCCTGACATTGGAAGAATGCTTGTTTTTAATTGTGTAATTCTTACTTTTGTAAACTCTCTATCCTTACAATAGATAAGATGATATTCTCTATCTTCTTCATATTCATATGAGCCACAGAATTCGCAAGTAAAACATTCATCCATATTTATTCTCCCTCTTTCAAAATTCTTCAATATCCTTGAGCCTTCTTGCCTTTCTTCAATTGTTCTTTCGATATTATGTTTTATTTGTTTAAGAGAAATAATATCTCTTTTAAAATCATAATCCTCATAACCTATTGGTGGCGGAATATAACGAACAAGATACCATCCTGGTCCTTGGAACTTATATGTTGGATATGACATTGGAGTCAAAATTTCTTCAGTTTTATCATTTCTGCGAAATGTTCCAAATTCATATAAAAAATCAACATCTTCTGCGTTTTCACAATAAAAGAAATTGTCGCTAGAGGATTTCATGACTCTATGCTTTAATTCAAGGATTCTCTTCCTTTTTTTGCACATATCTTCATGTTCTTTAATATATTTTTCTATCCATTCTTTTTTATAATCTTCTGGCCAGCTATCCTCATGACCGCAATCACATTTATATTCATAACAACCTGGGATTATTACTTCTCTTGTTATGACTTCTCTTTTTTCTTCAATTTTTTCTAATGGCATAATATCCTCAAATAATAAACGAAAAGAGGGCCTTCTCAGACCCTCTCAACATTGTACCAGATTTTTATTTTATGTGCAAATAAACTTAAATTTACACAAGAGAAACCTTAACATAAACACCTGAATTCCAAGATGAATCTGGTGCAGTTGCTGTTGTAAATCTAATTTCAACACCACCTGTCACTGATGCAGTTGAAATAACCATTGCACCAGACACAATTGTATCATTCAAAGCAAATGCTTCATAACTTGAAGGAACTGCATTAGCATTGACATAGAATTCCAATTTATCTGCATCTGTTGAACCAGAAACTCCCATAAAAGCGTATGAGATCTGAATCCGTGAACCAGTATATGAGCCAGTTAAATGTGAATTAAAAGTAATTGAGGTATCTGATGCTGAAACTTCATACCAACCTGGCTTTTTAGCTGAGAAACCGTTTTCTGATAGAACAACCAAATTTTTTCTTCCAGTTGAAGATGAAAGAGCAACTTCTGCTGTTGTATGAGTCCCAGCTTCTGATGGAAGATAATAAAAATAGCTGCTTGTTGGATTGATTGCTGAAGCACTTGGAGTTGCTGCCAAGCTGCTGAAGCTGCTGTTTCCAATGCAGTATACCATGAAGTTGCCAATGCAGATTTTTCTGTGTTTGTTAACAAATCACCATTTGTAAAATCTGCATTTACAGAACCACTTTGATATAGTCCATAATCATATAAATTTGAAAACGAAGTTTCATTTGGATCTGCTTGAGTTAAGCCAACATTATCAATAACTCCAGCCATTACTTTTTTTACTTTAAATCTATTCATCTTTAGAGTCTCCCATTGCTAGAACTAAATAGTTTTTAGATTTGCAATGGGAGAACTTTTTAAGATAATAATTTCCACTCAGAATCAGGGTTTTTAGAAGAAACTCCCCAAGAGTCTTTCTTCACATTTGCCAAATAAGCTCTATGAAGATAAATCTCTGTATCAGAGTTAACATTCCACACTTTCATTGCTGTCATATTTCCAGAAGAATCCATACATTCAAGCAAATAATACATCTTTTGATGTTTTGGATGTATATTTATCCTCAATTGAAATTGGAATAAACCATGCTGGGCCTTCATATTCCTCTGGCTCTTTCGCGATTGAACCAACACTTGGAATATCTGAATTTAACAACTTTTTGATCATTCTTGGATTCATAACCAATTCGATTGGATAAACACCAAGCAAAGATACCATATTATCAATTTTTCTTGTTTTGAGAAGTCTTTTTCTTCTGAATATGCAAGAATGAACCTCTTTGAATTTCTTCAACGATTGTGGCCTATCAACACCAAAAGATGCCCAGAAGTGTTTATCTCCTGTGAATCTTTCATCTTGAAGAGATTTTAACGCTCCACATCTTGCCATTGCATCAATACATTTCTTGTTGACCTTTGTTTTTGACATATTTGGATTGAAGAGAATTTCTTCAATTGCCTCAAATGGTCTGAATTCTAGAATTTGCTGAATTGCTGCCTCTCCAAGACCTTTAATTGCAACAAGTGGAGTGTATGCAACTTTGTCCTTAACATACCAATTATAGCCTTGAGATTTATTAACATCTGGTGGAGAAATTTCATATCCATATCCTTTGATCAGGCTTAATTGCTGCAACTTTTGAGTCATCCTTTTCAGATTCTTTGTCAAGATATGCAGCAAGCCATTCTTCTTCATAGTGTGTTAATAGCCAGGCACATTGAAATGATAGATAACTATATGAAATTGCGTGACTTTTTGTTAAATCCGTATGCGTTGAAGAAAACAATTGAGTCCCATAAATCTTGTGTATCTTTCTGGGAAAGACCTTTCTCCATTGCGCCATCAAAGAATTTTGTCTGGATTATGTCCAATTCTGAACCCTTTCCAACAACACCTTTCTTTGTTAAGAGCTTTCTAAGTGAATTACCTTCATCAAGCGAAATATCTTTTCCAAGTTTATGCGTGCCAACAAAGCAATCTGTTCTTGATAGATCAAGAATCCATAAGTGTCTCCAAGAGCTTCTTTAATTAAAGGATGCTTGAAAATAATTGTTTTTGGATTATCTTTAGCATAAACATAATCTTTATCAACATTTACAGATAATGGGCCTGGGCGATAAATACTAGTAATGTTAGAAATCTCTACAAGAGATTCTGGTTTAGCATTCATGCAGAATTGTTGAGCATTCTTCTCAGCAAATTGGAATGTTCCAATAAATTTGCCACCTTGAAAAACATTTTTATATGTTTCTTCATCAGATAAATCTAATTTCTGCTCAGTCAGATTATCTTCATACCATTCCTTAATTTGATCAAAAGTTGGTTCTTCAATGCCTTGATTTATCAAGATTCTGCGAATGCACCCTTCAATCATTCTTAATGATGCAATACCAAGAATATCAAATTTAATAAACCCAAGAGGTTCAAGGTGTCTCAAGTGTTGCCCTTCTGCCCAAGGAGACTGAATCACACCACCAGAAGCAACCAAAGGCATATTCTCATCAAGATTTTCAGATAGAATCACGCCACCAGCATGTCTAGATTGAGATTTAATCTGCCCTAACAAAGATGGAATAAATTTTCCAACTTGAGGATATTTCCGAATAAATGATGCAAATGATGGAGAATATTGGATATATTCCTCATATGTTGGAGTATAAACACCAGCAGTTATATCGTTTGCTCTCTTGGCTTCTGGAATTGCCTCTTCATCCATTTTCATTGTTACGTTGTTTACTTCTTGATATGGAACATCATAGAACTTAGAAATATCCTTTACAAGTGATTTAAGCTGAAAAGTGTTCCAATTGGTTATTGGAATCAGCTGAATTTGTGCCCCATTTATCAATGAAATATTCCTTAATCTGCATTGGATCAGAAACATCATAATCAATATCTGGATAATCCTTGGCATTTCTTTTCTCAAGAATCGTGAGAATTGTAGCCCCCAGCGAATTGGATCAAGATGTGTGATCTTAAGAGCATAAGATAATAAAGAACCAGCCGCAAGAGCCTCTACCAGCACCAACCAATTGATAATCTTGTGTTTCATCAGAAACCAACTTCATCGATCAAAAAATACTTGCTGAACTTTCTCATCCTTGATAACAGACAATTCCTCTTCCAGACGATCAATGTATTCCTTTAATATCATGACCCAATCCTCTTGTTTTTAACCCATCAAAAGCTAACTCAGCAAGAAAATCATCTTATTTTTATTATCTGGAACAACAAGGATGGCAACTTTGGAGTTGTGTCAATCTTGATAGTATCAATCATTTCATGAGCAATTTTATATGTGTTGTCGATGATTGAAGGATAAGATCCCTATCATATTCAACATCATACATTTTGGAATATTTCTCAAAAGCTTCCACCATCTGCTCATAGTTCTTGGGATAGATCTGATATGACATATCATCCAGCGAATCTGGAAGAGCCAAGAAGCTATCAGAGTTTCCGCCCTTTGAAAGTCTTGAAAGAGATTTATACAGTTCTCTGTCCTTCCACTTGTCAGGACTTGGATAATGGCAGTCATTGGTTGACACCATTGGAATTGAAAGCTGCTTTGACAACTTGATCAACATCTGATTATAAATGTGTTGTTCCTCAATGCCATTCCATTGCATTTCCAGAAAATATTTGTCCCCAAAGATCTGCTTAAACTTGGAAGCCATTTCAATTTGCTTCTTATAAACATCTTCCAGATTATCATTATGCCAGAATCCTGTGTTTTAATAAAGCTGAACCTAAACATGCACTTAGCGCACTCAATCCTTCAGAATGTTTCTTGAGAAGATCAAAATCCATTCTTGGGAAGCGGTAAGAAGTTTCCTGGCTGATATGATGTTGATACAAGCTTGAATAGGTTCTTTAAAAGCCAACTTCATTTTGAGCAGAAGAACAAGATGAGATCTCTCATTGAGAATATCTCTTGAGGTTCTTGTTTTTTATCTTCCTCATTCTCAACAACAAGACCAGCTTCATCGCTGTCATCTGATTTCTTCCTTACATCTTTGTTTTGAACATAGAATTCATTCCATTCTTTTGAGATCTGGATGAGTAATGCTTCAACACCATGAATTAGCTTGAAGTTCTTTCCTTCTGAATTCATCTTCTTATTGTGAAGATATGCATATGAGAATCCTGCCATCGTTCCATGATCTGTAAATGCATGGGCATCAAGGCCGTTGGACAAAGCATAATTCATGTGTTCTTCTGGAAATCAAACCCATCTCCAACTGACAAAACAGAATGGGCATGGAGGTTTACAAATTTATTGGTCATTGGTTTTTGCTCCTAAATTATTTTGATTACCCATTCTTCCAGTTCTTCTCTAGACATTTTATCTGTTATTTCATGCATCATCTCAAGAAGAAGCGCCATATGATCTTGATCAACAAATCTTGTGCCTTACAAGCAGAACAAAGCATTAGATACCTGTTATTAATTGGTTCCATTCTTGAATAATTTTGTCTGCAAAATTCCAAGAAGAAAGGATCCCAAATTCTATGATAGAAGTTTTTCCCGCCTTCTTTAAGACAGTCTGAACAAATAATTATTTTATCAGCCATCTTCATCCTCATCATTATATTCAAAGCCCCAGAACTCAAGGAGTTCATAACAACACTGACAAATTCTGGATTTTCTTCCTCAACAAGTGCTAGTCCAAATGTCCGAATTAAATCTAGTTTTTCTTTTGGAGTTATTTTCATATTATTTCCAAACTTTGCACAATTTTCAACTTCTTTTGTATAAAAATAAAGACTTTAAATCATAACCATCTTTATTCCATTTTGCAATGGATTCAGTTTCTTTCAGAATTTGGTTCATTTGTAAAATGCATATTATTACTCATCATTTTCCTCGTTCTCATCAACTGGCACAAGCAAAAACTTGTGAATCTTTATTCTTTCTTCTCTGCTCTTTCCATTGAGTGTTTTGTTCCACCAGAAACTTCATCCCAAAATGCCCACATTTCATCAGCAATATCAACCATTTCTTGGTTTCTTTTGAAGCCAGCACTTTTATCAATCTTTCCATCAATTTTTTCCATTGCGCTAGATATCTTTCATGCAGGAATTTTAAGCTCGTTGTAGCACCTTGTCTGCGACCATATCTCGGGAGTTTTTGCAAGCACCATGAATCAACAACCAAATCTGGATATTTTTGCTATATATTTTGGAAGTGCATGCACTTTAGAAACACTTCAATATCATCATATTTAAACAGAGGATCTTTCTTTGTTTTTTGATCTTTATATTTAAATCTTGACCCACTAATCATTAATTTCCACAACAACCCCTGAATTTGGTGAATTCCCAAATTATACATTACCATATATCCTCGATAAAAATTATCGTTCTTCTCATCCTCTGAGGAACACATATTGCAAGAATCTATATCCTTAACAATATCTTCTTCTGAATCCCCAGATGATTCATCACAGCACATGACAACTTGTAAGATTCTTCTTCAACTTCCTCTTGAGTTTTATCATTTCTTCTTTGCAAAATAAGATTGCAAACTTCATGAATCAGATCAATATCTGATATTGTTTCTGAACTGCCAATATTGTCGGACCAGGGTCAACTGGTTGATTCTTCTTATAAACAAGGACTTGAATATCAAATTTTTGCAATATAAGAATTATCTTTCTTCTAAACTTTATGGGAGAGCTTTTCATTTTATTCTCCCATATCATCCAATTTCTTATTCCAAGAAAGACAGGAAATCTTGATTCCATCATTTGAAAACTCCTGGAATTTGACAGTGCAAATTTCTCCAATTAATGTGTCTTTAACTTCCCAAAGATAATCTTTGACCTCTTCGGAAACTGCTGGTCTTGCCTTAAATTCTCTTCCATCGTTAGTTGAAGAACGAATGCACCAAGAGAATTCTTGAATTCTTCTTCTCATATCCAACAATTTCATATTCTTCTTGAAGAAATTCTTTGTATTTGATAAGAGCATGCGTTCTTTTATTTTCTCATATCCAACATCAAGTTTTCTGAAGATTAATCCTTCATAGCTTTGACTTGAACAACTTCTTGAAAGATTTTAGCAATTGTATCTTTATTATATTCTTCATAATATGTTGCAACAGGGAATAATGATTTGAATCTGTTTGCAAACAGTGGAACATCTGGATTTTCAAAGGATCTGTGTCAAGATTTATTCTAACTCTTAATGCTCTTGCAATTTGGTTAAATCTTGTTTGAAATTTATCTGGATGTATGCAATCATAAATATGATATTGAATCTTGTCAGCAGTTGCTTCAACTTGGAGATTAACAGACTTTCTAACAAGAGAAACAATCTCTTGGAACGATATCTCATGGTTATAAAGTTCTCCGTCAACCCATTCAATAACTGGAGGAACGAATTCCTCTTAACTCTTTTAATTGTTCTTCAATATGAGGACAACCAACAATCTTCTTTCCTTGTCTTGAATATAATTCTCCTGTGTTAAGATTTCCAAGGCATCTTATTCCATCCAATTTTGGCTGGATTGGCGATTTCCATTGCTTCTCTCAAATGACCTTGAGAGTCATGAAATTCATATGCCAGCATTGGTTTTGGAACTTGTCTAGTTTCATTCAACTCAATATCTTCCCAGTCTGTTTTTTCAACAATGACATAGCCACCATCAAGTTTTTTGTTTACCTTTCCTCTAGCTTCAACCACAGCTTGTTGTTCTGGAGTTGTTTCATTTGTTCTGCCTTTGTTCTTTCCCTCTTTAACAATCTGTTCCAAAACTTGTTGCTTTCCGCCAGATGTTCCCCAGGTATAAGTTATGATATTTGAATCAATTTCACATTGCCATATATTATGTCTACCATTTTCTCGTTTTTCTAATTTTATATACATTGTTCCCCTTCATCTTTTCACTTCTATCACCTCAACATTTTGGGATTGAGGTTTCTTCATCTTCTTCATATTTTTCTAATAATATCCAAAGGAACCTTGTGGACATTTCTTTCAAAGAGCAGTTTCGCATCTGAACAATCAAAATAAACATATTGGACATCATACCCATACATTTCTGCCAATTCAAGATAAGGCTTTCTGTGAGATTCAAGAATATTTGTGTTATCAATAATGATGTTTGTCTCATTCATTCTCATGGCAATTTCCGCATCAAATCTGCACTTATCATGTGCCTTTCCCAACAGAGCATAATCAAAGTTATAATTTCCCTTATGATCAATGAAGAAATTATCCGCAGAGCAGACAACTCTATTGTTGATAGCAAATCTATCTTTAATATATGTGCTCTTGCCGCTGCCTGGCAAACCAATCATAATTATCAAATTCTTATTCATATTAAACCTTCTGATATTTAAAAGCGTTTTTGATGTTCGCAATGAAAAATTTACCACACGATTCGGCATTTTCCAAATCATCTGCAAGTTTTGCTGGAACTTCAAAATATTTGTATTTTGAACCATTTTTGAACTGAACAACCAGTTCTTTCTTTACATCATCATATTCAAATCCTGCAATTGATGAGGATTCTATCTTCATTTAGTATCACCTGTTTCATGTTCTACGTCTCCTTCTGACATTATAGAAGGATCATAACATAGAACGATGGTCTTGTCAAGGTCTTGACTTATGTTCCCAGCACTTTGTCTTAGAAGTGCTCTTTTCAGTAGCAAGTTTTCTTCTTCCAGTTCTTCAATCCTCTTGTTCTTAAATTCATCAGATGATTCAACCATTGAACCTGATGCCAGAGCAAAAGAGACAATTGCCGTTGCAATTGCAAGACAAAGAATCAAAACTCCAATTCCAAAAAAATTTCCACTATTTTTCTCCATTGTTTATAAATTTAAGCCTTGGATAAAAGTAATAGAAATCCAAAGCATTTGATGTAAACAATTGTTTCATACTTGTGCCAATGCTATTGGAATCAATTGTAACAATATCTCCAACAATATCGACTTTTGATGCAACATCCTTTAAAGCAGAATATATCTCAGAATATTCAAAATTTTTAACTCCTCTCCAGGTCTTTTTGTATGGTGCAGGAATATTTGAATCATTATATTCACCAATCTGCGTATCCTTATTCTTTTCATCGAAAAGTTTTTTCATTTCTTTAAAGTTGTAAGTTTCCTTAATGATAGCAAGATCTTTCCATGATATAATAAAAGGATATTTATTGTTTGTCAAAATTGACTTTTCATCTTTCTCATAATAGTATGATTTATTATCGTTTTTTACAAATAATTTTCTTTCCCTAATAAAGCAGCTCTATTGTTAAATAAACAATCAGTAAATGTAAAATAGAACTTCTCAAATTTAAATAATGGAGATTCAGAATTCTTTGTTATATTATTGACAAACGATGGAATATAAAGAGATGAATAAACATCAGAAAAAGCTTGCCAATATTGTTCGGTATGCAACGGAATTGTATAAACTGGAACACATCTTCTTGCATCATCTGGGAAAACACCAAGCTTATCGTCATTTGGTTCTGTCAATGGGTCTTCTACATATTCAAATGTTTTCATGTATTGATTATAAAATTCAATCAAATGCCAAGGAATCACAATAAAGATGGTATCACATCCTGCCACAGCAGCTTCAAATACTTTCGCATGGAGTATGCTCTCCTTATTATTGATTGGAAGCCACCAAACAGGTATAGCTGGCTTCTGTAGAATTGTCTCATCTACAAAAACCAGCCCAGCGATTCTGGCCTTTGAAATTGGGTATTCTTCAACTGTTTCCATACATCTTTCCTGCTTAAATATTTTTCTTTATTTTTTGAAATATGAGTTACTCTTTTTACCCAATCATGTTCAACATTTACTCTTTTTGACAAGAATTCCGAAAGAGCAGAACTTAAATCTTCTCATAATGCTTTGTTGAAACAAAATAACTTCCTTGTTTAAGGGTATAAAGCGTTTCTTCTTTCTTCTTTATGACTGAATAAGAGTTATAAACCTTTGGAATCTTATAAATATAAGATATCTTTTTGAGATGATGATTTCGTCTTTATGTTTACACTTAGCATTTTGTTTGCTGAAAAATAGAGACAACTTCCATCATTCATTCTCAGTTTGTAAACTTTTTCATTATATTTACTTACCTCTGCACCTTCTGCATAAAGAATCTTTCAAAATATGACATATAAATGTAAATAAATTGAATAAGTTCTTGTTTATGAGCAAGTATGTTTTTGTTGATATCGAGATTGTTTCTTTTCTTAAAGAATTTCTCAAGATCTGAGAAAATTGATGAATACTTGATAAAATCAAATTCAAAATATGATTCTTCTTTCAATACAATCAGAGGAAGGTTGTTATAAAACGCATATAAATATGATTCAAAACAACCACCAAGTACAACTGTATCAAATTTAAAATCAATCATTTTTTAACAAATCATCAATCATTGGGAATAAAGTTGAAATAACCTTGGCAATTTCCAAAGCAACAACTCTATGTTCTTTTTGAGTTGCAACATCTGTTCTGAGTTGAAGATAATGAATCCAAGAGCGGACTGGACCTTTAAATATAATCTTGTCTTAGTCAGTCCTTCTGGAAGAACTTTTCTTTGCGACTTCTTTGCAATACCTTTATCTATGGCCCACTGATAGGCTTCAAAAGCCTTGTCAACCACCCCTTTTGGTGTTCCTTCCACTCAAGCTGGAGAAGTTTGTCATCTGTCTCAATAGAATTTTGGCGATTCTTCATGTCCTGAAGCCTTGCCTCCAGAAAGAACAAACATTTCTCCTAAAGCTGCAACGTCTGAATATCTTTGTGAAAATTCTTGTATTGACAGCGATTTGTGTCGAATCATCTGTCTTGATATATCTTCTTGTTGTTTCAATCTCAAAGCAAACGTCTACTTGCTCAAGGGGGCTCCAGTGGGCGTGTTTTATTAGGTATTTTACTAGTTTCTCAGATGATTCTGTATTCATCTGATTTGCTGAATTTGACACTCTTGCACAATAGGCAATCAAGTCTTGGGCGTTATTTTTAGCCCTTCTTTTTCTAAATTCTTCGAAGGCTGCGTATATGACACAAGTTTTACAAACTTTATGTCATCATTAATATTTTCTTGTTCCATTCTTCCTCTTTATTGTTCTTTTTCTGTTATCTTCTGTACCGCAATTTTTGTTGCTTCTACTGCCAAATTTGCTCCAAGAATTGTTAAACCAAACCCAACAACCATTGCTGCACCAACAGCAACAACTGGTGCAACACAAATGGCAATCCCAGCCATTAATGCAGTATCAATTAAATTAGGTGTGGATAATCCTTTAAACATTTTCTCTCCTTATCTTGACCTGTGTTTATATTATAACACATTTTTGCATAAGGTGCAAATTAATAATCAAAAATGATGGGATTTGTTGGGGATTGTGGAGATATACCAATATTTCTAGCATAGATATCCCAAATTTTATCCTGTTTGGCAAGATTATAAATTGAATTAAATAAATTAACTGTAAATTCAAAGCAGTCTTTCTCTAATTCTCCAGGATATTCATTGTAGTTTTCAGAAGTCATCAAATGAAACTTGAGAATAAACAATTTTGATATTTCTGCAAGATATTGCTTTTGTTTGGAATCTATAACAATATCAAGAATTCTATTCATATCTTTATTTGTAAGTAAAGTTCTATTTTGATCCCAGTTAATTCTTGAGTCTGCAAGATATTCGTTTGTTATTATTCTTCTTGCTTCTGGGACATTTTTTCTTGCCTTGTAGTAAGAAAGTTGTGTAATTGCAAGATCTCTAAGCTGAAGTATTGCTGTTCCAACCATTTCTTTTACTTTTGCAGAGTCTACCTTTTTCATTAAAGGAATAAACTTTGGCATTTCGTACCAAAATATTTCTGCTTCCACTCCGTCAAACGTAAATTTGGTTCTTCCTGAATCAAAAATTGTCATTTTATTCTTACTATGTTTTTTAGAATAAAGATTTCTTTCATTATCTTGAGCACCAAGCAAATCAACATCAATTAAAGATTCGTCTGCCTTATAAACTGATTCATATGATTCATAAAAGAATTTAATTGTATGCTCATTTTCAAGCTCTAATACAACACCAAAAGAACCTTCTCCAAGATAATTTGTTATTTTATATTGAGTTAAAATTTCTGTTCTTTCCACAAGCCAATAAACAATGCCATGGAATAATTCTAGCTCATATACTTTTCTGTCTTTTATATCTGTTATTGCATCCAATATTGGTTTATAATATTTATCAATAAAATTGAGAATCAAACCGTCAAGTTTTGAACCTATGACGACTCGATTATGTTTTTTGATTAAAGTATCATTTGGAATTGGATTTGGAGCAAAATCATCCAATGAAAATTGTTCATTCAAAAGATGATTTTTCCAATTATAGAGATAACCCATTATTTACCAATATCTTTTACCTGGCCAATGCATATTATCATCTGGATTGTCAGCATGATATGGATCTTCCAATGAAGGTTCATCTTCAATTCCGTTTGTTACATCATCCAATCCAAATTCATCGTCAAATTCATCTTCCTCATCATCTTCATCTGACCATCCAAAATCATGTTGTTTATCCCAAGGTTCTTCCAACGAATCAGGATCTTCAAAATCTTCTTCATCATCAAAATCTTCATGAGTCATAGTTAGATCATCATCTTCTGGGTCTTCCCACCATTCTGGTTCATGCTCATTTTCCTCAAAATCATCTGCGCCTTCCAATGCATTAAAGTTGTCAACTTCATCAAGCTGAAAATCATCATTATCATGAGCGCCAATTGGCGAACCTTCGACTGCGCCAGCACCCATTGCATTTTGTTCAGTTAGATATTTCTTCCAGTTCTTTGAATATTTTGAGTTTAAAAGTTGATTCATTTGTTCTTATCTCCATTCATACCTTAAATAGTTTGGAATGGCAAATTTCTTCTCGCAAGAAACCATTCAGGTATTTTATTTTTTGGATAACGAATTCTTTCTTTTGTTGAATAGTAATCTCGATATGATTTAACTGGATTACCTTCTATTTTAAACTCATCTGGCATTGCCATTTTTAATGGCGTTGATTCAAATTGTGGGAATAAATTTGAATCTGTCATTTCTAACAATTGACTATAAACTGCTTGGCATTTATGAGTTTTTTCGAATCTTTCTGTATATTCTTCCAGCATTGCTTCAAGATGAAGCATAAGATTCATATAATTTGTAAAACTCTCTGCTGCCCACAAACAGCTTGGATGGTTTGGATTAAAGGATTTATATGGTGCCTTTTAATCCAAATCCATTCATAACTGTTGATCCAATCTGGCAAGATTCAAGAATCATCTTAACAACTCGATAATTATCTAATTCTCTTGCTGAAGCCGCCCAATCAATTTCACCAGTTTCTTCATTTCCGCCGATTGCAAAAATATTCATGTTTCTCCACAGTAAGATCTGCTATAATATTTGTGGGAGGAACAAATAATACTTTTATTTGTTCGCCTTCTAGGGCGATTTCAACTAAAACTTCAAAACCATTTTGCATCACAAGTGAATGCTTTGGTTCATTTAATCTTTCAAACATTTTGACGTTAAAATCAAATGATTTTTTAGGAGACTTTGACATAATCTGTCCCATAAAAGAATCATCTTCCTGGTCCACTGGATCAGTATAGCTGTTATCTACATAAAATGCAAGATAATTTTGTTCTAAGATGCTGGAAACTGAACCAATTTTTTCAAAATTAATCGTCTTCATCTTCACCTTCTGAATCGTTTTCCTCTAGACCCAGAGCCTTAAAAACTTCAGTTTTAATTGTTGCTAGGTTATCAAAATCAATCTCTTGCTTAAGAAGAGAATATGCTTTATCTGCAAGTTTAATTTCTTCTTTGGTTAGCCAGTTGTTATCTTTATAATTTTTCTTAGTATCTCTCCGTTGTTCTTGATATGGTTTGATACAAGCCTCAATTTGAGCCATTGAACGAATGTAATTTGATAGATGTTCTTGTTTTGTTAATTGACTTGCCATTTTTTCTCCTATATTATCCTAAAAGTAATGTTTTTTTCTTTTGCTCTTGTAGAGAGCGTAACCTAATATCTATGTCTTGCAACTCGCCACTCAGCAAAGCTGCATCTTCTTTTGCTCTTGTGTCTATATGATACTCTGAAGTATCCATCTTGTCAAGCACCGTCTTTCTTCTCTGCTCAAGCTGGAAAATCAATGTATCTAATTTATCTGCATCCATTGTGTATCTCCTATTTCTTTTACCTCAAATTGCACTTCAAGGTTCTCTTCCATTGTAGATAAAATATAATTATTGAAATAATCAAAATCAATAATATATCTATCATTTATAACTATATCAAATTTTTTGTTTTTTTGCTCACTTTTAATTAATTTTACAGAAACTATCATCTTTCTCCTAATTTGCCTAGCTGGTAATAATCAACCACCCTTGGAGAAAGATCAATTAGCTTGGATTTATCCAATTCAGATGATTCATAATAGTGAATAATTTTCTCTGGTCTTAATAGTGAACCATCATATATTCTGTTCACTTCTTTTCCTTCTTCCACTTCTCCAACTGGTATCTTAACAATTTTTATTGGCTTGTAACTCATATTAAGATTCTCCCATAATTTTTGGTGTTTGTGCCAAATAAACCTCCAGATAATCTTCACCTCTTTCTATTGAGATAAAATGCCTGTCTAGAGAATCATCTTGCAAAGTATTTGGTGGAAGAAAGGAATAAACCACCTTATAATCATCCAATGGAATGCCTGGAATTGATATTTTTAATTTTGAAAACTTAATTTCAACAATTCTCAATGTCCGAGCTTCTTCATCATAATAAGGAACAACCATTCCTTTCTTTGCCACCTCTGGAATAACAGAAAAATAGATTAAATTGTTTGTAGTTCCATTGAAATAATCTTCCAATTGTGGATATAAAGCTGGATAATACTTCCGCACATATTCTCTTGTCTCTTCATTACAATTTAATAATCTGTTTCCCATCTTAACACCTTGTTTTTATTACTTAATTTCACAATTTTCTGTAATCAATTTACACATTTTAACAAAATATTCTTGAGAGTACGTTCTTTTCATAAAATTAACATCTTTGTGAACCCACTGAATATTTCCAAGAATATATCCCTTAGAACTATCAATTCTATCAATTGACGCTGTTGAATATTTTGATGTATTGCTTATCACAATGTCTAAGCCGCTTAAAGCACATTTTTTCTTGCCTTAGAAACAAATCCCAAGCATCTTGAATTGTTATTTCTACAGGAATTCTAGCTCTAGTAGTCTGTTTTCTCTCTCTAAGAACATGATTATACCACCAGTTTCCCGAAATATCGCCACATCCAGTCCATTGAGAATGTCTTGGCCCTTGTCTTATTGAAAGGCATCCGCAGGACTCAACAGGTGATTTTTTCCTTGTTAAATGATCTGAGGATACAACCTTTTCTGCTCCGCAGACACATTTACACAACCAAGTTGAACTGCCCTGCCTATTTGAAGACGCTCTACCCAAAACTGTCAAATTATGAAATACTTTTCCTGTTAAATCTATCAATTCTGCCATTTTATTTTCTCCTATTTCGCATTACTATAAATAGTGTTCGTTTGCGAAATAGACATTTTATACTACAGTGCATCCTCCTGCACTACAAGCTGCCTCTCCTTGCAAATCTGTCAAATCCTCAAATTCAACAACTTGTGTTAAATCAATATTTGACAGATTCTTAAATGCCTCTTCAAATTGTTCTTTTGTACAATCTTCAAAAGGTGCTTGAACATATGTTCCTGAATCATATGGCAAAACTGACAATCCTGTATATGATGATCTATTATCCCACATCCACTGTCCCACGTCAACCCATTCACCATCCTTGATCGTCACTGTGCAAGAAATGTTGTTGGTGTTGTCGCCTCTATTATGACCAGGAAGAACCCATTCATTGTAAACCTTCTTAACTCTTTCCAGAAGACTGATTGCAGATTCTGTTCTCAAAGTTGCTCCTTCTGGAGCCTTTTGTGGAACTTCAATAACAGCTTGTAAATGTGGTTTAAAATATTCATCTTTTACCAATTCTGAATGGTTCAGAAATAGATGATGATATATCGCCTCATTTTTGCCAATTCTAACTCTTCTGATATAATAATCATTATGCCAAGCATGAATTCCAGATGATGTTCCAAGAACAATTGAACTTGTTCCACTTGGTTTGCATGTTGTAGTTCTTGCTGCTGGGTTTATTCCAATTAATTGTGCAACTCTCTTATTCGTTTCAGCAACGATCTTCGCTGCTTTTGTCATATCTAGTTTAAGAACATTTCCAGAAGCGATGCCAGTCATAGAAACACCAATTAAAGCTTCTTTCTCCGCTGTTCTCTTCCATCCATCTCTTAGATAATGGAAATCTGTATAGCTTGCTTGCAAAGTTGCAATAAATGCTGCTGCTCTGCATCTTTCTTCGTATTCTTCTTGAGTTGTCAAATCGCTTACATTGGTTTCCACTAGATTACAAAAACCTAATGATTTTAGTGAGATTTCCACACAAGGATTTGCGCCAATTTCTTTATTATTTGTCAAGAATAATCCTGGCTCACCAGAACCACCATTCTTAACCAATTCCACAAGTTTTTAAATACATCTTTTGTTAATTTATGTCTTAGAAGAACAGCAGAATTATTTGATCTCTCCTCTTGTGGATTTTCTTCCCACCAATCACCAGTCTTACAAGTCAACATTTCTTCATCATCACTCTGAATAGTGCAATGGTTGCAGATCTTCTTATTCCACCAGCCAAAACAGCATCAGCAATATGACAGAGAATGTCATAAACTTCAATTGGTTTTAGTTTATCACCATTTTCTTTTTGTTCTAATATTGATTCAATGTGGAATAGACACTCTTTGAGTGGTTGTGGTCCTGGAGCTTTGCCACCAGAAGTTATCAACTGTGTCCCTTTGGCCTAATATCTGAGAAGTCAAAAGTTAATTTTGATGTTCCTTCAAAATAAGACAAAAATAATGCCTTGACTGCATCTGCCCAACCTTCGATGCTATCCCCAATGAGATATCTTCTATTCCTTGAATTTGGTTTTCTAATTTCTGGAAGTTGTTCAACATGATGTTTTTGAACAGAATATCCAACTCCACAACCAGAAAGAAGCAAGAACATTGTCTCAGAAAACGCCTCTCACATCATCAATATTCATAAATGCACAGTTATATAATCTTGCTGGATTTACTTCAATTGGTTTTCCAGCAAACTGCATTGATCTCATTGATGGCAGAACTTTCTTATCATAAACAAAACCATATGCCCATTCAATTTCTTCCTTCAATTGAGGAAATTTTTTGATATGCATTGCTTTATTTCTATCTACCAATTCTTCCCAAGTTTCTCTTCTCTGTTTATCAGGCAAATACTTAGAATATTTTAAATAAATAATTAAATCTGACAACACCCTTTGACTTATATCCATTTTACTGATTTCTCCTATTATTATTATTTTTCTTCTTTTTCTCTTTTTTGTTCTTCTTTAAATTTATCATATAACTTATTTAATTTTTCTTTATACTTTCAGATGATTTTGCTTCTTCTTGAGAATTTTCAAGAATTTCAAATGTTGCAGTTGACAAATCAACTCTCTAATTTATAGACAATTCCATCTGGACCATTTCTATTCTTTGCGACAAAGATTTCCTCTTCCTGTTTCTTTCTGTTCTTGATTTCTTGATAGAGTTATGATCAGATCTGAAACGAAGCACTTTGCAAAGGCATCTGCGATTGAATCAAGAGTTAACATTTCTGAGTTATAACCTGAACGATTGCTCTGACTGGCTGTAATCATTGGACATTCTGATTCTTGAGCAAGCGCTCTTAGATCTTCGTAAATATCTTCTCTCTCTGTCCATTTTTCACCTCTTGCAACAGTTGGCCTCAGAGATCTCCATAATCAACAATAATTAAATCTGGCTCAAATCCAGATGTTCTTAGCCTAGATAAATGAGCCCTCAATGTCTCAACAGAAGCTTGTTTGGCTGGATACTGCTTAACAATTAACTTTCCTTGAACATCTTTAATTCCCTCATAAACTTCATCTTTGTTCTCTGCTAAGTCCTGAAGAGGAATCTTTGTTATGCAAGCATCAAATCTTTTTGCGATGGTTGAGTCTAGCAACTCTAGGGTATAGTATACAACATTTTTCTTTTTAGCAAGGCTGCTGCTCCCATGTGGACAAGCATAAAACTTTTGCCTAGACCTGTTCCTGCAACAATAACACCAAGTTCCCCCTTTCCCAGACCACCATTAGTTAATCTATCAACCTCTTCAAATCCTGTTGTAATCGGATTTCTTGTTAGAAGTTTATATCTTTCCTCAAAGTCTAATTTAAAATCATGCCCAAAGTTATTGTCTGCTCCAAGTTTGAGAGCAGTTTCAATTAGCTTTTGATTTCATCAAATTGGCTCTTATTCAAAAGTTGTGCAGCTTTCATCAAGGCATCTTGCAGTTTTCTTTTCTTGCAGAACTCAAGAGATGCTTCCTTAACATATTCTTCATCTTCAAGCGGTTCTTCTGCTTGAATAATTGATAAGAAAAATTCTTTAACTTGTTTCTTTATTGTTTCTTCTTCACCATTTAATTCAGCTTTTATGATGGTTGTCATTGTTGATGAATTTGGATACATGCCATATTTTGACATATAATCACAAACATTCTATCAACAAACACTTTCAAATATTTTAACTCAAAATATTCAATATCTATAACTTCTGAAATTTGTCTGCAAAATGTTTTATCTGCAAACATACACTCTCCCAAGTTTTTCTTGGAAAGTCTTTCCAAATTTTGAAAAATCATTCTCAATTGCTGTCTTTTTGATTGTCATTTATTTTCCCTTCTTAAGCTTGCTCTCGTTATAAACGATGCTATTCATTGCACCATATAAAGCATCAAAGATTCCAGTTTGGGAAGCCATCATCTGCCATCATCGACAAAACTGTTGTTTTCTTGAAACCAACTGGATAATTTTCCACTGTATCTTCTATTACTTCTCTCGCGCCTTCATCAATGTCAAAGGAACATAGAGTTGCATCATCTTGTGGTTTTGTTGAATCAACTCTTCCCCTTCCATGACATTGGAATACACTTTCTGAGTGCTGCTGTCAGGATTGACAGTGTTCGATTACGCATCATGATAATTGGGGGTGCTCGTTGTTCTCGATAAGAAAAGGGAAGTCGTTTTGCCACAGTTGGAGGTCCAACTCTGTTTATCCCTGGAAGGTTATCTGATGCATCACCAACCATTGCTCTTGCCAATGCAAAATTGACTGGATGAATTCCAAACTCTTCAATCACTTTATCCCAGTCATATGTATCCTTTTGGACAGGTCTTTCTTGAATTGTTTTATCATCCAAGAGTTGAAAGAAGTCTTTATCTGCGGGAGACAATGATTCTTTTCATCATCTTTATGAGACTTTGCACAATTCCGCAATGATATCATCTGCCTCAACTTGCTCCATCATAAACTGAGCGATTGGAAGATTATTAATATAATCTATTGTTCTCACTTGTTGATACATACGATTCTGTTGTTCTTCTTCTTCTGTTAAGCCTGTTTCTCTATTCAAGCGAATTGGATGCTCTGCCTTCTTTGTAACTGAATTCATCTCTTTCTTTTCTTCGATGAACCTTCTCCATCCCAGACACATAGAGTCTGTCAGGTTTATATTTGTTAACTAGTCCCTGAATGGTTTTTAGCATTCCAATTATTCCACCAATTGGTTGTCCAGAATTTCTGGAAATAGTTGGATCTACTATATAATTTTTAATATAATGATTTGTTCCGTCTACAAGCATTACTTTCATTTATCTTACCCTCATTGAATAAGATGAGTCCTCAAGAAGAGGCTCTAAATATGGTCTTGATTTTGTTAACAGAACTTAATCTTCTGTTTCTTCTTCTGTTGTTGTGGATGTGGCTTTCTTCTTCCTCACCATCAAGAAGATAATGAGACTTAGGAATTTCCTTCCATTCTATCACAATTTATAGATCAACTCATCATCCATGATTGATATTACAGCTTTTCTAAACGAATCATCTTTTAACTTCGCAAGCCATTGTTTTTGCTGGAATTTATGTTCTGGTCCCATCTTCTGCAATGACTGTATACCAGAACCAGCTAGTCTTTACTCTATCTGAACTCTTTATTGCTGCAAACCAGCTTTCCTCATCTGAATTGCCACATCATTTGAACCCCAAAGAATCTTGAATGTGCAGACTCTTCTCAGTGTACCAAATCTTGATTTCTCAATCTTTGCTTTCACCTCAGAACCAATTGCAAATCCATTATCTGTATAAAAACAAATGAATCTTTTTAGCCTTTCTCACCAGTCAACCAAATTCTCAATGAATATGCATATGCTGGAGCTAGACACACCTGGGGTAAAATATGGTGTTGTTAATGCTTCTGCTGGAGTCTTTGGAATGTTTTGTCTTAAGCTGATTCAGAGGCCAATAAGGTTGACTGAGTATTCGCCAAAAGGTTGAATCAATTCTCTTGAATCCAAGGATCCGAAAGTCTTGGAATCTTGGCCAATAGATGGACTGAGGATTGAACTCATCGGACTCTCTTTCCGATTCTGATGGTGAAAATGCCAACGAATCCCAAATAATGAATACCTTTTCCGAGATTTTGGGCGAGAATTTCTTTGATTGTTGAAAGAACAAACTCCACTGTTGTTGCCTGACATATCAATGATTCAGATCCATTCCAAGAGCTTTCATGAATGGAGGATCGATTAAGATTCTGAATCTAATATACAGCGACTATGTCACCTTTGAGCATTTGCTCCAATATGGCAAGCAAGATAACTTTTTCCTGTGTACAATGTATTCAGCGATTTCACTTATTTTTACCAACAGGAATGCCTGCCATTTTCCCTTGCAAACAATTGAATCCAACCATCTTGATCCGGTTGGAATCCATTCAATCACTTCTGTTGGGTTATCTCTCATAAGGTTAAAATGCAAGATTATTGCCATTTTTCTTGTTGATTAAATCTCTAATATTTGTACTTTTTTTCACTTTTTGCTGATGTTGGGATCTCAACTCTTCCAGCAACAGTTTTAACTTTTTTTCCTGCCCATTTTTATACTTCCATTTAATAAAGGTAATGGCCCTGTTTAGGTCATCTTGACATTGTGTGTCATATTGTAACCTAAGCATGGGCACAATCTCTGTCGACCAAATCATTTGGTATTAATCTTCATCATCTTCAAGTTGTCTTTTCATTTCTTCTAATGATTTCGACTTGACCTTTTTCTCTGATGAAGCAACTGTTGGCTCTGGTTCATCACCCTGCTCATCTTTGTCATCGAGCTTTGTCCTGATCCTCCAACGGTTGGGTTCGGGTCAATCTTCAAGAATCTTTTTCAACTTCTTCTTGAAGTCTTTCTTTCAAACATGAGTTGTCCAATCAATCACTGTATCAACCCATTCTTGAACCATTGCCTTATTGGCTGAAAGAACAGAAGTCTCTCACGCCAATTCTGGGTTGGCCGTTCCAAATGATTGACCTGGAGCTTGGACAATTACCAATTTTATATCAGCACCGAGTGTCAGAATCTCGTGATGTGAAATCACCAACATCTTGGATCATTTACCCAATCTAGGAACTTATTATAAGTTGTTTGTGAATAGCCCCAAAGTTGGACACCTTCATCTTCTTGACCTCTTACGATCACTTTTTGAGAAATATCTTGGCTTGCTCTTAATTTCTTTTGCAATGCCCTTCTTGCTATCTTCGCTTCCTTCTTTGTAAAGCTTTGAAACCCACTTGCAAACTGCACAATCCTTCATTAAATTGTTTCTTTGGGCACAAGAAACCAACTTTTTCTCCTGCAACACCAAAGTGTTGATGATATTCTTTTTAAATGGATCACCATCATCACCATCATTTGGTGGTAGGGACTCTTACGACAGCATTCTGTCCTTTTGGACTCCAGTAATTTTGGTCCATTTCCTTTATTTGCACTTCCTTCAGCCGCAGCCTTCTTATTTTTCATTTTTTTCATATCTAAAGCCATTGTTTTACCTCTTTGTTTTTATTACTTTTCTTGTATAATTTTTGTTAATTGTATAAACAAAATAAAATCTTCATTTTTCTTATCCAACACGGAATAAGATACATTTTTGTACTTTTCTTGGAGATTCTTCACCAAGTTCTTGTTTTTAAATAAAAGACTTGAACTTCTTACAAAAAAATGATTTTGTTCCACTTCTTGCAGATCAAAGTATCTTTTCTCTGTCTTGTTCTTGTCCACACTCAGTACCCCTATTGTACCAATCCTGTAGATGTTGTCAATAGGTTCTTCAAACTCTCCAACCAACATTTCACTGGTTGTTGAGTCTAGTAAATAGTACACCAGACTCAAAAACCTTCTCGTTGATAGCATCATAATAACCGATCACAGAGTCTGTGTCAAGCTCTTTCTCCAACTCTTTGTTGCTCAGTAGATAAAGCTTGTTCAGTTTACCTGATCTTGCAAACTCTTGCAAGACATTGAACGCAATTTTGTCTTGGAGCAACTTGGATGCTTGTGCAGGAAGGCATTCTTGATCTCGGAACAACATAGAATACATTAATTTTGGTGTTTTTTAATTGTTCACAAATCTTCAGAATAATTCCACTGGAGTTTGTTCCTCCAAAAACAACGATATTGTTTGTTTCCCCAACAAAGTTTTGATCCAATTGTGGTTCATATTTTCTTTCAACCTCTTCCATTGATGAAGCTGGAAGACTTATCTGTTGGATTTCAATCAAACCTTCATATGTTTGAGGAATATTTATTTTCTTTCCTCCGAGAATAATTAATTTTATCATAGTGTTTCCATGTCCCTATAGTTAAATCCAATCTTTTTGTATTGACTCTTATTTTTCCATATAATGTATCAGAATAAATCTTTTTAATCTTCTTAAGATGCGACATTTCTTCATCCTTCATGTCCATCAAAACAGAATCATGCATCATACAAACTATATTACTTTTCAGTTTATTATCTTGCAAATATTGATCAATTTTTAATATTGAATTATAAAATGTGTCAGCAGATGTTGATTGAATTAAATAATTCAAAGCATGAAACTTATCGCATTCTAATTTTCTACCATATGGATTTGTAACAAATCTCTTATTGAAATATTTGTCAAGAATTTGTTGCTTGTTGTATATTTTATCAAATATATCATGTTTTTTATCGTTATAAAGCCAACCAAAAAACATGATTTTTACATCTTTTCTTTCATATTTATTATCAAGTAAATTCAAATGATATTCATGTATATCTTCTTTTGGCTGTTCTTGCCCTGAGAGATATATGAGGGTTCTGATATCAATAGCATTGAAATCTAATTCAACAAGAACATCATTTTTGGAATGATGATAACTCTATCTTCTGTGTTCAAGTTTGATATTGGGAAACTATGATTTTTCAACGATAATCTACCTGTTTTTGAACGTATATCATATCTAATATACTTATTAAGATTTCTGGATAGAAGTCTTGTTCTTTGTTCATCTTCACATAACGAATAATCAAGCTTCAGCTCATTATCCTCAATTTTCTTACACAAGAAAAGAAGATTCTTTAACTCTTTACAATAGTTATCAGAATATGATTCTATTCTTTCTTTTAATTGTTGTTTAATTGATTGTAATATTGCTATCTTAACTGAATAATAATCTCTTAAGAAATGTAGGGGAAGATAATCATATATGCATCCATTATTTATGTCTACTTTTGTAGACAGTAAAGATTCAAGATGAAACGACATTGTCTGTTTAATTTTCTTCCAGACATTTACCAAATCTGATGGACACAATGAAGTGAATGTTTCTTCATTTTCAAAATATATTCTCAAATATGTTGTTTTATCTTTATCTAACCAATGATAATAATCAAGTGTTTCTGTGTGTTTGTTAAGGTCGTATTTCTCAAATGTGTCATCCTCAGTATAGACAATATCACACTCTCCTGCTGTATCTAGCGGAAAATATAACATTTTTCTCCTATTTTTAGAATTTAAAGAAAGACTTATTTCTCTGCTGCAAATGTTGAATACTGCTTCAAATCTTCCAACGAAGTGAAAATCTTGGTTGAGCCAAGTTCTTGCTGTCTTTGTTTGAGATAATAGCTCAGTTGTTCTTGCTTGTCAAGCTGAGGAAATATTTGTGAGAAAAATGAGAGGGATACATCCTCAGCGTTGCTGAAATACTGAGAGAAGAAGTCTGCACAATAATCTGGAAACTCTTGCTTTTTAGAAGAAAAATAAAACTCATTATTTTTCACATGGTCTCTAAATCTTGATGTTCTAAGATTAAAATATATGACATTTGTTGTTCTGGAGAAGTATGAGAATCCAAACATTGCAAAAAGCTGCATTATGTAGTCCAGATTTCTTTTATCATCTTTTATTTGGTCAAATGATGGAAGATTCTTTACTTTCAAGAAAAACCTGAATATTTATGAGAATTATTGTTCTCCAAGAAAAACTGAGAAAGTAGAAGGGAAAATTAGGAGGATTTAATTGTAAAAATTGCCCATTGACATACTTGTTCAAATAGTCGTTTACTGGAGAGATATAGGCTTCTTCAATTTCAAGTTTTGCTGGAAATATAGAGATAATTTATTGTTGGTAAAACTAAGTTCATATTTTTGTTTCAGTTCCAGAAATGAATCTGCAACAAAGTCCAGAGCAAGGAAATTTTCTGTATCTTCAAACAACAATGAACAAACTTTTAATCTTTCTTCTCTCAACATGACCAAATTACCAGATATGTCAACTAGACCATAATGAGGAATATTGTAAATTATGTCAATATTTTTCAATTGTTCTTCTTCTAGATATTTTCTATTTTCTAGTTCTATGTTATATTTTGTCTTGATCATTTCTACTTTACCATCTTTAAGAATGATCTTAATTATTCACTTCGTTCATAATATAAGATCATATTATTATATTATACTATTTTATACTCTCTTTCTAGTGTTGTGAGCAACAAGTCAGATTCTGTATTCTGTGCTATCGTAGCATCATTGTCAACCTCTGTTAACGCTTTTTCTTCATCTGACAGATTTACAAGCACCAGACCATATCTTTTTAATCCAGTGTTTAACAAAAGATCGTTTCTGAGATATACTGCTAAATCGTGAGCAACATAATCCTTAGCTGGTTCATAAGGGGCTGAATTGTCAGCTTGAGACTCTGGGTGTTTATAGATTTCTAGGTTCCAGAAGTTAATGGCAGATATTGTAGTAGAATATTGCATACCTTGCAATATGTCTGAGACAGAACTGACTTGGTAATATCCACAAAGTCCAAGATCATAGTTTAATTTTTCTCATTTATTGAGATTCCAAGTGGATTGGAAGGGAGGGCAAACAACAGCACCAAAATAGAATAAAGAACTTCCAATAAAATCAGCATTTATGGAATACTTATATCTTGTCTGTTCAATTGTATAATCCTTTTGGGCTTGCATATAGATTGATGTTCTTAGGGTAGAGAAATCTTCTTTTGAAAAACTTGCTTTCTTAAAGATTCCAGTTGCAGAACCAAGTTTAATATGATAGATCCCATATCCAGCATCTCTTGTTTCATCAAAGTTCTTCCACTTTCCAAATGGAGCTTTGGCAAATGTTGGGGATGTTGATGAAAGGTTTGTTGGAATTGTTGTTAAAAGATAAAATGGTAAAACATCATCAAATTTCTTTGATAAATTGGATTCATGAATTTTTGATGCAAATGTATTAAGATCTCCAGGATTATTATATCTTACTCCATCTTTCAATTTCTTATCAATTTTCTTGTCAATAAAATAGGAAGCAACAGTTGTTCTTCCAAGATTTGAAAAGTGGAAAAATGGTGGTTGATGTATCTGTCAAAACTGGAATCAATGAATCACATATCTTCTTTATAAAGTCTCCATATGAGAAATCAATGACATCATACTTTGTGAAATTCTCAAAATACCATTTCTGAAAGACTGATAGTTCAACAAACAATTCGCCAATATTAACAAAGGCTTCTTTTCCAAGACTTCTTAATTTTATTGTGGACAATCCAGTGAATCCAAGATTCTTCTTATCCTCATCAGACAAACACATATATGCTGATTGAAAGAGAGCTTTAAGAGGAAAGAAAATCATATTGCCAAAATATTTGTTCTCATTTTCTTCTTTATTGTTGTGAAGCATTAAGAATATCTTCTCCAGAGATTTATCTGGAGCTTCTTCTTTGTTCAGTGATAATAAATTATTCAAGCTTAATATCTTTGAAGCTTTTGTTTGTTATAATTTTGGCAATATCTGTTGATTTTTCTTTCTCCACAAGACTTATTTTTGAAGTCAATTCTATATTCTCTCCAGCCTTCTTGGAAGTAAAATTAATATAGAATAGACTCTTCGATAGCATTATATTTTCCAGAAGAATGTTTCTTGTGAATGGAGCAAGATTCTTCCTCAAAAGATTAAATTGTTTTGTTAGTTCATCTTTCTTTGAATATAACTCTTTTATTCTTTTTCTCTTTCTGATTTATTTTTGATAACATCTGATGAATTAACCTGCTGTAAATCTTGAATTTTGTTCAAGATATCTTCTCTTTCTTTTTTCACTGCAAGATATTTTTTGTGTATTTCTAGAACTGTGTCATCTTTATTGTAGATAAGACCAATAACTTCTTTTCTGTCTGGAACAGATAAAGATATATCTGAATACATTGCACTGTCATTAAGAGCATTGTATACAACAGTTAGATTAATCTTGCCATCTTCCTGAAAGTCTAGTTCATGCTTTCCAGTATATTGAAGAATCATCTTCTTTGTTTCGTATGTTTGAAAGTATTCTTTTAATTTCTTTGGGAACAGAGAATTATCAACAGTGTTATTTATCTCCCAACCATATTCCAGAACGAGAAATTGTCCTGCAATCTGCGACAATGGCGTTATCAACTTAGAAAATGTTGCTTCTTTTGCCAGGTTTTGCATTTTGATTCAATATTGCTGCTGATTGAAAATAAAAAGAAGCGTTGACAACAATGTTTGGGATGTTATATGATGGATCAACGAACTTCTTTTCAACTTGTATTGACTTTATACCATTTCCATCACCTCTTGAATATTCCATTGAGAGAATATCTTCAACATTAATGTGCTGAGTAAATGGTAATGTTTCTTCAATAAATTTGCCTTGCTTCTTATATCTATACTTAAATATAATTTTTGGAACAAGACAAGCTTTCTGTGCTGGTGTCATTGCAGACAATAATTTAAAATATGCAACTCTATCTTTGGTATCTTTTACTTTTGAAAGTTGCTTTAATAAAGCGTCTTTTTCAAACGAATCTGCAAATGATGAATTGATAAGAAAAAGATTTTCATTCTCTTTTAGTCTTGAAGCTGTTATATCTTTTATGAAATCTTCTTCTAAACCAAACTTATTTCCATAACTTAACAAATCTTCATACAACAATAATGCTCTCAAATCTTGGAATGCCGGAGCATTGATTTGACAACTTAAAAATTGGTTATCCAAGATTGAGCACTTGCACCTTCTGGAAAGAAAAATGTACTATCATTTATTTGCAACATATTAAAGTCCTATTGCTGTCAACACAGACTCTAGTGGATAAGGAATATTAACAATATCTCCATGTAAGTAATGAAAATCAAGTGGCTTTTTATTAATAAATCCAATAACCCACCAATATTCTGCATCTCCGTAATACTTAAATGCAAGACTTGTTAATCTTGTTGATGAAGTCCAAACTTCAGTATCATAATTGAATGAGCTTAATTGTTTCTCTGTTGGATAAATCAATGATGAAGTCTCTTTCTGAAGAATTCCTTTTGTTCCAAATTTTGTCTTAAATGTTTCTTGATAATCAATATCATCATTTAAATAATTGTCAACATTTTTATATCTTGATACGCTCATTATACAACTCCACCAAGAAGTTCATCTTGTGCTTTTTTATATGTGGGATTTGTTACGTCTGCAACTTTTGCCTTATCCTTCTCTGGGGTTTGAGGAACAAAGAAAGGAAAGCTCTTATTTTTTGCTTCTGGAATGAACTTTCCAGATTCATCAAAGCCAATTATATGTTCATGAAGAATGGTTCCAGATATTGTTAAATCTAACATCTTTGGAAGAATCAGAGAATTGGATGGAACAACATAGGCTCCATATGTTTCAACCTTATAATCAATATCAATCTGAGATGTTAACTTAATAAGAAGTCCTTCTTCTGGATTATTTGTGTTGCAAATAAGATTATAAATTTAACTCTCAACAAAGGTGGAGAGTTAATAATATATTGTGTATCACTCTTAATATAGCCTGGATATAGATTCTTCACCAATGTTCTCATTTGTTCCATCTTATTCTTTGCATCATCCAAGTTTGATGTTGGAATTGAAAACGAAACATTTATATTTCTGCTTGTGTTCTTATATGAAATCATTGGATCCATTCTTCCATATGCATCGCCATCTTCTTGCCATGTTTGTTGATAAGAATCCTTCAAAGATGTTAAATATGCTGCAAATTTTAAAGATGGAGATTTCTTCTGCATCGGAAAGGATATAACAATATCAGAGAAAGGATAATTTGCTCTGAATTGTTCTTCCAATAAATTTAAGTTCTTATCAACCATTTATTTATTCCCTTTATTAAACTGCTTGATGCCTTGAATACCCTGTTGGATCTGCCAAAGTTTTTGCTATAGATGGAGTTGAAGAAATTTGCAAACTCTTTCCTGATTCATTGCAACAGCAAGAGCGTTAAAAGCTGTTGCAAGTTCCTTCATTGAACCCTCAAGAGTTGGAGAATAAACTTGCAGGGGAGACTTTACAGCCTCCACAACTTTGTCGAATTTCTGACCCACAGCATCAATCGCCCCAACCATTTTCTCACTTCCTGAAGGAGATTTGACCCCTCCAGAGCCATCTTGGATATCTTTGTATAGGTCTTTTCTGTCTGGTGCAGATCTCAGGCTCGTTTTCTCAACTCGTTCAATAATATCCTCAAATTTCTTGATGAATTTGTCATATCCTGGCTCTCTTGTCAAAGACATTTCATTTGCATGTTTCATCATATCAATTGAAAGCTGTCTTGTGGAAGAAGAAAAGTTTTGATCCATTTGATTTATCAATTTGGTCATCAATTTATCATCTGCTTCCATCATTGCTTTCTGGATTCCCATACCAGATTGAATAATCGCTGCGGGAATATTATCTGCTGTGTCAACAGTTTTTATGTTTGACAATTTTTGATCAAGATTTGCAGAAGATATTTCTTCCATTCCAAGACCTGCTCTTGATCTTGCAAATATATCAGATACTTTTCCTTTATCTGAGGTCAATAGAGCCTTAATATCTTGTTGACTCATGCCTGTGGATTGAACAAGTTGATTAAACATTGAACGCTTTGCAACACCATTCAACTTCTCAAAACCATCTCTTGCAGCAGACAATCTATCATAAAGATATTCCATTCTCTGTGCTGGATCTTCAATCTGAGTCATATACATTGTATCAAAATTGCTTCCAAGCTGAGAAAGAACAACATTAAGATTTGATCCCGCCTCAAATCCTTGAGAAAGATCATCAAACTTCATAACTTGATCAGCAAGACTTCCAATCGAAATTCCTGTTTTTCTTGAAAGATTTTGAAAAGTTGAAAAATTCTTTTGAAGTTCATCAACATCAAAGATTGAAACAAATTTATCCATTGATTCTTTGAAATCTTTAAATACTTTATCATTCGATTGGGATGTTTCTGTTGCATATTGAATCAATCTTCTTGAAACAACATGCATTTTATCATCCATTATATTGAATTGTGTGTTCAAAGTCTGATATAAATCGTTTGTATTTGTAACACCAAGTTTTTTCAACTTTTGTGATTCAAGAGCAAGATTTCTTAATCTCTTATCTGCATCCTTGTCAACTCTCATAGCAAGTTGATTAGATAATTCATCATATTCAACAAATAATTCTTTTCTTGAAATACCAACAGACTTTGCATATTCTGATTGCATGTTAAACAATGAGAAGAAAAAATCATTATTTGCATTTGTTGTTTTTAATATCTGCTTTCTTAAATCTTCATATCCTTTAACAGCAACAGTTGAAGCTTTTATCATTGTGGAGGCAACATTACCAAATGATCCAAATTGACTTGTCAAGAAATCTGCAAATTTATTGCCACCAAATTTTTCCATAAATTCTGCAATCTTACCAAATTTTTTGGTATCAATATCAGGAAGAAGTTTCCCAAGACTTGACATTGTATCTGTCAAAAATTGACCACCACCAAGTTTTGCAATTGTAGTGTCATTATATCCAGCAAAATCTAATGCTGAAGTTGTCACATTGCTTACAGTATTTCCAACTGATTTAACATTTTGTTGTGCTGAGGCTGCATAATCAGATTGTTTTTCACCTCTTACAATATCTGGTATATCAAAAGGTTTTCCTGTTTTTGAATCAAAATTTCTTGCAGCAAATAATTCATCTGCGTTTTGTACCTTAAAAGAACCAACTTTTATTTGTAATGCTTTTTCAATTTCATCAACTGATTTAAATCGTACCAATTGAGGCTGCTTTATTCCTAAAGCATTTGCAATATCTGGATTATTTTGGACAATTTTTGCAACATCTTTTAGAGTTCTTCCTGAACCACTACCATGAGCACTCTTAAGAGCACTATGTAATTTTCTAAGAATTTCTACTTCATGAACACTTGTTGCCATATTTCTTTTTCCTTCTTATATTAAGTAGAGTTCTGCTTTATTTTTGTTGAAGGATATTTTTGATATAAAACTCTCTTAATCTGATTGGAATTGAATAGATTTCATCCATTCTCCATCCATATCTTACCATAGAAGGAATATTGGTATGATTCATTTCAACATTTTTTGCAACAGCATATTCGTTGAATAAAAATGTTGAAATTTGAGTTAAATCTTGACTATAAAATTGAGACTGTTGGAAAAAAAGGACAGACCAAGAGGAATTCTTGATGTTTCTGTTGAATTACAAAATGGGCATACATAAGTAAACGATGTGTCCACAGAAGGATTTAATTCTTCCAACATTTTTAGAATATAATTTGTTTCATAGGCACTTAAACCATTTTCAACAAATGAGCGAATATAAAGCGGATCTGTATTTCCTTCTATTTCTTGAATTGATTGAGCTATTTTTGCTGAAACTGTATTTTCTGGAAGATTATACTCTTTTCTTTTCTTTGCATCTTCCCTTAACAATGCATAATCATTAAAATCTAATAAACGAATTATTATTTTCTTTTTTGATTTTGGGAGAACAAGAGAAAAAGATGATTCACCAATATGCTCAACAATTTTTTGTTCAAGCAGTATCTTCCATGTGTTTGTAAATTGTTGTTCAAGCTCAACATTCATTGTATTGACTGAAGAACACACAGAACAGAATGTTCTATGTTGCTCAATCAAATTTCCAAATGAAGTTATTCTTGCATGAATGAGGATTGCATCTCTATCTCCTTCAAGAATTGTTTTAACATCACATCTTGGAGAAATAATCAAGCTTTCCAGCAATTTATTAACAGTTTCTCCCTTCTCTTTGTAGTTCTGAGAAATTAGAATGTCTTCGTCTTTTGCTGTCATCAACTTTACTTCGACACTTTTTATATTATGCCAAGGATGCTCTTGAGAATACAACATTCCTTCAGATGGTATATCAACAAATTCTGTCGGTGTTGTATATCCACTTGAAGGAATCTGTTGCATCATTGGTGCACCAATTTGTTCTACTTTTTTTACTGCTGTTTTTTTATTATTATTCACTTTTCACCTATTTTTAAAATTTTCCATCTAATGAGAAATATGCCCAATCATAATCCATTTCAATCTTAATGCTCATTATTGATTCTGTTCGATCGTTTGAACCAAAATTTACTGATTTTATTAATGGATTTATTAATTGCCAAGCAAAAGCTGTTGAACCATCTGGTTTTAGATTTTTTATTGTTATTCTACCAGCAGGAGAATCAGCCAAATCAGACATTTTTGTTTTTGAAAGATTATTTGCTGCATTTCCAAACTGATTTGGAGTTATATGACCAGAGTTTAATAAATATTGATAAAAATATTCATTAATTATTGTTTTTCCTGAAGATAAAGTTGAAAATGCATATGGTTCATATATTTCTGCAATAGTAAATGATAACGAATTCCACTGAACGCTCTTTGGAAATACAATATCATAATTTATTAATCTTTTCTTTTCTGTTTCAATAGTATAAGATGGCAAAGTTGTATCTTGTATCAAAAAAACAGGTATTCCCATCATTTCAACAATAAATTTAAATTGAAGATGAAGATCTAACTGTGGGGCAGCCAATGGATTAAACAAAGGTGCTGCCCCACCAATAGGTGGGATATAATCACCTGGTTCAAATGTTCCAAATATATTTGCCATATATACCTAAAATTACGAGAAGGTTGTTTGAAGTTCTGCCCAATCGTATGCAAATTCTATCTTATAGTTAACAATATCTTCTGAATCATATGATGCTTCTCCAAAACCAGCAGACTTAATCCAAGCATTATGAAGTGTCCATCTTTCAACAACAACACCTTCTAGATCAGTTGTATCAATCTCAATAGTTTTAAAGAGTTGAGCTGATTTTGAAATTGTTCTTTTGAAATTGTTTGGTCCTGATAGTGTAAATTTTCCTGGAACGGTGTAGCCTGCTGCTGTAATTGCATCAATAAGAATTTGTGAGGCATTAATATCAACTCTATCAATTATCGTTGCGGACACATTATTCCAAGTAACTTGTCCTGGAAATTTAAATGTGTGCAGCATAAATTTATATGATGCTTCGCCAATTGTTATTTCTGGCTTGTTAACACTCTTAACAATCCATGCTGGAATGCCATCTATATTAAGCAAGAATTTATACTGACGCTTTGGTTCTCCGTTTGGTGAACTCCAAGGTGGTAATATTTGTGGAACTTTATTCATTTACTTTATAACTCCTATTCTCTCTTAATTAGAATGACGCACCAGAATTTACTATGACTAAATCAACACCGATTCCTTCAATTGCCTTTGCTGGCTTAATGAAGATCTTTGCATACATTACATTTTGATCAACCAGATCTGGAGTTGTAGTTGTTGAGTCAAGAATTAGTTTGACATCTTCAAATCCCATTTTTGCCTTAATATCATCAAGCATTGGATTTAGTTTTCTTCTTACTTTATCCCAAGTTTCTTCAACATTTGGCTCAAATAAGAATCCAGTCAAAATTGTTTCTGCTTGTTCTTTGACAAATAGAGCAAGCCTTCTCACATTAACTCTGTTAAGTGCTGAAGATTTTGGTGTTAGAGTCTTTTGTCCCCAGATAACCAAGCCCTCTTTGGGGAACTTAGCAATTGGATTAATATTTGACTTCTGTAACAAATCTCTGTCTGCCTTGTTTAACTTTCTTGCAATATCAACAACATTTAGACCAACTGATGACTCAGATAGATTGCCTCTATTCATTCCTGCTGGAACGAACCAAGGATATTGAACCTTATCAGTATAAGCCATTGCGCCAAGAGCAACGATTGATGCTGGAACCCAGCAAAGTTTGCTTGTCTGTTTATCTCTTATTTGAACCCATGGGAAGTATGCACAACCATAAGTATTATCTATTGCTCTTGAAAGAACTGAATCTGAAACAGATTCTGCATTGCCTCTTTCATATTCGCCAGAATTTGGATTCAAAGATTCTGCTCTTGCTTCATGGATTGGGTAGAATGATTTTTCCAAATCAATAACTGCTAAACAATCTTCTCTATTTTGAGCAATATCAAGAACTCTTCCGGTCAAAGCTTTGTTTGTTAGACCTGGAATTGAAATCAAGTTACCTTGAACTTCTTCCTTATCTGAAATCATATCTAAAGCTTTCTTGTATGTATTAAACACATAATTTGTTTTCTCAGTTGAACCTTCTGCAATTGTTCTATTCGCAACAGGAAGAGATTCTGTAATATTCCAACCATTTGAACCACCATAGAAAACTGTGGTGAAATTGCAAATGCCTCTTTTTAGCAATTCATTTGAGCCACTATTGGCTGTTACTGATGAACCTGCTGTTTTACCAGTTGAAGAATATGTATAGACCTTTGAAACAGATGATGTATCCTCAACAAGATTATCTAAAGAGAACATCCATGAATAATCAAGAGTATTCCCTATAGTTCCAGAAGCAGCGGAATGGCAATCCATTCCTCCTGCTGTTTCTCTAACAAATTCAATAATATTTTTGTTAAATGATGTTGAGGAATATGAAGAACCATTCCAAACACCAAAAATGCTTGTTTTGGTGTTGACAAACCATCAATTTGTGATGTTGTTCTAGTTTTCATACTTGGCCAAGCAAAACAAGTTGAAGCTGGAACTGATACGCTTGCAGTGGAAATGTAAGAACCGGTAAAAGAAACACCTCCAATACTTCCAGAAGCTCTAATCCAGCCAGACATTCCAGGAGCAGCAGTATAATCTGTTACCACTGTATTTTTTACTTTAATTGGACCTAAACAACCAAATGGATATAATGCTGAATCTGGTGATGATTCCAATTCTGGATTTACTTCAACAGTTATAAACTTTGATTTATTAGTGAATTCACCGACTTCATCCCATCTATTTTTGATTCAGAATATTCCATATTTTTGTTGCCAATTCTTGCAACAATATAGTTCTCTGAAGATGGATTTAGATTGCATGCGTTAAATCTTTCAACAATTTTAACAGCAGCATCAGTATCATCAATTTTTCTTAATACAACGTCAAATGTTGCCCAAGGATCCTCAACTTCATTTTGTGGAAGTCTGATATTTGCAATTGAAACCTTGACATGAGATTGTAGCCAATCTCCTGAGCCTCTATCTACAAATCTAAACAATCTTTTTGCTGTTTCTGGAGAATATGTTGGATTTGATCCAGAAACGGTGTCTTGAGCAATTATCCATCCAGTTTTTGCATAATCTGTATATTGTTTTCCAGTGTGATCCTCAAATGAAACGGTGTTGCTCTTTAGACCAAGAATAATGCCATAAAATTTTGAACCTGTATATGAAGCTGCATCTGCTTTCATATTATCTCTGAAATCATTTTCAAATGTTTCACCAAGCCAGTATTTTTTCTGCAATTCTGAAGAAACAATATTTAAATTTGTTGATTGTGGATTGGTGTTAAAAACCTTCTGATAAAATATGGATCAGAAGGATTCATTGAAAAAGTTTTCTTTCTTCCGCAGAACCACTCTTAATAACAAGAGTAAAATTACCATTTGCATCTGATTCAAAGAATTTTGCAGATGATTGTCCTCTTGATGAACTCAATTGAGCATATGAATCAGAGCAATAAAATACTGCTGTCAACGAACCAGTTGAAGTTTCAACTGCGCCACTTGGGAATAAGAATAGACCATAAGCACCACCATTTGAATCAGCAGTTAGTGTTCCAGCTTTCCAACCAGATACACCACCAATTGTTGCTTCTGAATGTTCAGAACCTAGAAGTTTGATAAAGGTTGCAGTTTCGCCATTTTTCAACCAGCTTTCCATTGCATATGGAGCATATAATGGCGCTGTATAGTTTCCATCTCGCCAAACATCACCTGATTGACCACCTGGAACTGTATTACCAAATATTTGTGAGAATTCATCAAATGATGAAACCTTGATTGGTTGAAAAGCTGGGCCTCTCTCTGAAAGACCAATGATAATTGGACCCTTTTGCTCCACTTTTCCTGGAACAATTGATTGATCTAGCTCATGTATTTCCACACCTGGAGAAGAAAAATTGAATTGTGATGCTGGCATTACCTAACTCCTATTTATTTCGTAGATATTCTAAAATCTAGTTATAAATAGTCTTTAAAAGCTCAAAGTCAGTTTCTTTTTATGAATTTGTTAAGATGTTTCTTTTCTCTTTGAAACCTGAAAACTGCTGGACTTTCTCTTCACATATACTGGAGTCATACCATTTTCGTCCAGAGAAGTTGTATAACCAAGCACTTTAATTGTGAATTCATACTGATAATATTTTTCTTCTTCTCCGAGATTTTCTGAGTTGTTGGTTAATGTGCCATCTTGTCTGAATGCCTCATACCAATATTGGTCATATGACACCTTGAAAGAGTTGATATTGCCAGTGCTTCTTTGGAATGCATAAATCACTTGGTTTATTTGCTCTATGAAGTTGGTTTTTACTGTGATCTTATATATCATTGTGTGATATATTGGCAACTCTGTATACCAAGTTTCATAAACGATTGGAGTCTTATTTTTGTTTTTAAAATTAATCTGTCCAACTCTTTTTTCTGTTTCTGAAGAAGCAAACTTATTTGTCTTATCTTGCTGAATAATCTTTCTTGCAATAACCCAGCTTCCCTGTTTATAATCCTTGCCAGGAAAAAGATTGCCTGGAATTGGTCTTTCATTTGATGGTGTTGTATTTACCTCAGTTCTTGACACAACAATAAATGGATATATTAATGATTGATTATCCGCATCTCTGAACTCAAGACCATTTTTTACCTGAAAAACTCTGTCTTGAGACAACCAGATAACAGGAATTTTTTTGAATCCTTCGTTTGTTCTCACAGAGATATTTATCTTTTCATCAATCCATTCAAACACAGACATATCAATTGTCTCAAATGTTGATGGAGTTATTTGTACCTGTTGCTGTGTCATTTTATTATACTTCTCCATCATCATTTGTTGAATATTTTATCTTTTTTAATTTTTGGCTGTTGAGGTATATTTTCTTTACTTTCTTGCTCATAAGGAATATTAAGAACATTTTTGGAAGCAAGAATTGGTTTTAATTGTTCTATAAGTTTCATAGCTTTTATCATTGCATTTTCTACCATAATAGAAAATTGAGAATTTATCATAGGATCATCGATCTTTTGTAAATCTTCATTAAATTTTGATTGAATAATAAACATTTGTTCAATAAATTTATTAGCAAACTCAATATTGCGTATAATTGTTGTATTATCATCATAAATTTTTCTTGGCTCTAATTCTTGCAAAAATTTTCTCATTGAGAAATAATTTGGATCTTGCCTATATTGGTCAGAACCAATAACAATATGATCAAAAATTTTGCATCTAAATTGTATATAGGAATGTTTTTCACTTATATGTTCAACTCTAACTACATTTTCTGAGTTAGTATGTTCTATTTCTAATTGCTCAATATTATTTGCTATATTATTATATAAATTCTTTTCCATAACATCGAAGTTATTGGTTGTGATAAAATTTAATATTTCTTTGCAAATTCGCAACAGTTCTATTTGTACTGAGCCAATAAAATTCAATTCTTCGTTTGAAAATTTTTCCAAAGCATCATCTTCTCCAAGCTTTCTAACATATTCCAAAGCATTTGATACATAAAGATAGAGAATAGTATATTTTGTATTTCTATCCATTGTGCTTTTTAAGAGATCTCGGTAGAAAGCAGAAATATGTATTAATGATTCTTGTATACTTTCCAAAGTATCTTCCAAATTCCATTCTGGTTTTGATGAGGATGCAGCAAAATATTTTAATTCATCATGCAGAACTGCAAGTCTATTTAAATGATTTAAGCTTGTACCACCAATTTCAAGATATAATGAAGTTTGAAAAAATTGTTTTTCTTTTAAAAAAATCTTGTTTGACGTATTATTTTTTTCATTTAGAAGATTAAATTTGTGAATAATCATATCTCCAACTGTAAAACTTGATTTATCAACAATTTCTGTATCCTGCCATCCTTTAGAACTTTCAATCATACCAAGTTTTTTCAATATCTGAGGTTTTGTTGGCATTCCCAATAATTTGTGCGAAACATTTGGAATGTAGAATTGTTTTGTTGAAAGTATGTCTCTCTTTAGTTGTTGGTATTGAGAATATTTATCATCTTGATATATTTTATTCTTTGTTTGAATCGACAAAATCTTAGAATACAATGGTTTTGTTAGAAGTTGTTGAAAGTGTTCAGAAACAAGTTTTTTGAATGGCTGATTGCTTATTTTCACATTTGTTGCCAACAGTGCAGCAGCATATATGGTACAAATTAGCTTAAAATGAATTGTTTTTTCTTGCTCTGCAATTCTTTCCAAAACACTTATTGTTAATCTTCTATATGTTTCGTTCATTTCTCTCAAAAGATCATATAAATCTTTTTTTCTATTTTTGCCATCTTTAATAGATTTTGAAATGATTCCATTCAATGATACATAGGAAATATTCTGCTCAAAAATTAAATCTAGCCTATTTGCAACAGATTTATTCCAAGAAAAATTAATATCAAAAATTGCTTTTCCATTAAGAATATCAGACTTGATGTAGTTATTTGTTCCAGTACTATGTGCAGCCAAATACCTATTAAACTCTGTTTGTTGAGACTTCCCCAACATTGATAATTCAAACAGCTCTTTCACAAGAGTATAAATATCTAGACCACTAAATATATAATCTTTATATACGCTGAATAATTCTGTCGAATTATAAATTCCGTTTTTGACAATAAATCCAAGACATTTTTTAAACAATATAACTCGCTCTGGATTGAGTTTAGAAATAATATCTGATATATCAAACTCAAATCTGCTTCCAAATAATTGTTTGACATATTTTTCAACTTTATTTTTATTCTTTGGAGAAAAACTTATATAAAAATCTTCATGTCTATCAGAGCTTAATGATAAATCAACAAAATCCAAAATCTGAGCCAAACCTGAATTCTGGTGAACAAGTTTCAAGTGATTTGTAAATAAATTTATCATTTTTCTTGCTTTTTCAAATCTGATAATGAATGAGAACGTAAAGTTTGTTGAAGTTGCTGCTCAATTACTTCAATATCTGCCAAGTCTTTTGGGTTAATACTTAAAATACCTCCTGAACTGGATGAGAAAGAACTAGAAGAAAATTCTTTTTGTTTAAGATCATCTTTACTCAAAAGTTTTAACTGTTTTAAATAATTAAATAAAAGATATCTAACATCTGTATCTTGATATGTGCCCCCAACCAAGTTTATTCTTGAAGCATCAATAACTGGAATATTTTCTATTTTTCCTCTCTGCTTCATATATTTTAATAACTTTAAGAATTCATCCGTTTGCTCTTTCTGCAATGGGTAAAGAAACTGTGTTATTTGATCATGCAGAGCGTTTGCATCAGCATTCCCATATGCTCTTTTTTCTGGTGTTGCAAGATTAACAATCTCGTTTGAATCAGATTTTTTAAAAGACAATCTTCTAATTCTCAATCTTCCAATTGGATAAGCCCATTTTTGTTGTGTGGAACCAAGATGTTTTTCTTCCCTTGAACCTCTATCTGGATCATGGAAAATATCTTCTTCCTGGAGATTATCTTTAATCTTATTATATACTTTAGGAGTCAAAACATAAGCAATAAATCCAGCCCCAAACATTTCATTGACAGCACACTGAAAATATGAATGTCCTGGAGTATGACAAGATTCCCACTCTCCAGAATAATCAGACATTCTAACAATATCCAAAGGATGCCTTGATAACATCACAACATTTGGCTCTGGTTGATCGGCTTTTTCAAAGAATTTTGATTTCTTGATATAGTTGCCATATTTGCTGATATAATTTAGAAGTTCTGGTGGAGCACCATTTTTTCTAAAGAATTTGAACAAAAGATTCAGATTTCTCTTGCCAGATTTCTTCTCCAGTTACATTATTTTTTCCTTTCTGAGCATAAACAACTTCCATCTTGTCATAATCAATGCGGTCAAAAAGTTTATTATTTCTGGCTTTAATAGCTTCTAGTTCTGGATTATCTGAATAAATATTCTGTCCTTCTCCAAAGATCTTATTTCTCAACTCTTTATATTGTTGCAAAACAAGTTTCTGTTCCTCTGACAATTCCTCAATGATAATTCTCCACTTATCTCCAAAAATATTATTGAATGGATATTTGGTGGGATCATGATATTTTTCATAAACCTCTTTGTAAGAAATTCTTTCCAATTCTTTGATCTGTTATTTCATTCATCAAAGCTAAATTATTTTGCATCAAATGTTCCTTTTCTTGCTCTCTTGCATGTTGCTGATATTTCGTATATATGTTCAATTTGTCCTGCAATCTGATTTACTTCTTCCAATTTAACAATTTCAAAGAAGAAGTTTCCATATTTAACGAAATCTCCTTCTCTAACATATAAATCTTGATCTTCTGTGATTCTTCTCTTGTGAAAGAATACCTTGATTGAGGTCATTTTGTCAATGCCGACATTGGTTGCTTCTGTGGACATTCCTTGCCACTCTACAGCGCAATAAATCCTTATAGGAGGCAAGAAAGTCTTGCAGATAGACTCACCATAGAGTTTATGAAAATTGCTTCTCTCAATGTCAATTGGGTAGTAGAAAACAGCTTGACCAACCACCCTCTCTTGAACTTCTGTTGTGATTTGAGAGATTAAGTCTCTTTCCTTCTTTCCAATAAACATTGGTGGAGGGGCTGCTGCTGGTCTGGAATATTCATTTGACATTTATTCTACCATCCCTTTAATTATCTCACAAATGCCAAATGAGGAATATTCTTCTTTGTATCAGCAACATTTTGAACAATCTTGTTCTGAGTTTTCTGTTATCTTCTCATATGTTAACTCATCAAGATTTTCTTTCAATTCTTGCTTCAACATTTGCATTTCTTCTTTTGCCTGGGCCAATAGATCAGCAGCATTTAATGACACAGAATTGCCTGGGATTGGGATTCCGCTTGCCAATTTTCCTCTCACATGAGCAAGAGTTTCCTTGCACAAGGCAAGGGCATATTTGCGAATCCAATGCTTGCCAACAGACCATATGCTTTCATATGGCAAGTTTTCAAATGGCAAATTGTTCATATTATTAACTCCGTCCTTGTCAGACTTGCTAGATCCATCGTCAGACTCCCAAGCATCTGGCATTGTGTAATATTGAAACCACAATTTTGGAATATAGTATAAGGTATCGTTTGTTGGAATTGGAAATATTCTTAATTTATTATTTCTAAGCTCATAAGTATAATGAGAAGTTCTTGTATACATTGAATCTTCAAATCTCATTGCTTGAAGTTTATGCTGCCAAGTTGGAACCAATTCAAATGTTGAATCGTCTGCATACATACCATATGATGATAAATTGCCAACAACATTTGCTCCACCAAACATGCCAAAAAATCTCCACATTGTTCTTGGAGTAACATAAAACACTCTGGAAACAACAATTCTCTTGTTGTCAGGATTTGACCCTGAGAATGATGAAGAAACAATAGCTTGAAGATCATAATCTTGAACTTCAGGAATCAAAGATATTGATGCTGAATGATATGTTATATTTCCTCCAGCCATTGTTGAAGCAGCCCCTATCCCCTGCCCCACCTTCCTGCCATATGTGAATGAAAAGTTTGGAAGTTTTGTTTCAACATGAGAACCAGACAATGAGCCAGATATTTTTCCTTCATGATCAAATGAAGCTGTTGAAGAACCAAGAAGAGAATGAAGAGCAGATTTTGCTTGATGAAGATTCATTATATATGAATATTCAAGACAAGCATTCTGATAAGCAGAATAAACATTTGCTGGAGTTATTTCAATATCAAGAACTTGCCCACCAAGTTGATTATAAACAAATCCAACCTGTTCAGCAGCACCAGATAGAAATAGATTGCTGTCAGTATAAACAGAATTGGAAAACCCACCAGCAGCTTTGAAAGAATTAACATCGGAAAATGATGCTGTTGCTGGAAGGACTGTTAAATTGATATTTTGTGTAGGGGATATTAGTGGTTCTGCCATTTGTTTTATTTATCCTATTAGGTGTTGCTAGGAATAAATAGCTTTGAAATGGAGAAGTGTCAAATATTAAGAAGGAACATATGAGAACCACAACCATATATTTTGATAACACCAGCATTTTCTGCGACTTGGTTTTCAGATAGCAGATCTGTTGCCTTATATTTTAGTCTATTTTCTCTTATTTCTCCATCTGTATACCAATAGTCTGGACTTGTTGTGTGTTGATATTGAAAACCATATTGTTCATAAACTTTTCCTTGACCAAACCTTAAATCTGCATACGTTAAGATATTAGAATAGTTATTGTCTTTGCACCAATCAATAACATATTTCATAAGTTTTGAAAATCCTGCAACAATATTATACCCTTTTTCTGTTGCAAATCTTGCAATTTCAATACAAGATTCATCATACTTTTTGCTATATGGTTTTCTCAACGAGATACAAGACATAAGTTTATCATTATAATACAGTCCAAATGCAATCTTGGATTTTGTATCTTCAGATATATGATTATTATTAAAGAATTCGGTTCTATCTGGTTGAGGGACAATATAAACAGAACATTGTCTTGCATAAACCTTATTTTCATTCTTCCCAAGCCTATTCTGAATCATTGATTTAACAATATCTTGCTTATATTGCCACTCATCAGAGAAGATATGAAACAGTTGAATTCCTTTTTCCATACAGTCAAAGGTTTTGTTCTGATGATCATTATTTTCTTTATATAATTCTGAATGCCAATGTAATCCATTAAATTCAATAGCAAAGTTCTTGTCTGGAATATAAATATCCAGTTCTTTTGGAGCAAGAACTGTTCTGTTATTTTTTAAGACTTGCTCTTCTGAGAATCCAAGAGAATGAATAAATTCTTGAACTTCATTTTGTGGTTTGGAATTTGTGTTAAGTGGAAAACATTTCCTACACTTCGATCCTCTTTCAATTGCCATTAATGTTTTTTTATCTTCTTCGCCACAAATTTTGCACTTAACTGGAATATATAATTTTTGTCTTGCCTCATACTGGGAATAATCAATTAATATATCCAAATCATCAGCGTTATTTGCTCTTTGCAGAAATTCTTCTTCTGAAATCCTGTGAGATTGACACATCTTAAAGATTGATTGTTGTGAATGTTTCTTTCCATAAAAATGGTTTCCTTGTGCTTGGCACTCTTCTGCCATTCTTGCAATGATTTCATTTGTTTCCTTGGTTTGACCTTTGTTCCAAGTTTGTTTATTCTTTCCACCCTTCTTTCCACTTTCTGACAATGCAAAATTTGAATGGTTCTTACAATATCTCTTAAATTCAAACGACACATATCTGACCTTTTCTCCACATTCAAGACAAACTGGCTCAACTCCATTCTGGAGATAATCAATTGTATATTGTTTTGATGTTAGGTTGTGTGAGCGTTGCAAATGGGTTGCAAAAGCTTTTTTATCTTCATTTTCATATTGGCATATTTGGCAGATCATTTTTGTCCCTTAATGGCAGAAAGGGCAGAAGTCCTTTCAGACCCTGCCCTTTCATTTTACCAGTTTTCTGGTGCTATGTCAATTTAGAATTAACCTAGCATATCTCTAACGATTACCAAGCCATAGAAATCTGGGCGCACCATCTTCTTACCATATCTGGTCATCACAGCCTTTCTTGGAATATAACCTCGGTGCCAAAGATTGTTGGAGTAACCTGCAATGGAACATATGGTGCAAACACATAGCCACTTTCTAGGAAGCCCTTACCTTTTCTACCAACCAGAATCACATCTCTTAGGAAGTATGGATCGACATACACATCCCATCTCTTGTTCAATGAACCAGTTTTCACTGTGCCCATATCACCACCCTTCAATTCATCATGAACAACGTCAGCACTGTATTGATTGGTTGATTCTAGAATGTTTGCCAATTCTGGTCCTAGAACCACGAAGTTAGCAGCACCTCTTAGAGTCTTTCTATGAATTCTTGCTGATACGTCATTGATGGTCTTGACCAGCAATTGATACCATTGATTTGGAGTGCCATAGAAGTCTGGTGGAGCAACAGGTGAAGCAATTGAGACTCCAGTTTCTGGATTCACAAAGTTACCTGGTCTTGCTGACCAGAATAGAACGCCTGCTGTTGCACCTTTGATAAGGTCAGTCAATAGTTCTTGGTCAATTTCAAGAGCCACTTGCTCTGATAGAACTTCAGTCAATTCAACTTCAGCATCAACATTTTGGTAAGCATTCAAATCTTGTGAAAGTTCCAAAGTCCATTTTGCTTTTAGTTTCTTGGTTTCAGCCTTGATATCTGAGCTATTCACTCTGATATCAATTTCTGGGAATGCATCATTTGATGAACCATCGGTTGATGAAGTTGAAACAACTTCAAGACCCCAAGGATATGCACCTTTTAGAGCACCTAGGCCAGTACCAGCAACCAAATTGTCTTTGATTGGGAATACCATCTTCAAGAAGCTTGCTTTAACATCGACACCACCATAAACAGTTGCTTTTGTAAAGCCTGTTGCACCAACAAAAGTTAGTAACATTCTACCACTGTTTAGTTCGTCTTTTCTGGTCAAACGATTTATAAGTCTTGGCATTGCTGATGAACCAGTCCAAATTGAACCAGCACCTGTAGTATTTTGCAATGAGCAGCTAACGGCTACATAATTGCCATCAAACATAACAGGTGAATGGGTTGCATCTTGGTATGAAGTCAATATAGCTTCTTCGACAGAAATTACAACTGCATCATAAACTTCAGTTGCTGAAGCGTTTGCAATATCAATTAGATCTTGATCCCAATATAGCAATTTCTTTTGAGCTTCAGTCAACGAGGTGTTCAGTTTAATAGCTGCGGCTGTTGAGTTGTTACCATATGTTGAGCCGACTTGTCTGCTTGATTCAACAGCTAAAGTGCTAGTAGCACTTGCAAAAGATGTAATTGTGCCAGTCACAGCAGCATAAGTACCACCTAGATTAAAGACCACCTGGATCTCTACCATCAGTGCCTGACAATGAAATACCATTTAGCAAGTCAGCACCAACTGCTGGAGTATTTGTACCTCTTTGTAGACCACCGAAGATTGAAGCACCAGCTTGACGATTGAATCTATCGTTGGTATAAACAAAGTCTAGGAAGAAGATTAGACCTGATGGAAGACCCATTGACTGCACTGAAACTAGCTCATTTGCAATTAGAGTACCAAAGATTCTTCTCACTAGTGGGAATGCAACAGCAGCAAAACCTTCAACATCACCATGACCCATTGAGGTCATTTCTTTCAATAGTTTTGCTTCGTTTTGTAACAATTGAGCCATTTCTGACTTTAGATGATCGTTCTTAATACCTTCCAATAGACCGATCTTTGACCACTTTTGAACATATTTGGCCATTTCAATTTTACGATTTTTTGAGACAACATCTGCTGTCAATTTATTTAGAATACTCATAATTTCTTTATCTCCTTAAATTAAAATTGTCTGAGTTTATATTATTACTTTCTTATTCCTGCAAGTCTTTGATATCTTACAAAGGTATCATTTTCTTCGCTCAATAAGTCTTGTTTTGGTTTCAAAGTTTGCATTGATTTTCCATTCAAAACTGACTCGCTTATTGTCTGACCATTTCTATTAGATGATGAAGAAATGTTGGCAGTCTTTTTGATGTTTCAAATATTAACTTTGTTTCCTCTTTGTCTTTGCTTCCGCAATGGTTTCGACAATCTTAACCTTCTGTCGCTCATTAAAGGAGTTGTCCATTAGCGTCTTATTCATATATAGTAGTTTAAAATTGAAATTCTGTGATTCATTCAGTTTTTCATCCAAAATTTCGTTATTATTTGTAAGTTGTTTCACTTGTTCCTGAAGATATGCAATCATTTCAGATGCTTCCTTCAATTTCATTGTCATCTTAACATTCTTGGTTTTTTGTTCTTCTGTGTCCTTTTTGGCATCATTTAATTCTTTTTTCATCTTCCCAATGTTTCTAAAATATTCTTGTGAGTTTTTTGAATTGCCTTGCCACATATTGTCTTTTTCTGCTTCTTCTTCTTCCATATCAATGTCAATATCTTCATTTAAATGGTCTTCTGACATTTCAAAATCTTCATCTGTTAAATTATCAAGTTCTTCCATGACTTTTCTTTCATAATCTGAAGAAATTCCACCATTATCTGGAGTATAACCAGGCTGTCTTTCTTTTTCTTGTTCCTCTTTAGTTTTTGGATCTAATAGCTGATCTTCTCTCATACTGCCATTGTCATTTAGCTCATCTTTATCAATTGATGCCAACAATTTTCTTATTTCATCTTCAATGGGATCTCCTGATGAATCAGAGCTGTCAAAATCATTTCCATCATCTAAAATTGATGGATCAAAATCATTTTCCTCAAGACCTGGTGTTCCTGGCATATCATCAAATTCATCAATTTGAGAATCTTCAAAAGTAAATCCCTCATCATATAGAGATTCTGCAAGAGTTTCTAATTCTGGATCAGATTCTGTTATTTCTTCCAATAGAGAGTCAAGATCAATTTCAATTTCTCCCTCTGGATAATATTTCTCATCAATTGTTTCTCCACTTGCATGAGCATAAGGAACCTTTGACAAGGAATCTTTGTCTTTATTCGCAGTATCTGGGCTCACTGGCAAATCAATTGGATTTGTTGGACTTGCGACAGGTCCAGTTCCACCAGCCATTGGGGGAGCACCAACAGTTGAATCTAATGCTGAAGCATCTGGCATTGGGGTGCTGTTATTCAATGGAGAAGTTGTTGGATCGTTTTCGAGATTTTTCTCCAAATTTAAATCTTGTTCTAGAAGACTTTCGATTGTATTCTTTAAATCATTTGCATATTTTTGATGTAGCAGGTTTTGTGCTGTCAATTCAGCAGCTTCTCTTAATTGTTTTGCTTCTAGGATTGCATCTTCTATAATATTTGGCATTGTATGTTTTTCTCCATTTTTATCATATAAACCGATATATCACTAAATAGTCTTTCTTTGCTCAAAGGATTTTTATTTTTATACATAGAAATCACGATTCTTATTCTTTGTTCCCATCACTCCATTTGTTTGATAGTGACAATCGACATAGAAAACAAATGGAGCTTGATTTAGAGTATCTGCTGCATTGGCTGAGTTTCTCCATGTTCTTATAATAAGTAAACCATCAACCTCTATCAGAGATCTATCAATATGTGTTGCATCCCCACCAGCATTTGTAAACTGAACTTCTGCAATCATATGTCCATATTGTGTTGTTGACGCTTGCTGTGTGATTGTTATTGTTTTTGTTGCAGGAAATGGATCAGATGATCCGCCAGCAGTTCCATATCCTTTAGCATAAGATATATCAAAGTTCCATTCAGCAGTTCCAGGTGTGCCAGCAGGTCCGCCAGTATCAACGACATTTTGTGCCCAATGAACATGGACAAACATATCTGTTCCTGGCACATAATCGTGTGGTATATGGAAAATATTAAAAACTTGAGTTTGCGCATTGACAAGCTGAAAGGCATTAACATTTGTTCTGAATACTGTCCATGTTGGTGGATCAAGCTGCCCAGATCTGACTTGTATATCTCCAAGAAGATCTTTCCATCCAAAAGATGCTGACGCTGGAGTTTCTGCGTCAACTTTAATACCATATCCAGAAGCTTTTGAAAATATCAAATGTCCATCCTTTAATATTGTTGAACCAGATGAATGGATTGTTGCTGATGGTGCTGAACCAGAAAGATTAACCCCAAGTCTTTTGTTTGATCTATCATAATAAAAATAGCTGTTATCCTGAGTATATTTTACTCCATCATGAAATATAACAGAACCAGCAGTAAATGAACCTGTTGTTCCTGTGCCACCTAATGATAATGGCAGACCACCAACTAATGATGTTAATCTTCCATTGGTTGTACCAATAACAAGAGAGCCAGAAGTTAAAGTTGAATCGCATAAAGCTATTTCTTTTCTTGCTGTTGCTGTTGCAATGGTTAAATATGCTTTATCTCCATCATATTCAACTGCACCAGCTTCTGCTGCTGTCATCAATGAACCAGAAGTAAACTTTAATGGTGCAGTTGAAGCTGCTGTGGAACCAGATGGAAGATGTAAAATGGCTGTTGTTGCAATGGCATAATCTAATCCTGCGGATCCTCCAAGTTGTAACTTGCCAGAACTGTCAATAGTCATTTTAAGATCTGAAGTTGCCAAGCTTCCTGATCTATTTCCTTTATAAAAAAGAGCTTTTCCATTATATGTACTAATAACAAAAAAGTCGTTTGCGCCGAGAGCACCATTTTCTTGCATCAATGCTGGCGCAATACCAACTTGAAGTTGAGTTACTCCAGTATTACGATATGTTGTAACGCCTCGTACATCTAACGGAGTTTGAGGACTTGTTGTTCCAATACCAACCTTACCAATCCTAGCAAGTTTAATAAGACCAACAGTTTCGTCCCCTTTTTCAACAACCACGTTTCCAGACGAATCCACATCCCACACTAAATCTGATGCTGCAAAATCTCCTGTAGCATTGCGCTTGTAAATACTAAACTTTCCCAAATATGTAGTCAAAATAGTTGCATCTGCTGAACCTAATGCCCCATTCTCTTGCACAAGTCCTGGAGCAGTACAAACTTGAAGCTGGGATACATTAGTATTGCGATATGTTACAAAGTTGCGTATATCTAAAGGCGCAGAAGGTGTGGTTATTCCTATTCCTAAATATGAAGATGCTCCAGTCATACCAACATTGCCACTTAATGTCCCGCCAGTTAATGCCAATCTTGTGTTATCTGTTGCAGTTCCAGCAGATAATGCATAAGAGGCTGTATTGGATAAAAATGCATAACTTGATGTTGTTGCATAACTTGATGATAAAGAAGTTAAAGAATAAGAAGCTGTTGCAACGCTCAATGAAGATGCAGCGACATTCTTCCAATATAAACTTCCCGAATCATATTGCAAAATATCAAGATTCTGCTTGTTTGTTACTTTAACATCATGGAGTTCATCAAGTTCATAACCATTTTGTGGATGACACCACATAACTCCATTTGGATTTGCAACAACAACAATGCCAATGAAAACATTATGATTTGGAGCAGATGGTTCAATCTTCGTGAAAGCTCCAGCAGTTATTGGAGAAAGATATAATGTATCACCTTCATCATAATCTGATAAATCTATATCTCTCACAAGACCTTGAGTTGTTACAAATCCTTCTTGGTTGTTCACTATTGTTTCTGTTACAACGCCAAGAGTTCTTCCAGATGTTAACTCTGCATTAGCTTTCGCAAGAGAAACTTTTGGTCTTTGTCCTTGTGCTCCATCAAGGTAAACACATGTACCGTTAGCTATATCAACACCTGTTTTATTTACAACTCTAATAAGTTGTTCTTGACCAATTTGAAGAGTAACATTTCCGCCTTTTAGTTGAAACTCCAAAGTTCCATCTTGGTCGTTCCATATTACTTTTTCCAACAGATCCAGAAGATATGCTTGCTGTATCAAATTGAATACCACCAGCAGCAAAAGAACCATTATCTAGAGGGTTTCTTAATGCAATAGTGTTGACAATGTTATAAGATGATGCATTATAATTTATTGATGAAGATGCATCTAATATTTGTGATTTGTAAAGATAAACTGGATCAGAACCAGTTAAAGAGTGAGAAGAGGCATGTGGTCCAATCGAACCACTTATTGAACCACTTAAAAAGCTAAGAATAAATTGCTGGAAATTTTGAGAAGCCATATACCACCTCCAGCCATATTATTGATTATCCAATTCCGCTTGAACCACTCCAGTTATTCCATCTTGAACCACTTGTCCAACCTTCAACAACTGGCGGAATTCCTCTTGGAATTGGTGTTATACCAGCAGCAACCATTGCAGACCCTGTGGCCGATGGGCTTATTGCAATTAAATATATATCTTCAACTCTCCAATTTGCCTGAAATGATTCACCATTTGATAATGCCATATAGTGAGTTGCGCTTGAGCCAGATACACCATTTTGTGAAAAACCAAATCTTATTGGGGCAGCAGCAGATGCTGTTGACATTGTGTTTTTCACATAAATATAATTTGATACTCCAGGGAACTGAATTTTCAATGGTGTAGACGAACCGGATGGAACTGACAAGCTTGAAGTGATATAAGGAATACCAGATATCTGATATGCTCCAACTGAACCTAAACCTGGTGCAAAATAACCAGCACTTCTATCTCCATCAAAATTTGACATTTCCTATATCTCCTTAGCTTTACTGTCTCTCATTATTTAGTTGTTTAGCAACTTTTTTCTTCGTATTTTTTCTCTTCTTCGCTTGACAGAAGGTTTTTCATATGTCATTCTTTCTCTAAAATCTTCAAGAATTTTTTCTTTTTTGACTTTATTACAGAATTTTTTAATCATTCTTTCTGCACTTCCTCTGCATTCTTCCAAAGTTACCTGAACATTATAATTATTTCTTGATTTTCTTCTTTTTGACACTTTAACCTCTTATATTAATTTATTTTTCTTCCACATTTCACCATAGATCTCTGCGATATCCTCTGCATCATCATCATATAGTGTTGGATCATAACTCTCGTATTGTTCTTCTTGCCCCTCTTGGACAAACATCTTTGGTCCATCTTCGTCAAGATCATCCATAACTTCATTCATCATAATTTTGTTTGGAGTTTTCACACCTGGGATATTGGGAACTTGAAGAGTTGAATGCATCAGATTTTCAAATTGTTTATTTTTCTTTTCTCGTTCCAACTCCATTTGTTCTCTAAATTTATTTCTTATCTGTGTAGTCTGTTCTTGGACTTTTGGAGGAACTTTTTGCTGTTGCTGTTTTTGCTCTGCCATTAAAGTTTTGTTAGAAGAGCCAGTTAATCCATCTAGTTTCTTTTCTAGTGGTCTTATTAGAGATTGAATCTCTTTTAGCAATTCTTCATTTGAAGAGCCAACATTTTCTTTCCAGCACTCTTCTGTTCATATAATTTTATTGCCTTTTCAACTTCTTCTTGAACCAATTGTTGAATTATTGGTTTTAATATTTCTCTTAATTTACTTGCTTCCATATTTCCCCATATCAAAAATCAATGTTTTCATTGCTTCTTCAATTCTTTTTCTTTTGTCATTTGTTCTCTCATAAACTTTTTCTTTTGCTTCATGCAAAAACGCCCCAGGAGTTGGAAGGATCAGAGACAATATCAAAACAAATTAATTGTAAATCATCTTGTACAACAATATTACCTTTTGATTCTTTGACAGAACCCAATGCTCTTGATGAAACTCCAAATTTAATCTTATTTTTGTAAAAGAGCTTTAACAATATTACCCATTGGCATATCATTTAATACTTGAAGTTTACCAACAACTTCTTTGCCTCTCATTTCAAGATATGTAATATTGTGTGATACTCTTTCAAGATCAACGGTAGCTGTTTCTGGATGATTGAGTTCTCCAGTTGCTCTCTTATCTCTAATGAGCTGTTGATAATTATTTACTTCTCTTACTCAGAATCTCTTCTGGATAGATTCTTCCATTTCCATTCTTCAAATCTGCATGTTGAAATCTTCCTGAAAGAGTTAAAACTCCACCATTTTCATTATCATAAATTTCCTGTTCAGTCAATAAAGACTTAAACTCTGGAAGCTCATAATCTGCAAGATAAAATTCTGTTAGAAGGATTTGCTGTGTCATTATTATTTTCTGCTCTTCTTATAAAGTCTGTGAAGCATATATTTACTCACATTATCAAGTATAAATTCAGAATCAGATGAGCATTCTTGTAGTAAGTTGATCAACTGCTCTTTTGGCATAGTTTTTAGTTTTTCTTTCAAAACATCTGGGTGCTTTGATTCAACTTCTTCAACAAATTTTTCCACTTCTTCAGATATAATTCTGTTAAGTTCTTTGACTTCAATTATAATTTTAGACATTTGTTATCCTCTCTTTATATAATATAAGTATGAAGTCAGCAACCTTTTTTGCAATTAGTTGGGGGTCTTTTAGACCATTTTTGTGTCCAAAATTGGAAACCTGTTTTTCTTATTCCTACTATCATATTAGCCTCTCTTAATTTGGATCCCATCATCACTAATGAGTTTATCTAAAATATAACTAGTGCCAGAACCAACAAATCCAAACAACATTATATAATAAGCGTTAAAGAAAAACAAAGAAATTAACATTCCTGACCAGAAGCCAGTACAAAGACTGCATTGTGTCATTTTATTAAAAAAAGGTATTTTAATTCTAGCAAAATCTAAGATTTTTCCATAACATAGAATCATTGTCAGCCCATAACACCCAAAGATAAAAGTTAATAGTTCTGAAATATTACTTGGCATTTTTCTTCTCCAACCATTCTCTTACCATTGAGGTATAAGAAGGATTATAGGGATTATATGGGGAAATTACCAGGTCTATCATGTGGAATTTCCCCAAGCTCAGTGGAGTCATCTTCATCTGGCTCTAAGAACATATCTTCTATGTTATCATCATAATCTTTTGCAGTGTCATGCATCTCTTTTTCAATATCAATGAATCGTTTTGTTGCCAAAATAACAACTTGAAGAACATTTATTTCTTCGTTCACAGGATAATATGCTTCAAGTGAATTGTAAACTGGACCAGAGCGAATTGTTCCTCTAATTGTAATTCCTTTCTTTTCAAGCATCTCAAAATATCTATTTTGAGCTGGATATGTGTCAGTTGTTGTATTTACTTTTGGAACTGTTATAACTTTATTTTTATCTGGCACAATAATAATTTCAATTAAATCATGATCATAGATAATAAAATTATTATCGAGAGTTTTTCTTATATTAAGTCTAATTCTTGTTGCTTGCTTCCCAACTTTTATAATAATTGGAGCATTTGGATCCTGATCTTCCATTGGATCTGGTTCCAAACCTGACACATTTAATTCTTTATCACCAATATTAATTGTTATCATATTATGTCAATATCTCATGCTCAATTTTTTGGAGCTTTAGGATTGTTTTAATTAATTCTTCATCAATTTCTTTATATCTAAATTCTTTTATTAGATTAAGAATCATTAAAGCATTTTCTTTTATAATTTTATTTTTGTTTATTTCTTCAACAGAATTAATTGATTCTGAAATATTTTTCTCAATTCTATATATTTCTTCTGACAAATATACAACTAAGTCTGCAAAATTATCTTGATTACCAGATAATACAAATTTCTTTAGAAGAGTTTTTTGGTTTTCTAGTAATGTCTCATATTTTTTGTTATAGTTGTTGACTGCAATTTTAAAAGTTAAAGGATCAATTGGCTGTCTTTTCTTCATTAAGCACTTCGCAGCGACACATATTTTCCAGCATTTCTTCTTCCAGCAAAACTCTTGTTTTAACGTCAGAAGTGTTGTTAAATATCTGATATGCTGATGCCATGCTTGTATAATTTTTGACTGGATTATTAAATATAGATGGTCTTAAATTTTTGTTTATTCTATTGATGAGAGCAGTTTGAGACGAAAACACTTGTTGCTTATTTAGTTTTATATATTCCAGTTTGGACTCAAAGAGTATCTTTTCTGCCACTCTTCTGTCCTTAATGTTGGTTGTATTTACAATAGATTTATATAATTGCAATTCTTCGTATAAAGGAGTGTTTTTGTTGAAGAAAGATAAAATTGTTTTCTTGATATCTTTAGCATACTCATTATCTTTGTTTAAGGAAGCTTGAGTAAACTCATACATCAATGTTTCAAATAGGAAAAGAGTATTTCTTTTTTTGTTATGCTTTAGCTTCATCTATTTTCTCCAACTGTGTTTCCATATTATTAAAATAATTTGTTAGGTCAGTATAAATAGTATCACTCTTAGCATCTTTGTTTTCCTGGAGCTTAGACAATCTCTTTAACGCATTTGTTCCAGGATTTATGTTTCTATTTGAATTAGAACTTACACCAGCACCCATTTGGTATTTCATTGAACGATTTAATGGCCCAGTATTCTTTCTTGAATCAACAATTTCTGGCTTATAAACTTTACCTTTTGATTTTGGAGTTAGAGTGTGACTATTCCCAAGATGAATTTTAACAATATTTCCATCAGAATCTCTTTCAACAGTTTGTGAAACAGCTTGTGGCTGGAAATTGCCTGGACTTGCTAACAATGGAGCTTCTTTGTCAACTGTTGGCTCTTCTCCAGTTTCAACACTTCCTCCACCTTCTCCTGATGGCCCTGGTTCTGATGAAAGCTGAGACATATCGCCTATCAAATCACCACCAGATGGCATCATTTCATCGCCACCCAAACCACCTGCTCCCATTCCGCCCATTGCGCCTTCTTGACCTTCTCCACCCATTTCTTGAGCAGAAGCTTGAATTGCAGCTTCAATTTGAATATCATAGAATCTTTCTCTTTCAATTCTCTTTGCCTCTTCATCTGGAATTGCAAAGATTTGAGTGTAGATGTAACGATTGCTGAACATATTAATTCCCTTTGCAGCACTTGCAACATCCAGTTGTTCTTTGAACGCAGTCAATTCTTGCATTCTTGCAATCTTTGAAGGATTATTGAACTTTAGTTTAAAGGATAGAAGATCATCACCTCTAAAGCCCATTACTAGAAGGTGAACCTTGGCAATGTGCTCTAGTGTTTCAATTATTGCTCTTTGAATTCTCTGAATTGTGTTTGTAAAATGAACTTCTTTCTGTGTCAAAGTTGTTTGATCTTCTGGATTTTCTCCACCACCAAGATATGCTTCTGGAACTTTAATAGCTGCAAACATTGCTTGCTTTAACATCTTAATATCTTCAATAGCTGTTAGATTTTGACCTGCTTGTCAATGTTTCCACTGTTGGGCCTTCACCGCCAACGGTTGGGAAATAAAGATTTTCTTCAATCGAAACAGGATTAAATCTTTGATCAATTCTTCCTGTATCTGGGTCAACGATTTGGTGTCTTTTGGTTGAGGAAATGAATGCTTCCATTACTCCAGGAATATCTTCCTCGTTTATACCACCAACTGGAACTTTGAATACCAATTTCTCTGCTGATCTTGTGATTCTATAAGCCATCATAGAATCAACCATCATTGTTAATTGTCTCCACAATCTTCTTGCTGGATCCAGAACAGATGTTCCATAAGGATTATATTTTTCATTTCCAAGAAGTCTAAAATGAGCAATTTGCCAATTTTCAAATGTTAAGCCACCATTATTCCATCTGAATTGGATATAATTTGGATTTGTCTCATCTTCTCCTTCAAGTCTTTCAATTTCAATTGAAGGTAAAGCAATAACTGATTGAACTCCAACTGTGTCATCCACTTCAAGATAAAGAAAAAATCTCCATATTTACAAACGTTTCTTGCCCAATAGAAAGCGTTTGATTCCATTGCTAAAACATCATAAAATAGAGTTTGAAGAATATTCTTAATCTCGTCGTTTGTGCATTCTATATGGAGAACTGGAGAAACTTCAGTATGTGTTGTAATACTGTCTGCATATAAATCAAGAGCAGAAGCCAAGAATGGATCAAATTCCATTTGATCAAAATCAACATATCTTTCCTGTCTATTTTGTGCAGACATTACAGATGTTCTTATATAATCGAATGGAGTATAAAGATTTCTTGTATACTTTTGGCCAGACATTGAATTGAATTTCTTACCAAATTTATCAATCTCTCTCTTTCTATTTTGTTACCATTCTGGAACGATAGTTAACAATTGGACCAGAAAAGATTTTTGTCAGCTTTTGATATAAAGGTGATTCTTGATTTTTGGTATTTTGTTTATTATTTCTATAGGTTCTTAACCCTGCTCTTGTATTCGCCATTTATTTTAACCTCTAAAACAGGACAGATAATAACTTCTTTTATCTGGTTTTGGTCTTGATGGTTCTGGTTTATATCCAACCATTCCAGTTACTCTTGTGTCCAAATCTTTACTATCTTTAACACAAGCAAGAATCATTATTTTGTTCATCTTACCATTTCTTATTGATGAGAAGATTGCTTTATCTCTTGTCCAAATTGCAATTGCCAGTGCCATAACTGAGATCATCATTTTTGTCTCTTGCTGCCTGTGGTTTATCTCCATCCCAAACAAATGTGTTAAATTGATCAATTAATCTTGGAGAATTAATAACAATTTGTTCATTTCTAATAACTTCTTCCATAAAAGATAAAACCAATGGTCTTGATTTAGTTGTCATAGAAAAACCTTTAGCGATTTCAGTGCCTCCCATTGAAGTTAAATAATGAGGCACATAATCATGATTTGACTTCCTAGTGCAGTATATATTAGTATATTCTAAATCATCTGTTAATCTATTTATTACACCTGGACCTTGCATTGAATTCTCTATACTAATCAATGCGCTATTATAATATTTTTCCAAGTTCATACAAAATGGATGCAAAAATATTTTCTTCGACTTGACCTTCAAATTCTGCAACCTGTTCATATGAATCAACATCAATAACTTGTGCAGTTGAATAATCAGCACCATCACCTCTTGAAACGTCAGCGCCAATGCAATATTTTTTCCTTCCTCTGGTTCTTTCCAAATCCATAAATTCTTTCCATCTCCAGTTTTCTGTAATGGGGCAATTTTATGGTCATCAAGTCTTTTTTGTAATCTCTGAATATCGTCAGGGTCAATAAACGTATCACCTGAAGCCAAGAAGCTGCACATATACTCTTGTGCAATTTGCCTTGGAGACATATTTTTCTTTTCTGTTTCAATGAAGTTTTCATCTCTATCTTGGATGAACATACCACATTAATTTTATTGGATGAAATTATTTTTGCCAAATTCTGCATCTGTATTAAAATTTATGAAACCAACCTTGAGCACCTCTAGGAGTTGAAATTGCAATACAAGCACCAGCAACAGCAAGAGTTGGATAAAGACCAGTCCAAATTTCATCCATATTTTTAATAAGTGCTGACTTCGTCAATAACTAATAAAGAAGAGCCTCAGAAACACCAGTATCTACCAGATGTTGATGAAGCTTTAACTCCAAGAACCATTATAAAGTTCTAGTAGCTCTGTATTGTTTGCAGAAGTGGTTGTGCAATCTTCATCCAGTCTGGATGATTTAATAATCTTCTTTTACTTTTCTCCACAATGATTGTTGCAACCGTTTCTTTTGTTGCCACAGCAAGAACTGTCTTATCTCTATTAAACAGAATAAGCCAAGCAATATATCCTGCCGTTGTTGTTGAGAAGGCTCAAGCTGTTCACCTTTCAAAACAATATTATAACGATGAGTCATAAAGTCTTCGATACAATCTTTCTGGAAATCGTATAGTTTAAAAGGAATAGTTCCTTTTTCTGGATGAGCAGATCTTGCCATATTTTAACAAAAAGTATATGGGATCTCTGCCACATTTTTTAATTCATTGATTATAAATGCTTTATTTGTTTGTGCTGTTACCATTGTTAGTCATCTTTTCTGGAGACATTTTTTGGCTTCTCTGCTTTTTTATCCAGTGTCTTGATGACCTTTTTAGCGGTTTCGTTTTCTTCTCTTTCTGTTTGTGTGCTTTCTATTCCAGAAATCTTAAATACCCACTTTCCAAGGAATGAAGTTCTAACCATTGAAATTGGTGCCATAACAATTTTTGGTTCTTCTTCTTGTGCCAATCTTAATGTCTTTCCAGTTATATCCTTATATTGAGATTGAATGAACTTTTTGATGCTTGTTAATGTTGATTTTATATCTCTTTCTACTTGTTCAATTTTTTGTGAGGAATCAAAATTGTGCATTTCAAGCTGATAATTGATTGTTAAAAGATTATCTTGTATCTTGACTTTGAAACCATCAAAATTACTTGATTTAACATCAACCTCTCTTTTTAATCCTGTCTTATATTCTTTTCCGTCTTTATCTTTTGCTCCATGAGTTCCTCTCTCCGCAGCTTGATAAATTGCAGAAACCATTTTTACAACATCTTTATTATCAGCCATTTATTTTTTCCTCTTTAACATAACAATTATAGCATTTTTGCTCTTCAATAAGTAAATATCATCTCGTTCTGAAAAAGACATTTTATTACATTTTGAACACTTTAGCTTGTCTTTAAATAGTGCCTTTCTGGTTTTAGATATCACTATATCATCCGATTCTCGATCATATGAATCCTCATGATTTTTAGAATAGAGAGATTTGATTTCTTCCTGAGTTAAATCTCTCGAAAGATGCTCAACGCTCTGATCTCCATACTTCTCTTCTATTGCTTTTTCTAATTCTCTAACTTTTTCAAATTGGTCATTCATTTTATTACCATCTAAGTGCTTTTACCACAAGAATAACAATACTTGCTCCAACAATAAAGCCCCCACCAGCATATAATGAGTCGTAAAAACCTTGATTTTCAAATTTTTTCAATTCTTGCTGAAGTTCTTCAACTTTTTTGCTTTTCTTTTTGTCTTTTGTTGCTCAACATCTTTATCTGCCGAACATTTAATATCTTTTTTATTCAACTCAGCAGAACACTCAACATCTTTTTGCTGTTTTGCAGCTTCCAGATTTGTTGTGCATATTTTTTGCGCATCCTCATATTTTACTTTGATTGATGCCATTCCTTCATCATCAATGAGCACACCTGGGTAGGCTGCACATTGTCCTCTTTGTAATCTTGTCATTTTCCCTTCTGAGTAGGAATTAAGTGGCAAGAGAAATAAGAATAGACACATTAATGTTGATATAATTTTTTTCATTGTTGTACCTTTAGATTGAAAAGATTGGCAAACTCTTCATCTTTTTTTGTGGATCTTCTTTAAATTCAGCAGTAGTTTCTTCAATTCTTTCTTTTGAAGATTTTTCGATATAATCTATTTGTTTATCTTTATTATCATTAATAATTTTTATATCTTCATCTTTTTTTATTTCTATCTTTTCAATTTCATTATCTTTCTTATCTTCAATTTTTTTTACAATAACAATATTATCTTCTACTGGATCGGTTCCATCTTTCTGTTTTTCCCCTTTTCTTAAAAGAAAAATTGAAACAACAAAAATTAACGCTGAAGATGCAAAAATCTCCCAATATTTTTTAAATATTTCCCAAAATTCTTTAAGCTTCTGCTGAATCAGTTTTATCATCTTGGATTCTCCCGCCTGACCATCTTGCATTATATCCTCTTATGTCGTAATGAGTAAACTCAGGATATAGACCAACTCCACCTTTCTTCATTTTACCATCTTTGATGAGTTGTTCAATAACAGATTTTAATTCTGATGGAGTCATACCATCTACTTGTAAATCTGATGCTGATGCTGTCATATGTTGGCTCTTTTTTGCACCACCAATCTTTTTATTATATTCTGGGCTTCTATATCCAGAAATAACTTTGATTGGCTTTCCAATTGTGTCTCTTAGAACCTGAAGATTGTTTGCAAGTTCTTGCACATTCTTCATTAATTCTTCTGGTATAGCCCCAGATCTTCCTTCAAATTCTTCTTTCTTAAAATTAGCTGTTAGTTGCATCTTTTTCCTCTTTTTCTTCTTTGTTTGTTTCCTCAACAACTTCTTTAATTACTTCAGCAGCAACTTGTGAAGCTGGCGATTTGCTCATAAATTTATTGACTAACACCTTCAGCAATATTTTGAGCCAGTATACACTGCTGCCATTATTGCCCAAATATCTTGAGTGATGATATGCACACATAGTAACACGGTTGAAACAATGAAAACAAGAAGTTTTCTTGAAGCAAATTTTAATATCAGTTCTTTCATCATTTAGTCCTCCAAAATAGCAAATCCATTCTTGTTTCCAACATTTATCTGTTTGTCTGCGTAATCTTTCAGAATATCTAAGTGTGTGATTAAGACGATATTGTCAAATTCACTCTTTATCATTTCTAGAATGCTTCCAAACTGAATAATATGTTCTTGGTCCAATGAAGTTGCAGGTTCATCCAAGATAAATAGACTTGAAAGCGGTATATTTCCCCAGCTTTGTTAAAGCAACTCTTATTGCCATTGAAGCAAACATCTTTTCCGACCCGGAACAAAGTTCAATCAATCTTGTATTCTGTTCTTGATGTTTTAAGAAGATTTCAAGCTTATCATTTTGTTCCTCAAGATAAACAGTGAAGTCAACAACACCTAGAAGTAATGTTTGAATCTTTTCATTTAAGAAGGGTATGAAATCCTTGATTATTTCAAAAACAATGCCATTACTATGGAATAATTTTGACACAGCATCATACAATGTAAATTGATACGATGTTTTGTCCTTTTCTAATATATTTTCCTCTACATTCTTCTTCTCAATTTGAAGAGATATTCTCTTGGCTTCGTGAGTTGAAATTTCTTTGCTTAGTGTTTTGTTTTCCTCAACACTATTCATATATTTATCGTAGGAATATAATTTATCATTTTGTTTATCTTCTTCTGATGGGGCGAGATGTTTATTTGAATTTAGGTGACTATATCTGTTTTCTATCAAAGATATTTGTTCTTTCAAGTTTGATATATTTTTAAACAGGAAATTTGCTCATTCTTTTTAACATTGTATTTGTCTTCCATCTCTTTAATCATCTTCATATCTTCTTCAATATTATCATATTTGTTCGATATTTCTGCATCAATTTTAGATATCTCTTCATTATATTCTTTAATACCATCACAGTTATTTTCATATTCATTTCGCATCAATAGCGTTTTTGTCAGAGGACATATTTTATATAAATCTTTTCACATGGAATTTTATCTATCACAGAAAAAGACTTATAAAGAATAGAATTCTTTGAATTCAATCTATCCAAAGAAACATGCAAAGCACTTTTTTCATTTACTAATTTCTTATAAGCTTTGTATTTTTCTTTTGATTTCTTCCGCATTAACTTCTTTTAATAAATTTTCATATTTTGTAAAATATCTCTCAATTTTTCACATTTTTGCAGTGTTTCATCCAATGATTGCTGGTACGTTTTCTTTGATTCTTCTAATGTAAGAAGAAACATATCAATATCCTTAACACCATGCTTTGTCAAATATGTTTTGTATTCTTCTCTTGAGGATTGAGAATCTTTATAAGTCTTATATTCTCTTTGGCCAAGTGCTATTATCAATGATTTTCTGTTTTAAAGTAGATATCGCAGAATCAAAATCAAATTTTTGTTGTTCTTCAATCAATTCCAGCTTCTTGTGCAAATCTAATGATTCATAATGCTTAACGAGTACCTTTTCTTTTTCTTTTAAAGAGTTCTTTCGCCTCATCAAACAACAAGTCCAAAGATTTCAAATCAAGAAAATTTGATAATATTTCTTTCTCTTTTGTGGAGGCTGATTCAACAAACTGCATTGAATTGAACTGTGTGATTATTGAACTCATCATAAAATAATCTGGAGAACCAAACTTTTCAATGATTGCTTTTTCTGTCTCATTTTTGTCAACACCATTCAGCGTTATCATTCCATCTTCAATAAAGAAGTCCACAGTTGACTTTGCTTCTTCCTTTTTCTTATTTGTTATCTCTATTGTTCTTTGGATGGTGTAAATCTTTCCATCTGCTTGAATCTTTACTTCTGTGAATGCATTGTTTTTCTTATCATTTATATAATTTATGTTCTTCTTTATATTCTTTGATGTTATACCATAAATTGAATATAAGATTGTCTCAACAATGGAGCTTTTGCCACTGTAATTTTTGCCAAATATACCAAGAGTTTGTGAATTATATCTTGTAAATCTATATCATTATCTTCCCAAAGTTGAACATGTTATTCCATTTACAAGATAGCACATTCCATCTTGAAACAGACATTAATGAAGAAATCTTTGCTCTTTCTCTTTAAGTCATCAATAATAAGTTTTGCATCATCTTGAAATGATTGCTCATATTTGTTCAAAAATTTATCTACATATTGGTTAACATCAAATACTGTTGTTTTGCTCTCTGCTTTTCTTCTGCCAACAAGTCTTCTTCGATGTGTTTCTGATTTCAACACTTGAGCATTCATCTTTCCAGCTTTCTAATATGGCCTGTTTGTCTACCTTGCTAAATCTTCTGGAACAAGCAAACGAACCTTTGGTTTTGTTTCAGCATCTGGGTCAAAATAAGTTTGACAAAGACCATATTCATCCAATAATGTACAGTTTTATATGGCTGAGGATTTTACTCAACAAATTCTGACTAGAATGAAGTGGATGCTGAATTTCCACATAAGGAATCCTTTATTTTCTTCCTCTCCAAAGTTTTGTTGGATTGTTGAGCCTGGATACCATGCCGTTCCATCCTTCCTACATCTGCTGTCTTTTATGAATGTCTCCCAGCAACAAATAATCCATCGCTTTAAACGTGTCTATTTGCTCTTCTGAGTCTTTTAAAGTATAACCTGAGTCTGTGACGCATCCTGAAATAGAGCCGTGGTATAAGCCAATATTGACCCCTTCTTCAAGGTCTATTTGTTTTCCCTTCCAGTTCTCTTCATCTGTTCTGCAAAATGCATGTAAAGTAAAGTCATAATCCAGATATACTTTTGATATCCTTTTAGTAATTTAATTCTTGGATATTCTGTTATACGTTCATGCAAAGAAACAATTGGCGAAATTGCATCTTCTCTGTCTGGATTTCTTAGGTTTATATCATGATTTCCAAGAATAAGATAAGTTGGAGCAATGTCGGATAACATTGTCAGAAATTCTGATATCAATTGAACCAATCCTGGAGACATAACTGTCTTTGAATGAACAATGTCTCCACAGTGAATAATAAAATCTGGCTTTTCTTTTTCCAACTTTAATTTTAAATCTTTAAACATCTCTCGGTATATAAGTCGTGGTCTTTTAGAGTTTTGATATGTGTATCAGCCAAGTGGGCAATTCTAATCATCTTTTTATCCTCGTTTAAATTGTTGTATCATCTTGTATTCTAGCATTGAATCTAGGGTCATCTGTGTTGCTTGTTCTTTTCTTTCCTGGAACTCTTGTTTTGTCATACTTCCCACATCTTTGAACGGTTCAACGTCAATTAAGAAGCAATCAATATCATATTGTAATAGATCTTCCACAATCTTCAATTGTTTTTCTTCTGCATCTGGATCTAATGCAAGATAAACTGGAGTGCCATATTCTGATATCTTTCTGAACAGCTTTGAATCTTCTGGAAGTGTTGAGCCAAGGATTGGAACTGAATTGTCTCCTGCAATAATTGCATCAAATACACCTTCGACAAGAACCATTGATTTTTCAAAATTAAGATTAAGCTCATTGAAAATAATATGAGATTTCTCAACATCTGGATTCATATACGGAATAAAATCATCCACAATAGTTCTTGCAACATAATAACCACATTTTCCTTTATCATTGACAGATGGGAAAACTACTCTGTTATTCAATTCTCCACCAATAACAAATCCAGGCTTCCATTTCCATATATCTTTATCATCAAGACCTCTAGAATGCAAATATCTTATGAATTTATTATATATTGTTTTAGATTTCCAGATGTTGCAGAAATAAATTCTTCTGGTAGGGTTATTGTCGGATCAACAAAGATCTCATGCTGTTGATTCATAAAATATGAATCTGGTTCAATAAGTTGCCACTTTTGTTTCTGAAATGTGTTTCCAAAGGCAATAACAAGTCTGGTTATGCTTTTTCCAGACTTGTTACAAACCCAACATTTATAGCAATTCTTTTCTATATTGATTGACAGTTTTTTCTTGTGATGATTACAAAATTTACATGAGAACAGGTGTTCTCTTCCTGATTTTGTATAACTTCCAAAGATCTCTTCTAATATCTCTAGTCTTCTTCTATCTTTTGAACTATCCCTTGACTCCATAATTTTTCACCTGCTCTCGCAATGACAACTGCATCAGACATATCCTTTGTTGACGCAGCAACATTTCCTAGTCTGTTGTAGTTTACACGAAAATCAGGCTCTTTGTCAATAACTGTTCTGAAGGCAGCATCCTTGCCGTTCTCTTTGTTTACTTTGTTGATCACAACACCATACAATTTTCTTGCATGTTGACAAGAAACATACTCTAGCATTTTACCCCAGATCTTATATACAAGCCAGCTTACAAGGCCATTAAATCTTGTCAGTGAAGCAATAGTTGATGCTGATGATAGACCTGATGCAAAGGCTTTTAGAGGCTCTTCAATATATATTGCATCTGGTTGATATTCTTCAGCAAGTTCTTCAAGATATCTTTCAACATGCTCTGCTTTTGTGAAAAAATTCTTAAGTTTTTTCAAATCAATCCCTTCATTTTTTATTAATTTTCCATCTTTAACAACTGCAACACCAGTAACAGTTGAAGATACATCTAAACCGATTATTAACATTTATACCTCATATTTGTGAACTTTGGGACATTATACTATATGTCAAGAGTCATTTTAACAGAAAAATTGTCTTTCTGCCTCTTAAGTGTGTTTTTTGATAATGAACATACAGCAAGAAGTTCTTTGTTTTGATTGTAGATTAGAACTTTTGACAAAAATGTTTGTGGATCATAAGAAGAGGAGTAATTTGTGATATTTCCATTAGTTGCATAAATATATTCTTTATCACTTTCTTTAACTGAATCTATTGTTGTTTTAAACACTTGAGAACTTGACATAAATGTAAGGTTATTACTCCAAGCATATTTATTTCTTGGCATATGAGCAAACATTGTCATAACTTGTGTTTCATTAACACCTTCAAACGATATTTTATAAGAAGAACTATCAATTGCATAATTATCTATAATGTTTGTATTTTGATAACATCCAAAGTAACACCATTTTGGATTATCAGTCATTGGTGTTCCAAGGGACGAAGTTGGCATCTTAAAATACTCTGATTCGGAATTTAATGCGACACTTGATGTAAGGAGAATATATCCTTCAGAATAAAAAGCAATACCTATAACGCTTCCACTTGTTGTCCCATAATTTGAAATTATTTCTCCATTTTTTTTGTGATCTGTTGCAGACGAAATTAAAGAACCAGTGAAATAATATTCAAGATTGATTGTACCAGGTCTTATCTTTGTTCCAAACAATAGTGGAGTTATTTTCATCAAATTAAAATACGAATTTGCAAGAAGTTTATTGCTTCCTGTGTCAAAATAATATGTTTGATTATAATATCTTGATTTAACAGAATAATAATTCATAGAACTATAAAGTGAATTTAGAAATGGCTCGACTTCATAGTTGCTATACACTGGATATGTGTCAGAATTCCCATCTGTTCTGCAAAAATATCTTTTAAAGTATGAAGAAGATACTTGACTTGTTAGATATATTTTGTCTTGTTGTTGGTTTCCTTCTGAACTGACAGAATTAAGATAAATACTATCATTATACATATCAATTGTGTAGGAAGGATATGAAATGATAGTATTTCTTATTATGTCATTTTGTTCAAATTTTTCCATTCTTATTAATAATCTAGCTTAATCTTGAAAGATGGCTGGCTCATTTCGCTTATTTTTTGTGGCTCACTTAACTTTGCAATTGCCAAGAGTTCATCGTTTGCACTGTATAGACCGATTTCAGTCACGAAAGTAACTGGACTTGTCTGAGCATCACCAAATGCATTAACCTTTGCTGTTTTGATCTGTCCTGATGAAGAAACAAATGTTGGGTTTGAGCTATGCAAGAATTTTGCACTTCCTGCTGAACAATTGTAGACTGTTGAATACAAATTAACAGAGCTTGAGAATGAAATTTGATCAATTCTATTTTGAAGTTGTTGGCAACTTGCTCAATTGATTGACTTTCAAACGATTGAACAAGATCATATACAGTTCCTGCACTTGATGAATAAAATTCTATCAATGGAGATCTTAAAGCTGTTCTGTATGGATCAATTAAAACAAGACCTTGTTTATAAAAAATTAGACCACATTGTAAAGATTGTTGCGAGTCGTATAACAGACCATATTCGCCCAATGGAGAATTTGACCAGAAATTATCAGTTTCCACTCACAGTAGAATCATAAAAAAGCTGTTAAAGGGGAAGAAGTCCAAGCATAATTTATTTCTCTGACATATGATAATCTAAATGTCCCCTTTTTAATCTCATCTTTTGCAACAATTCTGCTAAAATCAATAGCAATCAATTTGCTCATCACATCGTCAGCCAAAGGATTTGCTGAGAATGACGCTGTTGCTGTTGATGCTGTGCAATTTGCTGGAATTATACTTCCTGTTTGATCAACACCAAATGCTGTATATGAATAATGGTCATAAACAATGACTTTATTTGCTCCATCTGTGATCGCTGGAGAATTGCTTCTGGTTGCTGCTGTGATTGAGAACAAAGCATTTGCTGATGATGATAAATATGGATAATCATAGACAGTATTAAACATGCCATGTGTATAAGTTTTTACATTTAAGTCTGCATATGATGAACTTCTCATAACAGAAGAGGTTAATACAACACCTTCATATAACTGAGTGTTAACACCAGTTGAGATATCGTTTGCTGAAAAGAATGAATATGTACCTGCCATTATATTTTAAACTCCTGTTATTTTGGAAGAAAAACAAAATAAGTTATTGGTATTCTTACACTTCTTCCAAATGTATTACCTATTATTTCCACATATGAATCTATTCCATAGATATTATATGTCGCATCTGTTATTGCTTTCAATTCACCATATACTTGACCTGCATAGCTGTAATTATTCATTAAGAAATCACTTGCTGCAATGGAAAACACAAATTGACGACCAACTGGTCCATTTATTGATGTGTTTCCTTTTGGTGGAGCAGCACTAAAAAATTCTGGATCATTTTCCATGCTAAATGAGTATGTTGCAATATAATCTGAGTCAATATTTTCCAGGTTTGAACTAACACCTGAATCGACATAAACTCCATTTCTTGAAACTAATCTGCCAAATTTTGCATCTAATTTAATATAGAATTGAGTTTCCAAAAGATTTGGATCTAAGCTTGTTCCCTTCTCGCCTTTAGCTGTACTGTTTATTCCCTGGTCAATATGACATCAATCTTTCTGAAGCTTTTTGTGAAGTTGAACCATCTATTTCTCCAGGCTGTAAATTTCCACCATAGCTAACATGAACTGAAGAATTTATATCCTTCTGGAGGCACTACTGATTAGAGAAGATTACCACCTGTATATTGAACCTTTTTAAAGTATCTGTTGCAATATTAATATTTGGTAGACCATAAAGAGTATTTGAATCAGTATTGACTTGTAGAGTTGGTAAATACGAAAGAGTTTTATCTAGATTGCTCAATAAGCTTATATTTTCAAGGCCCAATAGAATCATCTGGAGAAGCTTCTGAGATTGGGGTTAGCAGTATTTTTGCTTCTGATGTTGAAAACATTGTTTATATCATATAAATTATGGATAATTTCTGAATCACCAAAAGCCGCATATTTTCTTATTGGTTAAAACTCCGTTGCTCTCTGCCAGTCTTTTTCTGCCAAGATTGGTCAAAATTGCGTCTATTACTAAAAATCCTTCATTGTCCAGCTTCATCTATATTCTCCTGTGTCTTACATAAATATGTTATACTGTGATTTTTTCCCATTTCCAAGAGTCACCAAGCATATTTTGTTCTTTATCTATGCCATCCTTAATGTTTATTTTTTCTCGTTCAAAGTTGACATTTAAATCTAAGGTTCTTCCAGTTTTCTTTGATTTTATTCTAAATTTATATTTTGGTATTCTTGTTTGTGCTTCTCCAGAATCTGTTGGAATGTCCCAAAATTGTTCATTTTTATCAACTTGTGCTTTTACGTCATCATACAACTTATAATATGAAAAATAGTTGCTATTTGATGGTTCAATTAACAGAGATTTTTTGAATACAAGCTCTTGGATCTCTTTTTTATTACCATGCAAAAATTCATCAATATCAATATATTCTATAATTGGATAATTTGATAAATTGCTTACCAATTCCACAGAATATACAGTTAAAGGTGAAAACTTTTTATGTTTATCCACACAGTAAAGAATAAAATAGAATTTTTTGTCACTTTCCAAGCAAATTTTCAAGCTCTTATTAGGATATTTACTTGAATAATGTTTATAAAACTGTTTTTTGTCATCTAATATTATACATTCGTATTTATCAATATCATTTTCATATAAAAATAATAACTTTTTGGAATTGTCTTCATAAGAATTATACTTTTGAACTAATTCTGCAAGAGCAATTTGTAAATATACACTTGCTTCTGTTATTCCACCTATTGTTGACAGATATTTCATCTGCTCCATATATTTTGTTCTTTCCAGCTCATATTTTTCAATTGTTGAACCAAAGAAAATTTTAATATTATTGGTATCTTTATAATGAGAAATTTGTGCATCAACAATAGATGGCTCGTTGTCATATACAAGCACATTGTCTTGATAATTTACTTCTTGGTAGAAAGTCAAAAGATTTCTAAGCTCAATATCTAGCGAATGTTTGATAGAAAATGATGTTAAGGGATTATTTTTTAGAGGTTTGTTATAATCTGGAAACTTCCATAGATTTTGGATTGAATACATATTTGATTCTTCTTCCCACTGAACCATATAATCTATCAATTTTTATACTATAATTTGAACCCCAGAAGGTTTGTGTATCATAATACTGAACATCTGAGTCGATTCTTGGAATCAAATACTCCTGTTGTCTTGTTAGCTTTGATACATTGTTCTTATAAAACACAGTATCCAAGATGTTCTGATTGATTAATCATCAAAGAATTAGAAAAAGATGGATTGATTGAAAGAATATTATCTAAAATTGCTAAATAATCATCCAAGTAAGAAACAACTGGTTGATTTTTGCCAACACACTGCGTAAACTTGTTGAGTTTTGATTCAGCATATTGATTATCAAATACTTTCATAAATTTTCCATTCGCAGATGGCATAATCATAAAAGAATCTTCACTCAGCTTCAGCAGAATCAATAGAAAAATCGTAATATTGTATTTTCTTGTTTGTTCTTAGATTTTCATTATATAGCTCAAATTCAGATAGGTTTTGTCTCTTACTGTTGTATAGAAACACTACATTTGCCTTATCTTTATTTGAAAGAATGTATGATTTGGTATTATCTGGTTTGTATAACTCATATTTTAAATATGAAGCATACTTCACATTCAAAGAATCCTGTTCAAGCTTTTTCTGCTCCAGAGAATCTGGTTCAACATAGAATGATGTGCTTGCTGGATTGTCTTCTACCATTTTATCATCTAATGGCTTTCTATTTGATTGCTCATAAAATTGGTTATCAAAATAAAGGTTTGAAAGAGTGGTTTCCTTTCTTTCTAGTGGGCTTATTCCGCCAAATTCTTTTGTTTCATATTTTGTCCAATAATTATAATGAGGAATAACTTTATTCTTTACCACGCTATCAGTATGATTTCTATTTTCTACAACATTTCTATAATTATTTCTTTAGTATATGTTTCAAAAAAAGCCAAATAATTAATTGGATTCTTCGAAACATATTGTTTAGATTCGATGGTAATTGTATTGTAGTTTTTGTTTTTTGCAGTAATTTCAAATGTTTTGTTGCCATACAAGAATCTAAAAATGTTTTTGATTCTTGATATATCATAAATGTTATGATAAGCAACATGAATTTCTATGGTATAGAATTCTTTATTTATTGATTCTTTAAGCTGAGATTTGCCATACTTTTCTTGCTGAGATTCTATGAGTTTGAACTCATAATTCATATCAAGTGTCTTTGTTGAAGGATAAGCAACTGCCATTGCTGTCGCAAGAACAAGTAAGGCTTCATCACTATATTCTGAAAAATCTGGATACTTTATTCTTATGTTGCTGCACCACTTTACTTCTTGCTCAATGTCTTGTAGTTTGTGAAATTCATTAATATCATATTCTGTAAAAGGTTTCTTGTCTTTGATGTCGTAGATTTTTCTACCTAGCTGATACAGAAAGTTACCTTTCAAAATACTAAAAATATCATAATGATAGCTATTATTACAAGAATAGTTGTAATTTAGATTTGTTGTGTTCATTCTAAGTAATAACTTCCTATAGCTGGAACTTCCAAAATGTTATGAGCAAGAGTCTTTTCAATTCTGCCATCTCCAGGCTCATTTGTAGTAACTAGATTTGGAAGAATAATACCATCCTTGTTGGACATATGTTTATAATTTATTCCAACATCTTTTAAGAGATACGTATTTGTTTCTTCTAGCGAATTATGCACTTGCAGTAAATCAGTTGCTTGTTCATATGTTAAATAGTTCCCATGGAAAAGACTTAATATCTTTATAATATTTGGAATTGTTGTATTATTAGAATTAGACTGTTCTGATATACATGCTGAACGACTTTCAAAATTTAAATCTGGCAATATTGTTGATACGGATGATAGATTTATGAACTCTGTTTGCTTATTGAGTACCAGTTGTTTTGAATAGAATTGTGTCAACAGATTAGAATTATCAATTATTTTTAAACCACTATCAATTGCATTAGAAAATATGTGTTCTAGTACATCTTTTGATAAGAAATTAATACTTTAGGCTTTTGTTTTAAAACAATTGTACTTGTTCTATTACCAACAGCATTTGTTGTGTTAATATTTTTAAGCAGTTTTTTTACATTATCTTCAATTTGTCTTATCTCTTCTTCTTCACTAATATGTTGTAGTCCATCAAAAAATATAGAATAATATTTTGAAACATTTTTTTTGTAATTTGGTAAAACAACATCATTAATAAAAATAGCCAAAATATTTGGCATAGAATAAGTGAATGTCATTGAAGTTTGTTTTATTTTTTTTGGATATGGACACAAGAAAGATATTTTTAATAATTGTGTATTAATTTTCTCAATATTATGAGCTGTTATTTTTTGTCTTTCAATATCAATCCAGAACTTATAGCCAGAAAGATTATTACATATGAAATAATTGTCATCATCAAACCTCAAAATTATAGGAATCTATTTGTTTGTTATACAAAAATAGATTAAAAAATATGTTAATTTCAATATTATCAGTATGATATATAATATAAGGTTTAGATACAAAATCTAAAGAAATATAATATTGCTTTTTGTTTTGGCTTAAAGTATAATTATTTAGCACTGTTCTTTAACCTCCAAAATCTTATCACTCATAAATGTTGAATTTATCATTATAAAGTTTATCTTCTTTGTCAAGGACTATATTAAATTTACTTGTAATTTCTTCAGAACTTAGTTTTTTAACTGTAATATCATCAGTTGTATTCTTGTCCAAAATATATTCAAAACTTCCAATTCGAACTCATCTCCGTCATCTGTGTATAAAGTGTTGAGTTCTTCAAGTTGCATAAAAATTTTTTTGTCTTTAAAAGCATGATAAATTTGTTTTTCTACATTGTCAAAATATAATTTTGTTTTAATCTTTGCAATAAATCTGTGGAATTGATTCAAATTTATTTATATCTTTGGAGTCTTTTATTTTTAAATAAAAATTTGGAAGAGTTTTGCCAAAAAATCAACAGTTTTCATTTTAAACATATCTTCAAGAGGAACAGTGCTCACAGTTGAAGATGAAACTATTGTTGACCCTTCATAATAATATAACACATTTTGCTGAGATGTTCCAGAAAATTTAATGTTCCAATATGGTGCAAATTGAGAGCCATCACCATTTCCAAGGATTGAATAAATATATTTTGGGTTTGTCTTCTCACAAAATGTTGTTTTAATTCTGTCAGTTATGTTCGATTGTTCCTCGCCATGTTGTGAATTGTATATTACCCCATCATCTGAGAACATATAATAATATGGGATAAAATTGAAACTAGTGAGAGACTTTTTGCCAACATCTGTTAACGATATGTCCATCACTTCTTGTTTAGCATCAAATATCATTAAACATTTTCTCCATATGTTAGACAAACATCGACTTTACCTAATTCAACCAAACTATAAAAATCATGTGGCCAGTTGTAGCTTCTTTCTTCTTTATGTAGATTTGTTCCAAATTTTAGATCTTCTACTTGTTGGTAAGAAGTGTATGCTTTTTTCTTTACTTTAATAACCTTAAATCTCACATCTTTTGGAAGTTCACAATTTAGCATCTCTCTATTATTAATGGGATGAGAAATTTCAAAAGAATGATTTTTCAGGTACATTGTATTCTTTGGTGCAATATTTTGCCAGATATACATCATATCTCTCTCATCAAAAGTGTCTTTTACTTCAAAAATATACATTGCAAATGGTTTATTTGAAGTAAATTCTCTTTCAGAGATTTTCTTTCCAGTTTTTCTTCTTTCATAAAAATAATCATATGCAGGAGGAAGGTTATATCTTCTTGCCTTATCGATTGCATCTTTTAATTGAATTATCGACTATTCCAGTTTGCTCATATTCAATAAATTCTCTTTCAAAATCTTCGATGTTTAAATTAAAAAATGTTTCTTTATTACAATCATCAAATACATATGGGATAACCAACACAGCCTCTGAAATTTCTTTATTTGAAGCAATTTGACACATTCTCTTTTCAGTTCTTGCAAAACCACATGCATCAATCAAAGAACCAGTTTCTGCTGGATTTCTTGTTCTATCATCCCTCAATCCCAAGAATAAACCAGATAAGTCAGATTTAGAACCAGAGAAAGATAGCTGGTGCCACAATCCTCTCATTATTGTTCCAGATGGTGTTTTCGCTTGCTGGATCTGTTGTGATACAGGAATTTGCTTCAACATGCCTAAAATCTAAAGATGGCCATTCATGTTTACTATTAATAACCCATTCATTTCTTGCATTCTTATCAAACAGATTTATTCCTGCATCCAAAGTCATATTTGATGTTATTGAACTTGTGAAAAAGTTATTTATACTTTCATTTACATATTCAACCGTTGAAAATGATTGAATATCTTGTAAACTAATTTTTCCAGTTGATAAGATCTGAGAATATCTTATAGGATCTATCCAACTTAATTTATCTATATCAAATTCTACTCTTGCATATGCAGTATTATCAGTATGACTTGCTGTGAAATATAATCTTGGAGATATTGATAAGTCTTGTTCTTTGCTGCCTGATGAAACATCTTCCCAGTTTGTTGTGCTATAGAAAGGTATATGATAGATATATGGAGCATGACCATAAAATGATACTGAATCATGGTTGCAGAAGTTTCTTTTTTGAACAGCAACTTCCATTGAAAATTTCTTTGTTGTTCTTGAAGTTAATCCTGCATCCAGATCAGATAAATCAAATCTCCACTGTTCCTCTGGTTTAGATGCTAGATAAGTCATCTTTGTGTCTTCCAGAAAGAAGTTCGCACTTTCAGCAACAAAATTCTCTGCTGCCTTATCATATAAAGGGGAAGAACCAACAACAGAACAAGTTGTATTATAGTCTCCAAGTTCTATATCATAATCAAGATATATTTTACCACCAAACCATTTATATGGTTCCCAAATAGCTCTTAATGGAAGTCTATCTTTGTATGTGCATTCAAATGAAGCTGTCCATGTGCTCTTGTTAAGCTGAGATATATTTGGTCCACCATAAATGTTTGGCACAGATGTTGTTGGAAGATTATGAGAAGTTAAATATGGATAATCAACAGCTACACATGAACGAATTGAGTTCATTAAAACGCCAAATAATGGCTTAACAATTGGAAAGATATTCAGGTCGCTTCCAGTTGTTTGAATTAAAGAATTATAATTGTTGTAGAATAAACGATTTAATTGCATAATTCTTTGAACAGGATAGAAGCCTTCATATGGTGTGAAGTTGGTAACACAATCAAAATTAATCTTTATGTTTTTAAGCTTTCCACTTTCTTGGATATCATCTACACAAGACAAAGTATCTGAATTAACATAGTTTTCATAGAAATCAATTTTATCATTCTCTGTTGTCAAAGAATCATAAGAGATTGTTCCTGAAATATTAAGTTTGTTTAGATCATCGCTTAGATTTGATGCTGTTTGGTTGATTAGAGAATCAATCACAGAATTGTGTGTATATTCGGGTATTAATGAATAATTATCATAAAATTTGTTTAAATATAGTGCTTTGTTATTATTCTCAACATATATTGGCCCCAAATATCTCTCTTCATCTGGATAATAATCAAATACATCATTTATTGGAATGATTGAGTCTGATGAAGTTGGATGAACTGCTATAATTCTTCCGTATGAAGCATGTAAAAATCTAGAAATGGTGTAAGGGTCAACTGCAAAATCTGTATAGCTGGCTTGACTATCACCTTGCATCATTTCTCCATTATGATTCTGCCCAGAACGATAATATGTATCTAATGGCCAGAAGACATTGTAGAATAAGTTGTTGTTATGGAAAACTTTCCATATAGTTTATTATATTGTGTTATATGTCCACCAGATGTAACTCTTTCAGTCAAAGAATATGACCAAGGAAAATCATAATTTGTTCTTAACACACTTTCCGTATGTCCTTGCCTTTCTTGTCTTGGCCAAACATTTTCTTTATAAGACACAATATTTCTTATTTTGTTGTTCTTTAACAGTCTTATTATGCTGTTGTTATATTTTCTATTTATAAATCGTTTATAGTTTGCAGATGTTATTTTTTCATATTCATTTAAAGATAAAAATGTATTTCCAAATGTAATATTTTTTCTTGCATATGGATATTTTATTGAATATACATGACCATCAGCAGCAAATGTTTGTTCTAAATCATAGAATTTATTAACAACTGGGCATTCTTTAGTTTTTAAAGTTTTTGTTCCATCTTCTTTTGAAGACACACTATTGTCTTCTTTTACGATAATGATTTATGTTATAGAAATAATGTTTGCCAGTTAACCATTTAACAGTTTGTTGGGATAATCTATATTTTGATGTTGTTGTATCAAAAGTATCTTGCGCAAGATTCATAGAAGTTCTGGTGTCTGAAACTGAAATAGTTCCTACAGCTTGATTGACCCACCAAGAAGATGAGACAGATTCTCCTATTGGATATCTTACAAACTCTCCCATTTCTTTATTGTCAAAATCCAAATAGCCAGAACTTGATGCTTGATTTCTATTATAGTTTTGTCTAGCATGTCTATTTCTATAATTAATATCTAAACTTGAAGTAAATTCATAATCTGCAACTGGTGAATATGTTTCAGCACTAAAATTATAATCTGTTTCTGGTCTATAAACTATATTTGAGATAGCTCTATCTTCATTATATCTGACCTGTGTTGGATTGTGAGATATAACATCCAATCTTGGATTTATTATGGAGATTGATGAATCTAATTGATTAAGAGATATTTTGAAGATTTCTGGTCGATCGGTTTCACTATCTGTACCAGTATTTATTTCGCAGTTTCTGTGCTTATAACTTTGATCATATATGAATCTAAGACCAGATCTTAATTTGTTATATTCACTGCCAAAGTCTCTGTTGTGTTGCCCATATACAGTAAAATAAATAATATTGTCAACTGTATTGACAGCATTGTGTTCTTGAGTATCGTCAACTTTGAGAATATAAATTGGATTATTGTTTAAATCATTCATTTTATTGTTTCTGCAACCTTAAAATATTTCTTGGATTGATACCATCAACTTCTTCATATAAATATCTATCATTCTTTATTTTTAGCACAGTATATTCTTGTCCAGAAGAGTTGTTAACATCAAAAATATTCGAAGAGAAGCAAGGAACTGTATCATCTATACTCTCACAGTATATTTGTCTTCCAACTAGGTATTCATTTCTAGCATTATCATGGATTTGCATTCTTGAAGAGCTATCATTTCTTTCTTTTGCAAGTTTTGACCATAATGTTTTTGAAGCCTCAGAATCAACTGGTCTTTTTGAAGAATAATTGTATAATTGTTGCATTATTCGTTCTCTAAATGATTCATTGGCTATATTGTTTGCAGATTCATAATAAAAATTTGTATATTTTCTTTTGTTAACAGATATTCCATCAAAACTAGTTGAAGAATTTGGAGGAATATACAAAGAATATGTTTCTGACCCTATAGAATTGTAATAATAACCAAATTCACCAGTGAATGTGCCAATTATCAAGAATGAATCTGCTGATAGACCGAGATTTGTCGGATCATATCCTGAATCAATGAAACTCTTCATTGCTGAAACTTTTATTTTAGTTTTTGTCCCAACGAATTCACTGCAATGACAACATTCGATAGATTTGGCATAGATTGAAATGGTGTAAATCCAGAATCAGGTTGTTTGCTTGACCCAATTGTTGAGACTGATGCTGTTGAAATTGTTCTTTCAATCTTATTTCTCTCAAATGCATGACTTTCAAGTATAAAGCTCAAATTATCATTATAATTTGCTGACGCAGGGAAAATATTTGAAATAACAGAATTTATTGCAGATTCTACAACTCTATATAAATCTAAAAATCTATCAAAATCAGCAACTTCATTCGCCTTTTCAAAAAAAGTTCATTAAATTTGTTTAATTGTTGGTTATTTTTTGAAAATGCAGTAAATGGAGCAATAAAATTCGAAAATTCTTTTCTTGAATTAATTAAATTCAACATTCTCTGTGAAATTTTTTCATACAAACTTGATTCAACAGTAATAAACACATTTGTTTTTGGAATTGAATCTTTTGAAAATTCTAAATCATCAAAAATATTAATATTTATACCATATTCACCATTACATTTATTTGGATGTGAAATTTGGAAAATTTCTTTATAGTCTCTCTTCTTCCACTGTTTTCGATCAAGACCATCAATAACACCAGTAAGATTTTTATTCAAAATATTGTTTAATATGCCATATTTTTCAGAACCAAATGAGCAATCTTGCACATATCTTCCAGCACCATCATCAACATATGGTAAATCATCAAATGTCCAGTCCAAAATAACAGAATTATATTGTGGAATATGATAATTTTTGTAAAAACTTGAATTCTTTGTATTTTTTCCTAGATTTTCTATGTCATTTGCTCTATTTTTTATCTCTTCGAGAGTATTCTTTTCTAAGAATGAGCGTACTGAATATAGTTTTATATTTGATGACATGAGTAAACCACCAGTCATGTCGGTTTTGTGTGCTCCAGCAAATACATTTTTGTTGTTTAGCAAAAATTGTGAACCAGTTGCAGATGAAATACTTGAAGAAACTTCAAAACTATCGTATAAATCTTGAGAAATAACTCTAACACCACAGAATTTCAAATAGTAGTCGGAAGAACCACCATATATTTCGTCTTTTTGTGGATAGATTTGCACATTCAGAGTCCAATCGTCATTCATATAACCATCTGAAAAATATGATGATGTTAAAACTGATGACAACATCGAAGATGAAACCGCAAATTTTACATTATTGTGGTCTTTTATGACATAAACATTAAAAGCATAATCACCAGAAGTCTTCCAAGTTGCGTCAATTTCGTTTTCTAGCGAATGACAGCCAAAAATTGAATATTCTGTTTGAAGTGGAAGCTGTCTATCTACATCTTTTGGCAAAGAAATATTACATTCAAATGAAATTGGAGTGTTTGCTGCTGATGCGGTTATAAATCCAAATGATGTTGCATCCAAAGAATCTTCTTTTTGATATAGTGTTGCTTGAGAGTTGTTGTCCGCAGAATATAATGAAAAATCAATATAAGATTTTGGAATAAGTTTGCTTACTCTTTCATTTTCTAGGCCATATTTTGTGCCGTCAGAATAATAATTTATTTCCACAACATTTTCATCAATACCAAAACATCTTATTAAGTTTCTAAAACTCTTTTCAGTACCTTTTGACTTTGCAATATATGCTAAATTATTATAGATATTTTTATAAATAATATTTTTGATATCTTGTACTTGTTTTTCGTAAATAATTTCATTTTCAGAATCAATATTTTTGTTAAGTTTATATTGTTCAATGTAATTTAGTATGTCATCAAACTCAAAGCCATATGATGCTAATGTATCTTTTTATGTACTTATTCTTTTTGTTCTCAGAATAAATCACATGATTATTTTTAGTTATACCTTCGATTTGGTTAAATAGCACATCAAAATAGCTGCCTATTATATGTAAGAAATTAGCCAAAGCTTGGCTATCCTCATCTTTTTCTATTAACCATGATGGTACATTGTTTAAGATACAAGAGTTGTTTGAATTATCATAATTTTCAGCATCAGTTAATCTTAAATCTTGATAATCAACAACATATTGATTTTCAATATAAATAATTGGATCTGCTTTTTCGTTTGTCATTGCAGAATCATATTGTCTGCAATGTTCATGATAGCCCTCATATATTGCGTTTGTTAATCTTCCGCTATAGTCAAGAATAACTTCATCTTTTGAAATATCACCAGTGATTCCTTCGTTGAATTTGTAGTAAAGACTGAGATTGTTATTCTTGTCAAAGTCTGTATTATTTCCGCCACCAACAGAACAAAAATAATTTTCCTTTATATCCTTGGCAGTTCTTCTTTCTTTCCAAACTCTGAAGTCATCAAAATCAGCAATAATTTTGCCATGTCCAATAGCTGTTCCTGTTGAATATTTTGCACCAAGGGAACCTATTGTTCCAACCAAGCTCCCAGATATTACTGTTTCTGGTGCCATATTCGCATATGTCTCTACTGACACAAATGAACCGTCTTTGTATGCTTCCACAACAAATCCAGTTGAACCTGTTGAGATTGTCAATGCATAATGATGCCAATTATTATCTGCTAAATCTGTCGAAGAAACTCTTATTAACTGGTCAATTTCTGTTATCCAAGTGAGGTCTGTTCCATCTCCAGATTCATATTCAACCTTGAATCCTTTATTGTCTAAGCTTGTGTCAACATAAATCAAGAATCTTCTATATTTTTCAATATCATATAAATGATAAATAACCTCTTTTTCTGTTTCAAGAACTGGATCTGCCCACATTGCCTTGTTCATCCAGAATTCAATTGTGAATCCCTGGGAGAAATCAACTTTCAGATTATTATCAAGATTCTTGGTTGTGTCGTAGACGTTTGTTATTGAATCACCAACAAATTGGATGTATTGTGGCAACGATGAAGAGCCAAAACCATTGTGTATACTTGCTGTTGCATTTGTCCAAGTATGCGAACCATCTGAAGCTACGCCAAATCTTATTGAACCAGTTGCTCTTGGATAATTGTTTTCAAATTCATATTGTTCATATGGAGTCAAAGAATTATAGAATCTTAATTTCTCTGCTTCAGAACCATCATAGGGATATAACTGTGTAATCTTTGAAACAAGATTTTCAAAGTATTTCTTGGCAGATCCATATTTGACAAAGTTTGAATAGTCAGAAAATCAATATCAGAAAAACTTTCTTGATTATTAACATATAGTTCGTTAACATATTGGTATGATTCATATTCTTGAAAATCCTGTAATGAAGATGATTTGTTAACAAAATCTCCAAGAGATTTAACTTGCTTTGAATTTTCAAATATGTTCTTGATCATTTATTTTATACCAATTCCCCAGCGATATCTTTAATGTATTTTATCTCAAAGATGCTGTCCTCTGGAAGATACAGAGTCTTTCCGTCTTTAGATAAATACTTCTCAACTGAAAAATTGGATGATGAATAACCTGACAATGTGTTAACCTTGATTATAACATCTTTTGTATCAATCACTTCAGGGATTCTGTTCAATGTCTTATAAATGTCTGAAATGCGTAATGGCTCACCAATGTCCAATTTTGCATCATATAGCAGTTTCTTCAATTCTTGCAAGCACACTGATTTAATATCACTTTCTGTCTTTCCATTTTTTCCTTGGACTTTAAAATATACAGAAATATTAATGACTTTTGCATCAAGGATATCAACTGTATCATTAATCATTTTATAATTTGCAAGCCAGGTTTTTAAATTGGTTTTAACAACATCTGGCGTATGACATAGATAACCATCTTTATCCTCAGACACAATATAGAGATTCAAATTTCTTTTAAGCGAATTCTTGTCTTGAATAATATTCACTCTCTTTATTGAACCAAATCCTTGTGGCATTGCATAGCAAAGTGTTTTATAATCTTGCTCTGACACTGCTCTATTCTGTGAGAAGAAAATATCTTTTGCTCTTTGTCTTATTTCATCTGTTGACACATCAATGGTATCTCCAACTGCATTTTCCTCATTGTCAACTTCAAATTGGGAAATTAATGACAATTTCTGTGACATTGAATAATTTGAAGTTGTTGGGAAATCAACAATTGGTCCTGTTACCGAATTGATTGAACCAACTGAAGCATTAACATTCTGAGAGTTGTTCCTTCTATATGTTATTGTCAAACTTGTATTCACTGGAACGACACCAAACTTTTCTGTCTTAATCAATTTTGTTGGATCAAACGAATGTTCACTGAAATAGTTCTTTCCTCCAAGGTCAATTGCTGCATTGATTGGATCAGGGAACTCTTCTTCAATTGAAAGTGGCTGTGAACCATAGCCAAATTGAACTGTTGTATATCCTTCATCATCCTGTTCAACAATGAATCTTCTTGCAACTCTTTTTGCTTTTAAAATATAGTTTGCATCTGTTGCAGTGTCTTTGTTTTTAATTGGTTCATAAATTGTGTCTTGTGAAAGATAATCCACCTCAAAATATTCATTTCCTTCAGAATCTTCAATCTTCATAATTTCTTGGATATATTGATCATCTAAAGTCAATTTTAAGAACTTTGTATAATCTCCGACTTCTATTGTTTGAACTGCAACTTCACCAGATATAACAGTTCCATATGCTTTGAATGCAAAACTGCTTGCGGCACCATTTTCATCAATGTCATAAACAGAAACTTTTGTTGATGGAATATTAAAGTCAACATCTTCATTTAGCAAAAATGAAACTCCACCAGATGACATTAATGTGGTGCCCTTTTTGAGGATCGGAATTAGCTCAGAATTAGGGCCGTTGCCAGCGGTAGAGACTGGCACCACAACGTAAAAGGCACACTTACAAGTTGACGTTTGCGAATTTGTGAATTTGTAGCCTCTTTTGCTTTGCAAGTTTTAAAACATTCTTCAGTTCAACTGCTGTGTCAATATTATTTTCATTTAAGGAATAATCAATATAAAATGCTGCTTGATCACCAATATATGCAACAAGGTCAAAAAAGCATTGAACCAAATGAAGCTTCATTAAAGTCTTTATAAGTTCCTTCATAATTTACCTTAATAAAATTGATAAGCTCATCTTTAATTGATGAGAAATCTTTTGCTGTGTAATTAATAGGTATTTTTTTCTTTGTTGACATTATTGTTGTACCTTAAATTTGAATTTATCAGGAAACTGCTTTTTCATCTGTCCGTCTGACAGCATAAACTGAAAAGCTATATAAATAATCTGGCTCCAGCATTGAACAATCAAATTTGAAATAATATTCTCCAGATTTATAGGAAACTCTTGTTTCGTTTGACCCTGTACCATATGGCACCACCACCCTACCGTCTATTTCTCTTATTACTCTAAAGTATATATTATCTAGATAAGTCATTTCTGGAGTTGTCTGAGAAACAGTATAAACAGTTGGTGTCCAGTTTCTTGGTCTTATGTATAAACTGAATTGTTGTTCTGAATTATGATAACTCTTTTTCAGCCCTGGCATTGACAATAGATAATCTTGATAATCTGAAGTTTCATATTCATGAACTGTGATTGCTGACCCTGTGTGCAGTTGATTACCATTTGAATCTTGCCACACATCATATATGGTGCTATTTGAGGCGGAATAGAGCCATAGAAGCCTTGTAAACACCAGTTGATACCCAAGAGCCGGTTGCTATTGTATCTCCATTTGTAGAGACTCCACCACCATAAGGAAGAGGAATTTCCAACGAACCAGAGCCAACAGAATCAAATAATTTCACATAGATGCTTCCTGTTCCAACACTTGGAATATCTCTCCAAGACGCCATTCTTTGAATTATAGAAATAAAGTGTGTGTTCAAGTTTTCTTCGCTTGTTGCCAAGGATGATGACTTGTGGAAGTTACCTCTATTGTCTCTCTTTGAATCATCCCATCTTACTTCCAGAACAGGTCTATCAAAGAAGAATTCTGAACCTCTTGCAAAGAATTTCCTTTGTGTAATAGCTATATTGCTGAGATAACTCTGAATCTGTCAATTTGATAAGGAATCCATTATCTGAATTTTGAGCAAGAGATGATGAAACCAACGATGTTATGTCAAGTTCCATATCTTCGTAGCCTTTATCAAAATAGAAAGAAAAATATGAACCAGTTGAATAATCTCCACCATTTGCTGTCCAAGCGACATTTGTTGAACCAGATTGCCAATTGGCAGCACCAAGATCTGAATATTCGCTCATATCCAAGCCATATCCTTCTTCCCATTCTGTTATGACTGGATGGGTGTTCAAGGTGAATTTTGTTGGCAATGTTTCTGCATGTTCTGCATTGAATAACTTCAGAAAATATGATGCTGTTGCTGGAACAATGTTATTCTGAATATCTTGTTTTAGATCTGTCAAAATTGGAAACTGAATAAGAACTCTTGATTCTTCTTGAGAACCAGATGAAGCTTGACCATAAATGGAGAACACTTCAAGAATATCTGATTCTCCCATGTTTGAAGCAGTTCCTCTTGTCTGAAGATTTGCCTTAAAAGCATTTGTTATTGTTGTGTCTTTTGACGCTTGATATCTCTTTAACATTTATTTTATTCCTTTACCAACAATTCTTTCAAAACATCAACAGTGTCCAATGGATGAATATAATATTTTATCTCCAAGAATATTGCGTTCTCATTCATTTTTGAGTCATCCACATTGAATTCAACAATTGACAAAAATGGCATATATTTGTTTATCTGTTTATTGACGGTGGATTTTAATTCAGATATTCTATCTAAAGAATATAAATCAAATAGCATGCTTTGAATTCCAATTCCAAACTCTGGATCCATTATTTTCTCTCCTGGAAGTGTAAATAACAGGTTCTTGAAGTTTGTTTGGATTGTTGACTTCAAATCTTTGTTAAGTTTGAATGGTCCATCAACAGGATCATAAACAATTGGAAGATACACTGACATACCATTTAGAACTTTGTCTGTCATTATAGCATCTCCTTATAATTGCTGTAACCTCCCAGCATACTAAATATGCTGTTCCCCAAAGTTATTAAACTGTGCAAGAGATGCTTGATAAGCTGCATTATCTTTTAGTGCTTCATCTGAATTGATGTTCTCAAGGATTGTTGATGCTGGCTTGATAAACTTGAAAGCAAGAAGATCATTAATGATTATTGGAACTTGATTTGTCATAATGTTCAAAACGGCTTGTTGAATTTTGTTATCAAAATTATCAAAGCTATATTTTTTCATTGAATTTAGATTCTCATAAAGTGTCAAGAATACAATTGTATTTGCAACACCATTTTCATATGATGTATATTGAAATTCTTTAAAATTATATATTTCTTGATTTATCTGTGATAATTGTTTCTTTATTGTCTCTTGATCAACAATTCCAGAGAAAATTGCTTGTGGCTTATACATTATCTGCAACAATTGAAATTCCTTTGTTCCAGAAACAAGTTGTGTCAATCCTGAGAAGTTGTCATCAGATGGAAGAAGTTTCATGTTGAGTCTGGATGAGAGATTGACATTCTTGATTGCAAACAGAGTTGCCTCAATTATTCTTCTAATCGCAACAGATTCTGCAATCAACTCTCCAGGATTTGTTATGTTCATGGAAAAGTAAAACTTCTCAGTCTTTTCTTTTTCATATAGAAGTCCAAGTTCTTTTGCTTGTTCAATATTGAATCTTCCATCATGCAATTCAATATAATATTTAACCAGAGAAATCAAAGCATTCAAATTTAAAAAAGCTGTTGAAGCTCCAAGATTATAAGCATTTCTTAAGTCCATTGGAGACACAAAAGATAATGGACCAAGGAATTGTTCATTATATTCACAATATTGTGCAACACTCTTAATAATATCTTTAAACCATTCTGGCATTTTCTGTATTTCAACAATAGACGCATTCACAGTTTTATACTGTTCTTTTGTCTTTGCCGTTATTGAATAATCAATAAAGAATAAGTCATCAACAGTATAAGAAAATGACGAAGGTTGTTTTAGTTTTGTAACATCATTGTATAAGAAGAATTTTGAATCTCTTGGAACAGAATCATAGGGAATATAAATGTCTGGTTTTGTTTGAGATATATAATCTTTATAGAATGGAAGATTAATAACTTCTTGAATGCACTCATAGATTATGTCTTTTATATTTCTCAACCCTTTATGATAATTGTCCAAATAAGATTGAGATGAAAAATCATATTTTTGATCATAATACAAAATACTAGAAAATACAAGTTGGATTCTCTGTTCTTTTGTTAGGACAGTCTTAAGTTTTTGAAATAGATAATTCACATAAACATCATCAACTGTTATATTATTGATATTTTTGAGAGAATTAAAATTTTCCAAAAGATTAATAAACACAAATCTTTTTAATAACTCTTTTGAAGAGAATCCATTTAGAAAATGATGTATTGTTTGAAATCCTAGCATTTTATTCCTTTTACCAAATGTCAATAAATAGATTTTTCATCTCTTGTTGTTGAGCAAGCATGGCGTCAATGTTGTTTGTATCTTGTCCGTTTGCATTATCCGAAAGAGACTTCTGGAGTTCTGCTGAATATGATTTATATGTTTGCCTCATCTTTGGAAGAGCCGCTTGTTGAACAGCCTTTATATTGCTCCAACAAAGTCTGCTCTCAAAGACTTTGGCATGTTTTGCTTCTCTGCAAATGTCTTGAATGCAGATTCTCTCAAAGATGAAAATGTTTCTTCAATAACTTGTGGTGTCAGTGAAATCTGGACAATATTACTTTGGTTTATATTGCTTGCCACCTGCTTCCAGTCTGTTGTGCTTATATCAAATTTATTTGACAGATAAAGTTGTTCTGGATATATCACTGCCTCGTCTTTTGTAAAGAATATCTGTTTATCACTACTATAGATTGCAACATCATATTCCTTGCCATATATTTTCTTAAGTTGTGCTTGTTCCTCAGTATCATATTCATTGATGATATCAAATGATATTTTCCAGTCAGATTTCTTTGGAACAAGTTCTTCTGATTTCTCAACAAAATATGTTTTAATATAATAAGTTGTATCATCTTGTTTTATGCGATAATATATGTCCATAATTCCATTTACATAATTTGTGATAATTTTTGCAGATGGTTGAGAGATCAATTGTGGAAGTCCTGCTGTCAAATCGAATGCTTTTGTTGCAAACAATCCACAAATTGATTGAATATTTCTTGATATTTGATTGATTTTTTCCAGAATATAATCTTGAGCTTCTTGATCTGTTTTGCCAGATTCTTTTAATGAATCAATTATATCTTGAACATTATTATCATTTGTGACAGAATGTGCTGGTGAACATGGTTCAGATTCAAACATAATGTCATATTGATTTATGATATTAACAAGAGCTTGCATGTTGCAATATTTCGCAACCTCATTAAAGAAATTCTGCACTCTAAAATCTATTGAAAAATATTCACCAAATTCAACATCAATATTCTTTGCAATATTTTTGATAATAATATACAAAGAAGTTGGTGATTTACCAGATAGCAGCGAATATAGCTCAATGAATATCTATTGTGTATGCTAGAACCTCAAATAATTTAACAACATGTTCCTTCTTTAAGGTTAAATTTAGAACGAAATTGTTTTAATTATTAATTTTTTATTAACATTATTTAACAAATCAATGATCGAGATAGATGATACAGAAAACTTTGTATCCCCAATATTGTCAAATGAAATATATCCATTATTATCTTTCTTGTTATACAAATAATATTTGTTAGATATTTCTTTGCTCGTTTCAACAATTTTGCCATTATCTTTAAAACCTGCGCTACAGAAATAAGAATCCATTTTGCAAGTATTGAGAAGGTCTTTCAAAGCAACGCTAATAATATTTTCAACGAATTCAATTATAAAGTTTTCAATATATAAATAAAATTGTCTTCTTATATCAATGAAGATATCAAAGATATTAATATATTGGAACTTTGGAATTGTTAAAATTGTATAATTAACACTAGCTTTAACATATTCATTGCAATTATCGTACAAATCTCTAATATTTAAAAATGTGCAATAAAGTCTTGTAATATCTGCATCAATAATACACTGTAAGCTTTCTTGCATGATTCCATCAAAAGAAGATGACATTGATGAATTTGCAATTGCATTTCTTAAACTTATCATAGATCTAGACAAGAATTCATACCAAGGAAACTTGTGGAAGAAGAAATCATATAAATCTTCTGAAGATTTGATATCTTTAATATCCTCAACACAAGAATATGGAGATCTTGGCAAAGTCAGAGATGCTGCTTCTTTCATTGTCTGCATTATTCCGAGATCCGATGGTCCAAGTGGTGTTAAAGCAGATTTTATGTTAATGTCTGGCAACTCAAAGCAAGGTTTTCTTCCTTGTTGTGGTGTTCCATCATCTGGTGGAATTGGTTCTTGTGGCACAACAGATGGAATGTCTGGTTTATTTGTTCCTGGTTTTGGAGTCGAAGAAGTTGGTGGTTTCTTAACCATTCTAAGTTTTGGATAATGGAAAATATTGATAAAATCAGACCAAGTAAATGGTTTGGTTTTATTCAAGAGTTGTTCTTGTCTCTGTTTGAATTCTTCATTCTTATACAGTAAGCAATTGATGGTCTTATTTCTTATCAGAGGATCAAATGTGTCATCTTTGATACACTTTTGTGAACAACTGATCAAAACTTAATTGTTTAACAGACAAATATTGTTGCTTTAATGTCTTTCTATTTGAAAAATATCCTTTGTTTATCAACAAGTTTATCTGTTTCCATCTTTCCAGAAACAGCAGCAGCAACAGCAGTTGAAATCTTTCCAAATTGATCCCAGAAGTCAATGATGAAATTTTCCTCAGCAATTAGAATATCTCCTTTAACTGGAACCATATTCTGCTGCTTGAGAGAAGATGAGATCTTGCTTTGTCAAATCATTTTTTGTGTCAACGATTGGTTTTGCTCGATGGGTTCCACCGTCTTATTGTCCAATCTGAATATAATACCATGATCTTGCACATCTTTCTCTGGCTTTTCTGTTATTGCACTGTTAGAAAAATCTATATCTTTTTCTTTATTAGAGCCAATTGCAACAAGATTGAAAGTGTTATCAAAATAGAAGATAATGTTCTCAGATATATTTTCTGGATTATATGTTTCGAGGAACACGGATTTTTGTCTCTGTTCTTTATATGCGTCCACGAGCAATGTTCTCGAATGAATCGGAAGAGTCTGAGAGATCATTCAGTCTTAGTTGGTATTCCTTCTGAAGAATCTCAAGATTTGGAGAAAGCTTCATATTTCTTTCCTCATCGTATAATTCTTTAGGTTCCATAAAAAAGTGTTGAATATCTTTACCAGATTCAGATAACGCTCTCAGAAAGTTTGCATTCTCTTGCATTTTCCAATATAGGTTTCCAATGTGTCTGTGTTATTTGATTTTTTTAAGGTCAATGAATATTTGTGAATATAATTGACAGCAATTCTTAATAGATCATAATTTTCTTTATAAATTATTGTATTTTTGGATGAATTATAAACTTCAAAGAACGAAAAAGAAACACAATATTTTTTAACAGTTAAATTTGGTCTTATAATATCATTCGATACTTTAACAGTTAAACTCATATCTCCAATATCAAAATCTTTTTGTATATAATCAATAGGATGTTGTTTTGCTTTTAATTTTATTGCATCTTCTGTCAATGTTGTGTCTGATTCATTGTATTCAACACATATGACTGGATAAACTTTCTTGTTGGTCCACCCTTAACATCGCACAGATACTATTGATCCATCCTTGTTCTCGTTGGGCCAGTTAAAATTGGTTGGGAGATATTGTGAATGATAATTTGAATAGGTTTGTTTATGCCAAATATAGAAAGAATGTTCTATGACAGCAGTAAATTCCAATTGGGTTATTGTATACGGATTCTTCAGTTGAAGATTACCATCTTTATATTCTTTCTTAATGACAAGATCTGGTAGACCTTTTGTTTCAGATGGAGATTGTAATTTTAACAGCTTAATCAATAAGTTATCTCCATATGGAAGATTATACTTATTTTCTTTTAATCTCTTGAAAACAATTGGAAGTCTATCTTCTTTTAGTTTATAGACATTTCCAGTTTTATTATACCAAAATTGATATAATAATGGCTCTTGTTTCTCAGAAACATTAAGCAGCTTTCTGACAGAGTTACAAAAAATCTGAAGTTGATACAGATCGTAATCTTCAGTTGTATCATCAAAGTCTTGTATACTCAGTGATTAACATCGAGAGCATTGTCAAGCTTCCAAAAGGATTTGTTGTTTGGAAATCTCTTGTTAAATTCAAAATAGTCTGATGTTATGAGACTCAACTCTTCATACAGATATTCATTTGGTCTATATTTGCTTGCTCTTGTTGTCATTTATTAATTTACCTTATGCCATCTACTGAGAATGTATTGATCTGCTGATGCTGATAAATAGTTTTGTTTTAATGCTGGTAAATTGTTAGTTTTGAGCAAGATTATTTGTCAGAGTTTGCAAATCCTTTGCTGTTGATAACATTGTATAAGTCGCAAAATCAATACTTGGTAACGCGACAGCTTGTGCGACTGTGTGTGAATGAGTCGCAATACTTGCTTTCATTTGCAACATTTCATTATGCATCTTGGCAACTGTTGAAGATAACTCAGATACTTTCTCAACAAATTCTTTCAAGAATTCCAATAACAAATAGCCTTTTTGGAATTGGCTCTAATGTATAATGCTTGTCTTTGATGTTATTTCCATAGATTAAGTTAACTCCAAGTGAAGTGTCAATTCTTTCATTTTTTGAGTTATATTGCGAAACCCCACCAGCATATAAATTAATTCCTGCCTCTCTTGCAATAATTTGAACTGTGTCTGCCTTAGCTGTTATGCAAGAGATTGCCTTATATTCTTTGCCTGGTGGAACAAGAGAATAATCACTGGATGGATTTTGTCTTGCTGATATTTCCACAAACGATGAGTCAAATACTCTGCTTGGATTCTTTATTTGAGAATCTGGAGTTTTTATTGCTCCAAACACATTTGATGAAAGGAAGATTCTTCCTGACAAATTTCCACCAAGTTCTTGTCCATAATATGGATCTCTATCCAGAACAATTGCTGTTGAGTCTGGTCCTTCATATAATGTTCTGAAGCCTCTTTCCAAACAACCTTAGAAGTTATTCCTTGGTTTGGTCCAACTGCGGAATCTTTGCGACATCTTTAGAGCTTAAAAACTGTTCTCGTCTTCCGTTCTTCGGCGGCAAGATGACTTAAGGTCAAAATCTGGTCATGTAAGTATCTCTCCAACGCAGAGCAGGCAGCGTATCATTGGCTCTGTACTTATTTGCACACATAAAGATTTGATCGTTTTATCAACCATTTTGTCCCTGTTTGATAAGTGGCTCAAGTTGTCCATCTCGGCAAGTCTTTTGTGAACCTTTTCCCTGTAGTGCTCAATCATTAATTATCATGAATGAAGTAGTTGTATGATTTTAATTGGTTCCATCATCGCGCGAATCTCATGCAACCCCTTCATCCGCATATTTTGCTGTGTTCCATCGGTTTTAAGCACATAGTAGCTAGAATATCTCGGGTAGGGAGCACAAATGTACAACCATTTGTCATCCACTTCTAAGTAGACAAGTATAGAACTCGTACTGAAAGGCAAATCACATTTTGGGGTCCGCTATTCAGAGTCATCATCTGCAACATCAGCAACATATCTTCTTACATATCATAAAACACGATTTTCTCGATTCGGTCGCGCATTATGATGAAATGAATTGAAACAAGTAAGCTCACGATAGAAAGCCAAAAAGTTCTTGGTTAATATTTGCAACATCTTTTATAAGCTTCTTCAGAAGCTAACTCCTTGATAATATTTAGCAAATTTTGATATTGAATAAGATGGAGCAGTGTTGTCAAAGATGATATTTCTTGGATACAAAGAGAATAACTCTTTTTCAATTTTGGCACAATCAGAGTTATCATTAAACTTTGCCTCTTGCTTGGCTGGAAAGGTTGCTTTTTCTGGAGTTCCTTCTTTTATCTTGAGCGGTCTCGAGCTTCCTGTTATATGGGACAACTTTTAACAACATTGTTGTTCGCTATTGATTTGTTCTGTTTTTCAAATGATGCAAGTGCTTACACTCTATCCAGATAATCAAAGTATTTTTGATTGATTCTTTTATTTCTTCTGGTTTCTGCGCTTGAAGATTTGTTCTTTTGAAGAAATTTTGGTTCTGAGTGAGTTTGTTGTTCTTAAATGTTAGAACAATTATTTCATTTATTGCTGGATATGTGCGTTTTCTCCCTCAAATAATACTCTCTCAAGTCCATATTTGAGGTTTGCTGTTGTTCTTATTGGTTATATTGTTATAGTTGAAGTTTATGAAAGACCAGGAATTTCACACAACAGAGTTGCTGTTCTCTTGTTGTTCTTTATTCCAATTCTATTTGCTTCATCGACAGAACTATATAAGAAGTTGTCTATTGTTTTTCTGGAGTTATCAATTGTTATAATCTCTCTAACAATTGCATAAAAATTCGAGTTGGCTCCTCGAACTTAATCGGCAAGAAGTTGATTTTTGATCATTATATAACAAGAAAATCCAGTGAATGATATTGTCCGAATGGTGGAAATATCTAGGTGGTCTTCTATCATTAATTTGTAATCGGTTTAGGTTTTGGTCATGACATTTGTTTGGAAGTTTCGACTTTTCATTTTTTCAGTCTCTTCCGGTAAAATACTGCCGTATCCATCTGGAGAGGTTTTTGTCTTCTTACGACCTTCTTTTGTTCATTGAAGCAAAGCTTAATCCAACTGTTCATTGCTTCTTTGAAGAGTCTCACACATATATGGCCAAAGTACCGCCAGAATCTGCGTGAGATGTTCTATGTACTTTTAATTTCTTTCTTAATTCATCTATTAGTTCTTTTGCAAGTTCTTCTATCTTTCTTCAGTATTCTCTGACATGCAAGAATCTTTAAGTCATCTTGTTCAACGATCATCTTCTTCAGCATCTAGCGATGATATTCTTCTCATCGGTCCATTCTTCCAATCATTTCCTTATATTTTCTTCGAAGTATATTCAGAGCAGAGATACAACTTGTTTGTGAGTAACTCTGTTAGAGCATTTCTTATGTGCATATAAATATATCGCTCTCTTGTTGTGAAGGATCATATTTTTCATAATTTTGAAGAAGATAACGAATTGTCTACAAGAACTTTTTTTGCTTTCTTAGCTTAAGATCATCCCAGCTATCAACTTTATATAATAAGAAATTCCAGAATTCATCTCTATCTCTTGTTTCTTCATATAATTCATTGGTTTCATCAATTGTTGAATCAAGATCTGAAGAGTTTTCTCCTTCCATGATTTCTTCATAAGATATTTCATGCTTCAATCTTTTTGCTTGTTTCTTGGTTGCGGCAATGAAGTAGTTTTTGATAACAACTGAGAAGTATGCAAACGCTGCACCATTCTCTCTTTTGAAGTTACATAGAATGGTTGTAAGATAAACCAAGCCATTCTTGCTTTAGTTGGTCAATATTTGGAAGTGTTGCAAACTTAAATGTATATACAATTTTATCAATCATTTCAACAAAGACTGGAAGAAGAGTTTGCTCAAAGATCTTATCTTTTTCTCTCTTGTTTGTCTCTGGATTTATATACTTTAAAACTGAATCTTCATGGAACTGTGTAAAATAATATTCTTTAGCCACTTTATTTTAGCCTCTTTTTCTTTGATCCTCTTCTACATCTGGATCTTGTGCTTCTTGATCGTCAATTTCAAATTCCAATTCAAAGTGTTGATAAATGCTTCCACATCAACCACAACGTTGTTTGTGTGTCTCAGAAGATTCTTTATTGTTTCATCTGCATGATATAAGTTCTCTCTCAAACACTTCTCCAATATGATCAAGATAAATTGACAAGTTTGATTTTAGTTTATCAATGATTGTCAAGCCTCTCAAGATTGATTCTGAGTCATCCTCAATTCTCTTTGTTAGTTCAAAGTTTTTTTGACAAGAATCCAATTAAAGAAAAGAGAACCAGCAAGAACAAAAAAGAAAACACACAAGCAAGCACAATAATAACAGTAGAAATCATTTATTATAACCCTCATATGAGTCTTTGCTTAAGCTCATCTTTCATTCTCTTAAGTTCTTCCTTTGAGACTCCATCCATTTATAAACTCTTTGCTCAAGCTTCGGATCGTTCTCTTGAATTGTTGCTGCTTTTGAATTCATAAAAACTTTCTAACATCCTGTGAGTCGCAAAATTTGCATTTCTCAATCTTGGAACTCACAGGATGATTTTCTGTCCACACTTGATTACATTGATAACATTTATAATCATAAATGGCATCTTAATCTTCTTAGAAATATTGTTTTCTTTCTTATTGAATAACTTGACTCACAAGAAACAGCTTCTTGAAGCATTCTTTGGAACAGTTTTGATTGACCATATTTTTTATACCATTCCATGAAGAATTTGAAATGCTTCCTCATTTGATATTTCTGATATGTCAATGTCTTCTTTAAGATTATTGCTTTGCACCATCTTCTGCTTCCTCTTCATCTGGGAAGAGTTCATTCAATCTGTCCGCATTTGCCTCTTCCCAAGAGACTGTTGGAGGATTTGCAACCATCCAGTAATCCTGTTGGTTCATCAACAAAACAATGCCACCCTTGCAACACTTCAGAAAGATCGATCTGATCTTCTGGTTTATCAAACATCTGAGACAACATTGCATATTGCATTGCCATCATTAAGTGAACCAATGAATTGTGGATGCAACTGCATTGTTTGTTTAACTTGTTCTTCTTCCATATTGTTTAACTCTTCCATATTAATAACTATCTCCTTAAATTGAAAAAACCGCTTTTATATTCAACATTTCTTGTTCTGTGTTTTTGTTGAAGAATTTTACCTTTAAATTGAAGGACTTTTCAGTGTCAGTTGTTCCATCATTGTCTCTTGTTCTGGAACATTTTCCAGAACCTTCATACCAGACAAGTATAGCACTGGAACGTAATCGGTGTTAACAAATTTTGGATGTTTTTTGTATTCCTCGAATTGAACTCTCAGATTCTCTGGTTTGTATATAGACATATTAATCTCTTCTCTATTGAAGACAGAGTAATATCCTTGGGAGTATTCGTTTATGAAGTCTTTTAGACTTTGTGCTGGTATTGTTTCTTGTTGCTGTGTCATATTATTTTATCTTTTCCTCTAAATATTTAATTAACATTAGATCTTTTGACCACACTTTTGTATAAGGGTCTCTTCTTGTATCCTCAAATGTATAATAATTTGGAAGTTTAACTATTTTATAATTATTTGATTCAACTTCTGTATCATGTGCTACAATGATATCGCAATAATTACTAATAAAATTCACACATTCAGCTCTAGACATTGGGTGCCCATCACTAAAAGCTAAATCATATTTTTTTAAAAAGAATGTTTTAAATATTCATCTTTTCCAACAAGTAAAATAGGATTCCAGTTATCATAACTCTTGAAATTTTCTACTATTTTTTTGTACCATTCTTCTGTATCCATTTCTATAGACTCAACATTTCCAGATGTTCTTTTTAAAAATAATTCAGTGCTATATGTACCCATACCAAACTCTATTACACTGGTAATATTTTTATAATCATATATTGCATTTAAAAAATATCTAAATGTGTAGCATATCTATCATAATTCATTTTTCTTCCTTAATTTATTTTATAATATTGTTTCATCCATTCTACAGTATTTTTAACTCCTTGATCTAGCGATGTAGTATCTATATGTTCTAAATCAAGTCTAGATTTACTATTATCTACTATTTTATGCTTTGTTGTTAATATTTCGTAAGTATCTCGATATTCTACTAATTTATCTGATTTGCTAGTATATTTCAAACATAAATCAATTAATTCTTGAATAGTGTGTCTATAAGAACTTGAAATATTATATATTTCTCCATCTTTAAAATTTTCAGCAATATTACTGAAAGTGTTGACTGCATCATAAATATATGTGCTTGTTCTTGTATGTTCTGGATACACAATGACTTTTGTCGTGGAGTAGATTATATACAAATGTACAATTAACACTTCTGAATGGGTGATACCACTCTCCTGGTCCATATGTATTAAAGAATCTTACTATAACAACCTGATTGCCATTTAATATTCTTTCATTGGCAATTTGTACGTTCATTTACTCTCTTAGATAGCGCATAATCGTTTAATTGATTTATTGGATTTGTACTAATCACATCTTCGTACATTATATCTTTGGTAATCACCAATATACTTCAGAAGAAGAACAGTGCACTAATTTGAACTTATATTTGTTTTGAAGTTTTAATATATTTTTCAAACCAATAGCATTACTTTTCCAAACTTTTTCATAAAAATATTCACCATTCCATCTACCAAACTCTGCTGCGCAATTGTATTACAAAATCAGGCTTAAAATAGTCAATCACATATTCTATTTGTCGATATTCAGATATATCGGCTCTAAAATAATTTTCATTTTCTAATTTTCCAAGTCCATGAGCATAGTTCTCATTTGTGTGCATCAAGTCACATCCAAATACGATGTGTCCTTTTTGTCGAAATATCTCTGATACTTTGGAACCAATAACTCCCAGACATCCAGTAACCAATATTTTTAATTTATTGTCCAACATATTTTTTGATCTCCCCACTCTAAATTATTATTTGCAACTAAGTTATGTTCTGTTTTGTAAATAAAAAAATTGTTGTTCATTAATTCATATATTTTTGTTTGATATTCTCTCGGATGTGTTAGATGTATTCCAGCTATTCTTCTTGATAAGAAAATTTCACAATTATTTCTTATAACTCTTTCTGAGAATTCATCGTCTTCATAACACATTCCTGCCATAAATTTTTCTTCTATTCCACCTATCTTTATGAAAAAATCTCTTTTTATACATCCCAAAAAATAATTTGCTGGTCTAAAAGTTTCTTCTCTGCATCTTGCGCCTTCTGATGGGGTGGGAAATAATTTTATTATATTAGTGGAGTTTAGATTATCCTCTTTTAAAAAGATTCAATTATATTATTATATGGACATTCATCAACCCATCCATAAATAAATTTTTCTATATCTACACCTTTTGTAAATAAATCATTTATATATAAAGTATTTTCTCTCGCATTAATTATTTCTGGTGATGTTAATACAATTATATCACCAGAACTATTTTTACACCTACATTTTGTTGAAGTGCAGGATTTACAAACTCAAGTTCTCTATTGTGATAATAAGGATGTTTCTTGGGATCAACAAAAATTAGTTTAATATCAAGTATTTTTGAATACTTGTTGTATAAATCTTTTATTTTATTATTGTTTATAGAATTATCAATTATTATAATTTCAAAATTTTTATATATTTGTTTAGTTAATGATACTAAATTATATTCTAATAGTTCTTCTCTGTTATTGTGTGGTATTATATAACTTATTTTCATTTTATCGTTTACCATTTTAATTATGTTTTTCTTTGTAAAGCCCTTCCAATAAAAGAGTCAAATTATTTTTCTCTACAATCTTTCAAAGAATAGGAAAGATTGTTACACTCTTAAAGTCATAAATGAATCCAGACAATTTATTTGTTATAATTTTTAAATTAAGAATTTTGCTTCTGCCAATAATTTAGAAAATGTCTCAGGAGATTGTGGAAAAAATACCAATCCATAATAATGAGATAATTTTTCCAAAAAAGAATAATAATTTTTTCTTCTAATATATCATATTGAATTTTGTGTTCGACACAATAACTAATTGATTCATTTACGCCCTTTATAGGATTATTTGAATAAACGATACAAAATTTATTATTTTTACTATTATTTTTTAAAGTATCTAAAAAATTTAGAATATCATCAGAAAAGAATGAACCTTTAAATGAAATAATATTAGCAAGTGGCAAATTATCTTTTAATATTTTTTCGTGTAAAGAAGATTGTGCAAATACTATTTTTGCTTTGTAATAAAATTCAATGTTTATTAACTTTTTTGAATCTACAACAAAATTATAATATAAAATTGGATTTCTTGATTGAATAAATTTATAATCATGTTCAATTATTATATAATCTTTACTTGATAAAAAGTTTTTAGCTTCTTGTGATAAGAAGTAAAAATTACTAATAATATATTTTTCTGCATTGATTAAATTATTATTAAATTCATTACAAGAAACAAAACAACATTCTATATTTTTATTTTTTAAATAATCTAAAATAATAGAATCGCAGTATTCTGCTCCACCATTTTTTCTTGATATGGATGATCTGCAATAAATATTATCATAGACATTCTTCTGCTTTAATAGACTCTAGCCATTCTGCAAATTTAGAATCTCTCTTGTATATTAAATTTGCAAATTTCTCATAAAGATCACCAGATGATGCCAAGAAATCTTCTCTGACCTTTTTGGCCATCGACAATGCCATTCCAGGATCCTTATAAACAGCCCTCAGAGCCATTTTGAAGGAGGATTCCTTGGCATATGCCCAGGTCATATCTGGGTTGATAACACCTTGCCAGACAGCTTCTGGATGCACATTTTTGATATCATGATCAACCTTGATGAAACCTTTTCTTTGTTTTCCCTTCTTGTCTGAATATTTCAAGAAATCAAGTTGACCACCATATTCAATGGTGATAACTGGAAGGTTGTTCTCAACGGCTTCTAAAAAGTGGGAGGCAATTGTGCACCATAAAGTTTTCTGTACAATATGATTCATCATCTTCAACAGATATATTAAATACTTCTCCGCAAAAGTCTTGTTTTTCTATGTTTTTTATTTTCATCAAATACATATTGTTGTTTAATTCAGTTTTTACATTTGATGAAAAAGATTTTTTGTTAGAATTATTAAATTTATTAAATTGATGATTCTTGTTTAGAAGATTTATTATAATATCAAAAGAATCTTTTTGAGTTATTCTTAATCTTTCAACATCCATTGTGTATTCTATCTCTTTTTCTTCTCTCACTTTAATTTTTCCAGTTCTCACAAAATTATCAAAATTTGAAATAACGCCAAGTTCTAACAACCACAATTTAACATCTCTTAGCAATTTTTTATTTGATAAAGAAATTTCTATTGAAGGATTTGTTGCTTTATCCCCTATGTACCCATCTCCATTCAATAATGATGTTATTAAATTCTCTTTAAATTCATTGTCTGTCTTAAACAAGATTTTGTTAAGATATTTATTTTTTGCTCCCTTGCCACTAAAGTTCTGTAAAAATCAGACACTATTGTTGATTGAAAGACTAAATTAATACATTTTTTGTTATTTTGTTTTTGGAACTTATATTGGTTTAATCCAAAACATTTATTCATACAATCAATAATTTCTTCTCCAAGAGTGGATATCTCTTTTTCGTGGATAGAAAATATAATATCGGATGAACTAGCACAACCTTCCGACAGATAATATCCAAATAATTTTGCGAATTCCTTATCTAGTTTAAGAGTATTCTTGATTTCCTTTCCAGTACCGTTTGAATGTATAAATTTTATTACATCATTCTCAACAACCACATTTCATCTAGTTAAATAATCAAATATATTGATTTCTTTTAGATTATCAGAAAAGATGGTCTTGGAATACATAAAATATCTTTTTTAGTTAGATCCTCTGTCTTTTTCCAAACAAAATTGTCATCTTTTTTGTTGTAAACATAGACATTGTGATTTGGAGTTAAAATAATTGGTTCAACATTTTGAGTATTATATGGAGTTATTTTATACATCTCTCCTGTATAATTTCTTCTTAAAAGTTTAGATACTTTTTTGAATCTACCTTTGTGAGTTAGAACTTCATCACCTACCAACATTGAATCTAATCTTTTTGTTCCTTTTTTCGTAATAATTGGAGTATAATCTAATCCGCAAAACCCTTCCCCGTGGGATATCTGAACAATTGCTTTGATTTTTTCAGACGAATAAACAGTTTTAAGTTGTCCCTCTGTCATATATCCATGAAGAAGATAAATCTTTGCCTTTGAATTTGGACAAGCATGTTTCTTGATTCTTTGAATATTCTCAAGAACGTTATATCTGTCTGGAATTGCTGGATTTGCTCCATGAACTTTGAGAACAAGGCCAACATCTGGATTATTCTGGAACTCTTGAAGGAACCAAACAATTGTGTTCTCAATGTTCTTTCTTGGTCCCCATTGTGAAACTGTCAAGAAATTGAATGGAGTTTTTATGTCCTCAAGTTCTTTAACTTCTTCACATCCATCAACATTTTTGAATGGGAAGGAAACAACTTCAACAGGAACATTGAGTCTCACATCAACTTGTTGTCCTGTTTGATTATTGATTCCAACATATGAGCAATCTGTCAAGGTTTTCTTTGAATGTTCTGATGGAACAATAATCTTGTCCATTTCATTGCAATTAACAATCCACTCTGGAGCAACCTTATCTGTTTCCATTGCTGCTGTGTATCCAATGTTTAATGGACACATTTTTTTGAACTCTGTTGGAATGGTTATCTGAAGAGAAATATCAAATCCTTGATTTGGTTGGGAAAGATATTTGTTTGTCTTGAGAATAAGAGAGTCAATATATTGTCTTTCCTCAGTTTGTTCTGGAATCCATCCATTTGCTCCCCAGAGTGTGTTTATAACATATATGTCGAATATATCTTCTTTTCTTCTTAAACTTTCCAGAGCAAATCTGGCCTGATAGCCATAACCAGAAACACTTAGAACTGGTCCAAAAATCACAATTTTCTTTTTCATTCTTATCTCCACAAACCTGGTCTTAATGACTTCAACATATCGACCATCTCTTTATATCTCTGATCATCCCACATAATTGTGAAGTCGTTCATGAATTGTTTATCTTCAACCTTCTCTTTTCTAAAGATATTATTATCATCATGAATAAGATTATTTGAATTCAGTCCTTCAATAACTGCATCAGCAAATTCTGCTTCATCAATTGTTTTATGATAATTCTTCACACCATATCCATCATAAAGTTCATAATATGTGCCTTCAATATCAACAGTCATGTTTGGATTTTTTAACTTTTGCATATTATACCTCAAAGAGTTGATACTGTTTATAGTGTTTTCTTGTTTCCCAAGAACCATATTTTTCATATGTGAAATCAATGACTTTGACCCATTCTTCCACATATTTTTCCATGTTAAAGTTGGTCAATGCATGATTTGCACACATTTCTCTATGCTCTTTTGTTCCCCAAACATTGTTTTGTCTGCTTAAGAAACAATCATTGATTGCCTTCTCAAATCTTTCAAAGGTTGTTCTGTCCTCATAGATGTATGGAGTTTCTTGAGCACCAACAATTGTATGATCAACATCAATTGCATAGCCATGAACACCATCTTCATATTGGTCAACCATTCCACCAGTCTTTGTTGTTATAACTGGAGTTCCTGCAAACAGTGATTCAAGAACAGCAACACCAAAGCCTTCTGCATCTGAAATCAATACTGTGGCATCTGCGACATTGTAAAGTTCATTCAGTTTATCTGGAGGGAGTCTGTCTCCAATTATTCTGACCTGATCGTTGAGTTCAAAATCCTCAACAATTTTAACCAAGTCACATCCATGTGGATCTCTTGGATCTGTTTTCGCCAATAGTCTCACCTTTTGTTCTGGGTGATTCTTATTATATTCTCCAACCCAGCAAAACAATGTTTGAATTTGTTTTCTTCTGATATTTCTGCTGTTGTAGAACAGCAAGAAACAATCTTGTTCAAGTTTTGCTCTGTCAATTATTTCTTTTCTCAAAGTTAATCTGTTTGGATGCAAGAAAAACTTTGATGAATCAACTGTGTGAGGAATATAAAATTGATCAACTTTTGAGTCTGCAAGTTGTTGAACAACATCTTCTGTTAATTTAGAGATGGAAACGATAACATCATTTGAATCATACCACTTCTTGTTATATTTTGGTGCTGGATAATTGTCCCAGACATGATAATACACAATTGGGCAGAACTGTCGAATTTCATTCTCGACATTCCATAGCCAGTCCCAATATCTTGGATCTGTCATAACCCACAACATATCTGGCTTCTCTGCCATTATAACAGAACGGACAAGGTTTGCATCTCCAAATCCATCAACTGGAATGATTCTCCAGTCCTCACCCCATTCATCAATCATAACTGGTCTTTTGTCTTGATGTTTTATAAGCCCACCAAGACAAATAAAAGAGAATCTTCCTGTTTTAAGAAGTCCCTCAATAAAATATCTTGTTTGTATTGCAACACCAGATAAAAACCTTGGATCATCCGACAGGGTTAGTATCTTAATCTTTTTCTTTTCTTGCATTTAACGCCTCTTCAATCTGCACAATAAGTTTTTCTTTCTTTTGATTGGGGTTTAATCCTAGCTCTTTTCCAAGAGTCTTTATTTCTTCCCAGCTAAGAGATTTTACATCTTTCTGCACTTTTTGTTCAGGCTTTTTTTCTTCTTTGTCGCTTTTTTTCGTTATGCCAAAAGTATCATAAAAATCTTCAGTTATGTACTGTTTGATTTCTTCAAATCTTCCTTCTGACAGAAGATATGTCAAATATTGTTTAAGTATCACTATTGCCTCGCCAATGAGGATAATCTTCTTCCTCTTGTTTCTTTTGTCTAAAATATTCTATAGAATCCCTATCCATTTCTTGATCTTCGACTCCACCTGTTATATAGCTTCTTAATTTATATATTTTCATTGAAAATGAACCAATTACTTTCTGTGCAGCAGGGCACATATCTTGCAAAATTGTTGACTTTTCAATCCAAAAATATTGAAATGCAACACAAAAATATTCATCAATAGAAGTCAAACAATATGGATCAGGTAGAAATCGTTGAGATAAAAGAACAGCTTTTTCCTTTCCAATCATCTTAGAAAAGAAATGATCCCAAAAAGGTTGTCTTATAAAAGAACCTTTAATTCTTCTTAATTGTTCTGCTGGGAATGGTTCTGTTGAGATCTTTGACCAGTTTATTCTTACGAGATTGATAAACTTCTGTCTCTTCTCAAGATATTCTTGCTTCAACTGGTCTGTGATAAGTTCTGACCTGTTTTTGTTAAGAATCGAATGACCAATCTCATGAATAATATTTGCTGCAAACAATTTTGGTGAAGATGTTGTTGGCTTGAGATATATTATATCATTTTCAATCAATGCGTCATAATGTCTATCATCAACAACTCCAGATATAGAACGAATAACAATTTGTCTTATTTGTGCCACATCAAATAACTGTTTTGGAATATTCTCTTCAATCACTTGCTTGATAATTGGAAAATGATGCTCAATAGAAACAAAATGAGGTTCAGAAACAAAAACAGGGATGGTGCCCCAGATCAAATAATCTGATTCACGCATCCCTGTGGATTCTTTGATATTCAATTTTGAACTTCTCTTTATTCTTTCCAGAAGAAGAGATTGTTGTTTGTCGGACATTAACTCATATCACCTCAAAGACTAAATAGTTTATGTAAGTAACTTCCATCCTTTATAGGATTTAGCTTTTTGTGTATCACTTTCCATAAGCCTTTCATTGGAACACCGTGTTCTTTAGCAAAATCTGTTAAGCACTCTATTCTTAGAAATATTTCTCCATCAGGCGAAACTAGCTGTATATTTTCGTATATTTTGCTACTTTTACTATTTTTGCCAGAGTTTTTTCCTTTTCTATTTAAACTTATTTTTTCTTTAGTTTCTTGCGACAAAACTTTTCCAAGATGAGCTTTACTAATTTTTTGTTTTGTTTCTTCTTTAAGCGGACTTCTTTTTACTCCCAATAGACCTTTGTTCCAAGGAGGAATTTTGTTCTTTTTCTTTGTTTCACTTATTTTGAGCTTACTTTCTTCGGAATGTTTTTTACCATAAAAAGGATGCCTTTCTCCAGTCATGTTTGGCATTTTAATGCCCTTATTCCAACCACAATTTTTACCAAAAGTTTTTAGAAACTTTTTGCTTATATTCTATACTAGAATTTTTCCATCTATCTCTTAATTTTTGTTTGCTTTCAGGAGTATTTAAGGAAGTTTTTACAGCTATCCTATGTTTTTCCTTTTGCTCTTCTGTGAAGTTGTTCCAAAATTTTTTCCAGCCAAAGATCTCTTTTTTGTAGATACATTTGGGTCTTTATCACCGAAACCTTCTCGACTAATTGCATTGCGAGTAAGATTATAACATTGTTTGCCATTATCAAAGTACTTATCAAGATACTTTTCTTCTAATAAAAGAATTTCTTCTCTCGAAGATTCGTTAGATATTTCAACTATTTCAAAAATAAAATCTTCTTCATCACTTTTATTGAAATCAGATTGTAAAAACCTATTGCTGTGTTTATTTCTTTTTAATAAACCTAGATGTTGCTTCCATCTATTTAGAAATTTTTTGTAGAACCAATATACAACCGACCATTTTTGGTATTACATATTTTATATATTCCAGATTTATCAAAATTTTCTTCAGAAATCAAGAACATAGCAAATCACAATATACGAGAAGCAAAAGTTGCCAATTTTGAACGTTCGCCTTTTTGAAGTGAAACATGACCAGCCAATTCAGAATCCTTGAACTTCTCAACTAAATAGGTCAAACCATTTGTTGTTGCATCAAGATATGGTGAGTCAATTTGTTCAACATCACCAGTTATAACAATTTTAGTATTATTACCAATTCTTGTTAGAATTGTCTTGACTCTCATGAGGTGTTAGGTTCTGCGCTTCATCAATTATAATGAAAGCATTTGATATGCTTCTTCCTCGGATATAAGTCAGTGCCTCAATTTCCAAAAGTCCAGCTTCTTGATAAAATTGGATTTCTTTTCTTTCTTTTAGAAGGAATTCCAAGTTATCAGAAATTGGTGCAAGCCAAGGAGCCATTTATCTTCCAAAGAGCCTGGAAGGAAACCAATATCTTTACCCATTGGCATAACTGGTCTGGATGTAATCACTTTATCATAAAGTGGTTTTGGAGCGTTTGCATCTGTTTTGAATGACTTCATTTCAGATTGTTCTAAAGCCGCTGCCAATGCCAAAAGAGTTTTGCCTGAACCTGCTGCGCCAACCAAAGAAACACAGTGAACATTTGGATCCATTAAAAGATTTAATGCATAACTTTGTTCTTTATTCTTTGGTTTAATTCTACCATTGTGCAAACCACCTTCTTTAATGAAATCTCTCATCTTCAATAGAGGTTTGTTCTCTGAAATGAACCTTACAATTGCAGTTTTCTTGTTATCCATATTTGAAGTTAACATAAGAAATTGATGAGGAAAACATTGTCCCCATTCTTCTTCCCACATAACTTCTCTGCCATTATAAACATCTTCAACCAATTCATGATCAACCAGAATCTTCTGGAAGCCAGAATAGATTGAAGAAAACATCATCAACCACCTTATCCTCAAAAAATGGTTGACATTCCAGACCAAGAGCATCACATCTTACTCTCAAGTTAATATCATGAGAAACAAGAACAACTCTTTCTGATGGATTTTCTTTCTGGAATTTAAGGAATGTTGAGAGGATCAGATTATCTGAATCTGAAGTTGTCAATCCTTCAGGAAGCAAGGATTTATCTGAATCGAAGATAAGGATCTTTCCTTTACCTTCACCTAACAAGAAACACCAGTTTGGAGAGAACCAACTTCTCTGAACTCATCCAAAGTTCTGGCAAATTTTCTTGCATTAGCACCAACAGAATCCATCTGTCTTTTCTTTCTGTCAATTTCTTCCAGAACTTTCAGAGGAATCAATATATCATTATCTTCAAAATGGAAGATTGAATCTGCATCTATCAATAACACATTGGTATCTAACACAAAAGTTTTTTCATTAAGTTTCTTTTTCCTTCTTTTTTAATTCTAACCCTTCAACATATTTCAATATTGCATACCCAGCAATATCAAACCAAGGATCCTCATTAAAGGCATCTTTGGAGTTGGCTATACGAAATAGTTTATCAAGGATTCTTACAACTGTTAAAAGCATCATTCATCTGGTCTGGCTTAATTCCATTTGGATAAAGAATGGCCATAATATCCCCAGACTTTTGAAAAGCAGAACCATAAGCCTTATTCTTTTCATAAAGAGTCTTTACGAAATATCTGCACATGGAGCAAAATATTTGTTATAATTAGACAATTTTTTCTTCCCAAATTTTTACATCTCTTGGATCTGGAAGATCTTCTAGCTTTGGAATAACAAACTTTTGAAGATTTTTGATCTGTTCCTTAACCATGCCCTGTTCATCTGGCGAAAGCATTGGAACAAATTTCAAATCGTTCCTCAGTTCTGGATATTGATTATATGGTGGAACTGTCGATGTGTCTTGAACCACTTGAATATTCTTTGATTGCGATGGCATTGGCCCATCAACAGCAATGAGATCAGAAAAACGATCAAAATCTTCCTGCGAGTTAAGAATCCTATGACTTTCGCTGAAAGTTTCTTTGCGATTTGATTGTAAATTATCCATTCAAACACTCTTTATTGTCCTTATAATTAGACGGAAGATAGGATATGAACCTATATTTCTTGCCACCACTGGCAATTGTTTTACTTAAACTACTTCCGAACTGTGTTCTGTTGGTTTATTAATCAACAGAGGTTTGGGAAACATCAACACATTCTGATACATCTGAAGGGACAGATGTTGCAGTTTGTGAATCTGGTTGTGAAACTGAATTTGGTGTCAACATTACTGATAACAGATAGTTCTGCATCATCCAACACCAATGTTGGTTCCTTTTTACAGCCAATAAGGGCTGTTAACAAGAGAACACACACTACAAACACACTATACACTTTTTTCATCATATTTTTATTCTTTCCTTTATTAAAAATTATTCATCTTCATCCACTGCTTTTTCAGTGAACATTCTACCACTTTTAACAGACCATCTGTTGAGATTTTGGGGCACCTCTATTATCTAAAAACTCATGATATCTAACCATAGAATTTCCTTCAATAGTTTTGCCCTCAACCTTACATTTTGGACAGTTATTGACCTTTGTTACCACGTCGTTGCTTTCCATTTTTTCTCTCTTGAGCTAGAAAGTATGATAGATGATACTCTGGATTATTATCAACATTATTATTGTTCCAATCCTCAAACATCTCATCTTTGTGTTGTTCTACATACTCAGGATATTTTTCAAAAATTCTTGAGCAGTTAGATTTTCACGAACTCTTGCATCATTGATTGCTCTTGTCAAGTTTCCCATTTTGTTTATTCTCCCAGAGTTGCTGATTCACAGTCACAATTTTCACAGTTATTACCACAAGTTTCTTCGCCAGGTTGAGAAGCAAATTGTCCAGGCTGGAACAATGGAGCAAACGAATTTAATAACGAATTTAATAGCTCAATAGAAACGATTGTATAACCATTTCTGTTCATATAATTGGCATATGTCTCTTCTTGTTTGATTGTTAGTGGATTCTTGTTCCACCAATTTGGTGCATCTTGCCAAACAATTTTTTCAAGAACTGCAACAACATTCTTATATAGACCGCCAAAATTGCGATCATCTTTGATCTTTAGCGTCTCAACACCAGCAAGCAAACGCTGTTCAAGTCTACCTTGAGCCTTCGCCCTACCAACCTTCTTCACAAAGCGATCATTTGGATGACAAGCCGATTGTCCATATTGGACTTCCAGAATTCCATCTTCACTCTTTGAGAGAAGTTTCCATGCTGTTGCGATTACATTGCCATTGCCATCACGAAAATAACAAAACTTAGGCTGACTAAAATCTTTCATTTTTTCCCTCATAATCGTCGAGATCATATAGCTCGACTTCTTCATCATAATAATCATATTCAAAAACAGCACCTTGCTGAGATTGTTCATGATTTTTTGAACCAAAATAATCTTGGAAGTCGTCAACTACCAAGTGTTTTCTAGCTAATTCTAGGTAAGGATCCTTCTTACTACTTGAAGGACTTGTTTTATAATCTGTCCAATCTCCATTTTCAATGGGCCTCATTGTTGCTTTGATTGTGTCATTCCATACATAAACAAAAGCAGTTTCGATTGAACCATCTTCCTCATTGTAAACATCAATCAATGTACGAATATACATATCAGGATGACCTTCAATAAAATCAAGGATTTGAAGGCATTCTTTAGAAACAAGATATTTCTCACCAGTGACATTCACACCATTTTTATATGGAATAATTGCTGGAAATGAACCAGTATCAAACATCACATATCTTTGTTCTGTTTTGAACAAACCAACAAATTCAGATTTATACTCTTTAAGAGTTGAATTTAGCCCAAAACCTTCTCTCAATGTCCCATATACAAATATGGGAATATCTTTTGGACTATTTGGGTCATATTGAGTAATAAATCTAGAAAATGCAGAATATTTTCCTGTTTCTTCTGGATTGTCGAAATCAAAAGGGATGTCTTGCATTAAATTAACTAAGGACTTCATCAATAATACCATATTCTAGGCATTGTTTTGCGTCAAGATAAACATCTTGCTTCAAAATCTGTTGATACAACTCTTCTGGAATTCTAGTATGTTCCTTATAAATTTCAAGCATATGTTCCATTAAGAAATCCATATTCTTGATCTCTTGCTTCATATCCTCATACGTTCCATATAACATACTTGATGAGTTGGTGGATCATCAGAAATGAGTGTCTACTCATAACTCTGCGTTTTCCAGCAGCCAGAAGTAATGTAGCAGCAGAAGCTGCAAACCCTTCAACATAAATATGGATAGGAACTCTACAATTCTTAATTGCATTATACCCAGCAAGACCAGCAAAAATTTCTCCACCAGGAGACTTAATCTTAAGGACAATTGGTTGAACTTCTTTCAGACGATACTTTAACTGGTGAGCTAAAATTTGAAACTCCAGAATGTCAATTGTTTTTGACAATTGCATGATTCTTTCATCTCGAATTTCACCATAAAAGTAAATCGTTGTGTCCTCAACTTCAAACCCTTCTGCCATTGGTGGCATCATTGGTGGTTCAGACATAAGAATAATTTGTTGTTCTTGTTGTGGATCTTGTGGAATTTCTTTTTTCTTTTTTCTCCCAAAGAATAGGGAACTTTTTTAGCACCAAAATAATTCATTCATAATACTCATTACGAAAAAGTTTGCTTGATAAACAGTCTTTCTGCTCACCTTCCCTTTATATTCTACCACATATTTGCATTGTGTGCAAGTTATAAATTATTCAGCTTCTCAAGTTGACCTTTCTTGTACTTTTTAAAGCGAAACCTATTAATTCCAAGCATTCTTGCTTTTGCTGTATCTGTCTGATATAGTTCATTAACGATATTATATAATGTTCTTCTGACAAGCATTGGAAGAAATTTCCAAAGATTTAGATTAATCATCTTCTTTCTTATCTTTGGAAACATCAAGTATAATTTGAGATAAATTATCTCTTCAAAAGATAAAGAATTAAACTTGATAACAAAATTCTTTTTCAAGTTCTTATCTTCTATAAATTTTTCAAGTTTATTTTCTAGCTTTTCTTTATGGAAGTCCATACCTTCCTCTTAATCTGTTCTGTTAAATTTCTCTTCAAATAATATTTATCAAGCTCTGGAATATTAAGAAGCATTGAGAACTTATAATCTTTTTCTCTTCCTTCGGAAAGTTGCTGGGATTGAGGATTATATTGACTTCTTGCATTCATGTGAGTCTCATATTCTTTGGTTGTTGGCTCTTGTGCATCAGGATTCAAGTCTGCCTCAAATCTGTCAAAATAGAGCTTCATGTTTGTAATCAAGAAAATCAAAGAACATTCTCTTGTCTGTTGGGTGAGAAAGAAGCTCATATGTTTCAAGAACAATCTTCTTGACTTTCTTCCATGATTTCAATGCCATATTTCTTCCAGTCAAATCTTGACCTGAGATTGTAAAATTCTCCAAATCTCTTTTTCTCTATCTTCTGGACCTTCAACTTCTGGTTTATCAATTGAAATATATTTTGGGTGATCTGGCTCAAGTTTTTTCTGAGCTTGCTGCTCTTGTTTTTCTCTATCTTCTGAACCTGGAACTTCAAGACCTTTGTTGTTCTCTTATGACCATATCAATCTCTCCAGGATTCATTGGATTACCAAACGCTCCACCTTCTGTTGGGAATTCATCTTCTGGATTTGCCTGTTGAACAATATCTGATGGTGCTTCACCTGTTCCAGCTTTATTAATCTTGTCTACTGTTTGAACTGAGTCAAATTCAACTTTATCTGAAGAAGAGTGTCAACCATTGCTCTAATGGTATGTGCTCTATATGACATTCTTTGTTCTTTTGAAGTTGTCAAAAGCTTGTAATCTGTCTCAATAACTGGAATGATCTTTTTTAAGAGATCACCAAGGACATTAAGGCCAGTTGATGCTTGGAGCTGGAGTATCATTCTTCTCCTTCAACATAGATTTGACCAATTTTCTGAACTGTTCTTTCTTGGTTTCTTTAAGATCTACTTTCTCTTTCAGAGCTCAAATTCTTTCTGGATCTTTATTCTTATACTAGATCTTAATATCTTTTCTTGTTCTTTGTCCATCTTTCATACTTTCCTCTAATTGAATATTGATCAATACCAGACATAATTGACCAGATCTATAAGATCTATTAAATATTATATAATATATGTTATTAATAATATGAGTCTATTACTTTCTTGGAAAGATCTTTCTATCTTGTCCTTCTTTTCCATGGTGGTCCATTATTTGTCCATCTTTCTCTGATCATTTTGGACCATCCTGGTCAATGCACCAAGAATGGATTTGATCATAGCATAAATTTTGCGTTTGTTAATACCCTCTGTGGGAGAAATTTTTGATTGAATCCACATCCTTGTTTTTTATGGCCTTTCTGGAAATCAGATGAAGAGAGTGGTTTGCCTTGATCATCAACTGCAATGTTCTGCTCAATGTCTGAAGATTATATAATATTCCAGCCTTCTTGGCCAGTTAGGTACTTTTTCCAAGAAGTCATATCTTCCAGTGTCCTTTTTAGATGTTGCAAGAAGATATGTCTCACCAGCTAGAGCTTTGTCAGGGCTTCCTTCTTTATTGATAACGAAATCAGACAGCATAGTTTAGTGGCCCCCGATTCTTCTCACCGTCGCATAACTTTCCAGCTTGACTTTATCTGCCAATCCATATATACTTAGATATATCTTCCAGATTTGGATAGATTGTTCCAGACTTACAGCCCCATGCAAAGGCACCACGTTGGGTATCCGACATTATAACATATACTTTCTCTGCATGTCAAATGTTTTTCTTTTCTGAATTCTTCAGTGAAGAATCCCAAAGATAACATCCAAGAAGTGACCTCTATGTGGTGGTTTGAAACCACCAGGAAATAGCACAGTTGTGCCGTGACTGGTCCTGAACTGGAACTTTAACATGAGGGCTGTGAACCTTTCCAGGTGAAATATCTGGAGCTTGTTCTTTGATAATTTGATGTTTTCCTGATTGATTTTTGCAAATCTTCCTGTCAGCTTATAAACTTTTCCATTGTATTCGAACACAATGCCTTCAACAGAAGGATCTGGACCATAGACTGACGAATCTTGCTTGTCAATTCATCTGTCAATTCATTTATGATTTCTCTGGAATGGTTCGAGAGCCTTGAAAAGAAATCTTTATTCTTTCTCTTATATAAAGTATCTTGAATTGTTGTCCACTTAGAACACTTCCAGCAAGAGTTTGAAGTCTCTCAGATAAGAACTGCTCCATTGTTGAATTGGAATTCAAGTTCTCCTTGGTTATCGAAGGTCAAAAGCTTTCGTCTATATTTGCTAGTATCAATATCCAGGTCCAATATTGGATTGGTCTTCCGCAATAAATTCATTGACTTTCACTGGCTTTGAAAAAGCTGCAAAAATTGCTTGAATGGATTGTTGAGGAACCTCTTGTTCTCCAAGAATTTTGCTCCTGTTCTTTGAATGTAGATTGCAGACTCTGAATATTGCACAACATTGGTTGCAGAGGGTCCAGAAAGCTCTACATCAACAAAAAGCTTTCCAGACATGAAAAGGGATGGGTCCACTACCTTTCTCGCTTCACAGAGGCATTTTGCCCCCTTTAAAAGCAATTCTGAGAACTGTTTTGGGGTGGACTTCTCAGCCAGCCAATTTTCAAACTCATGGATGTTGATTCCACCAGCCTCAAATTGTGATTTGTTTCTTGCAAACACTGTTTCATTATTTTCATTCACAGAAAAAGTAAAGATTAACACCATCAATCTTTTCTGTTGCTTTTAATGATTTAAAATTGATATCCATTTCTTTCAAGATTTTAAACAAATCTAGAAAAAGTTAAAGAATAATCTTCTATATATATGTGATATATGTCCTGCCAATCCACCTTCTGTTAACAGAGATAGAGTATTCATTCTGCTCCATGCTTCTTATATATCTTCTTACTTTCTTCGCTTGATCAATTGCAATTGCAATCTTTGATGCATCTGAACGTTCGATGGTCTGATTGATTCCAATGTTGAAATTAATGAATTAATATAATCATCAACTCCTGGTTTGTATATTTCACCAAGCATCATGGCTTTTAATGATTTTTCAAGAATTTCGTTTGACATTGTTGTTATTTTCTTTTTGTTTCTTGTTTTAGAAGGGTTAAATAATCTTTTGAGAATTGTTTATTTTCATATAACTTACTATTAATGTCAACTGGTTGCTCTATTTTATTTGTTGGAGAATTTAGATTCAAGTTTGGATCTCTTTGCAATTGTGAATTTCCTGACGAACTTAGGAGAGCTTACAGATTGATTCATTTTAGCAGTCTGATTTTGTTGTTGCAGGATTGGCTCTTGAATCCAATGCATACCATGTTTCTTGAGACATTTGACCATTCGGTTTTACACCATGATCTGATTGAAATTTCTTAATTGCAGTTGTGGTTATTGGTCCCATTTTCCCATCAACTTGCTGTGGGCTCATATAACCAGCTTTTGCAAGCATGTTTTTGATGCGCCTCTAACATCTTGGGGACCTTTTAACATTTGAGCGAGATTTTTGACCTCTAATTGTTTCTTTTTCCAAGATCAACATTGTGAATATCATTTGGAGGGTGGAATCTTGGA